AATGCTCGCATTTATACATGTTTAAAAATGAGCAGTGCTCTTTATTACCTAGTATAATAAGATATTTTAAATTTTAAATACTCTTAACCAGACCATTTTTTTGCTCATTTACCCCCCTCTCTCCCCCCCCCCTCTTATTTTTTGGACTTAAAAATTGAAAAGTTTTTCAAAATAAAAATTTATGTATTTTTAATTATATCATTAACCATATTATAAATTTCTTTGTACTTTTCATCATCCTTATGATATATCTTCATTAATTTATGTTTTATAAAATCTAGTACTTCTTCATCTTCTATGTCTTCTGTTAAACAAATCTTATTATCACTACAAAATAATAATAAGTATCCTGAATTGTCTTTTATAAGTTTTGAAGAAACCAATGATATGTTCTTTTCTTTCCAAGAATTATTTTCCATCACTTTACATTTGTTTTCTTTGGTATACATAATGTTATTATTTTCTGGAAAGTTTTTATCAAAATGTTTCTTTTCAATCAACATAGGAATAGTATTATCACCAGACAATAGCATTTTAACAATTTCATCATAAGAGATATGATCTAACCTTTCACTTCCAAAGTTATTTATAAATATATTATTATTTTGAATATTATTTTGTGTTTGAATATTATTTTGTGTTTGATAAATAATATTTTGAGGATTGGGTTCTCTGGCATGAATAATACTTCTGGCTTTACAATTGTTAGCCTTAATATGTCTTGATTTATGTTTTCTAGACGTAAAAGAAATCATACATTTTGAACATGTTAGAACATCAACTCCTTTACATTTTGCTTCGTGATTTTTTAAATATCTTTTAGAATTATACTTTTTATTACATTTTTGACAAAATAATTGTACGGGGACATTTTCACCGTTTGGGGGGACATTTTCACCGTTTGGGGGGACATTTTCACCGTTTGGGGGGACATTTTCACCGATTAGGGGGACATTTTGTCCATTTTCTGGGATTGTCAAAATATCTATATTTTCTTTATGTTTGACATTGATATGCCGTGAAAAATTAAATTTTCTATCTGTAAAATAATTACAATGCTCACATTTATACATGATTTAAAATGAGCAATGCTCTTTAGTACCTAGTATAATAAGATATTTTAAATTTTAAATACTCTTCGTCAGACCATATTTTTGCTCATTTACCCCCCTCTCTCCCCCCCCCTCTTATTTTTTGGACTTAAAAATTGAAAAGTTTTTATTTTATTTCAAATACAATGCATTTACTGGATAATATATTATAGACATACATTCATAAATATATACAAAAATAATAAATGATATATAAAAAATGATATATATATAACAGGATATATTTGTAAAATGGCATTTCATATTGGTGCACATATCAATCGTGAAAAGACTTTGATAGAAACAATGGAAAAAATCAGGGTTAATAAAGGAAATGCTTTGCAGATATTCGCATCAAATCCCAGAAGTGCTGCTTTAGTTAATATAGAAAAATATTCTAATATTGCAGAACAAGTAAAACAATTTACTAAAAGTAATAATTTTAAACTAGTTATACATTCTCCTTATACAATTAATATAGCAAAGGAACTTAAAAATGGTAAGAAAGTTATATCTATTAGCGATTGCTATTGGGTTCAATTACTATTACACGAATTGCATATATCTCATTTGTTGGGCTCTGTAGGAGTTGTCCTACATGTTGGTAAACATACAACACTGTCATATGAAGATGGATTAAAAAATATGAAAAATACTATAAAATACATAATAAATGAAATGGATAAGAGAAAATATAACACAAAACTTATTATTGAAACACCAGCAGGACAAGGTACAGAACTTTTGAAAGATCTCAAAAACTTTACAGAATTCTTTGATGAATTTACAAAAGATGAAAAAAAATACTTGGGTATTTGTTTAGATACGGCACATGTATGGTCTGCTGGATATGAATTAGAAGAAGCTTTTAAAATATTATTTACAAAACATGCAAATTATTTATCGGTAGTCCATTATAATAATAGTGAGAGGGAGTTTAAATCAATGGTAGATAAACATGCACCAATATTCGATGGTCAGATACCCAATAAATCTATGAAAGACTTTCTAGAATTACTTAAATCCCATAAAAATAAGCCAGTAATTATACTTGAAACACCTTCAAATAACTATGGTAAAGAAATTGAATGGGTTAATAATATTCTAAATAGCTAATATGATTTACAAATGCAATACCTTATTTAGAATTATATTATATTCTTTGTGACATTTATCACATAATGTATCTTCAAAATATCTGACCATTTTTAGTGTTTTGCAATTTTTGCATTTTGTTACATTTTTACTTTGCAATATTTCCTCATGTATTCTTAAAGGCATTCTTGTTTATTTTATATCAGATAATTTTATATTATTTTGTAATACTATCAAAAGCAATGTCAAATTTTCTGATAAATCTCGAAATATCCTTATCATTTATTAGATACATATCACATGGAATATTCTTGTATTCCATCTCCGAACAATGTACATCAGTAGATTGGGTTATATTTGTTCTATCTATTCTGATAACAAATGCTCCTAATTTTTTTAATTCTTCATATTCATGAATAAATCTTAGGTCACTAATTACAAAATTAACGTCATTATTATTTTGCACATGTGTTACCAATGCATTTGCTAAAAATTTTCTGTTAATATTAGGTAATAACTCCTGTATTTTGTACTGCAATATTTCTGTACCAAAAAATTGCAAAGCTTGCCTTGGTGTAATACCCCATCTATTATCTACAACGTCCTTTAATTCACCATCTCCTTTAAATCCGATTTGATCATTTGTAAAATTAAATAATGTACGAACAGCATTTTTTAAAGGATCTGCAAATGCAATTTTGTCATACAAATATTTATTGCATAAATAATTTGCTAAAAGATCTTTTCCACTGCGTTTTGCACCTGTTATTGCTATTATTTTAGGTAGCATATTTGTTTTATGTGACATTGTTTTATATATTAAATTATGCAACCTTATATAATTTACATTCAGAAAAAGAATTCTTTGAAAAGTTGTTTGAAAATTATAAAAAAATGATATTTAAGAGTAATTTTATATTAATTATTAACATTACTGACTGTAAAATGTTAGATAATATCTGTTGGGATATTTTGGATACTTATTATCAAAAAGGAGGATCTCCTGAATCTTCTAATCCGCTTGTTAAACACCAAATTGATAGTTACAACAAATTCATAGATAACACTCTTGGACAAATTATAGCTGGCTTCAATCCTATTAAAGTAAAAATAGTTAATCCTAAAAATGATACATCAGATAATACATATAATATTTCTATTAATATTCTACAACCAAGTCTTACTAAACCTTATTATCAACTTCATGATGGAACACAAACAATAATGACACCATATATTGCTAGAATGAATAACTTAACATATTCAAGTAGTTTATATGTAAATGTTCATGTTGTTACAGAAGTTACAAATAAAGATGGTATGATTGAAAAATTTGATAAGACTGTAAATGGTGTTTACATTGGCAAAATTCCAATTATGGTTCGTTCAAAACTATGTGTTCTAAGCCAAATGCAAGGTGTTGGAGAAGAAAATAATAACGAATGCATCTATGACTTTGGTGGTTATTTTATTGTAAACGGAAACGAAAAAGTTCTTATTTCACAAGATAGAATTAATGAAAATAAAACCTTGGTATTTCAACCAAATAATAATGCAGAAGGTCTTTATGCTGAAATACGATCGATGTGCGATTCTTCTTATTTGCCTCCCAAAACTACTAGTCTAAATATGAGTGGTAAACTAAATCATATGGGAAGAATTATCCGTATGAACACATCATTCTTGCGTACTGAAATTCCAGTATTTGTAGTATTCAGAGCCCTTGGAATTCTAAGTGATAAGGAAATTATTCAACATATCGTCTATGATTTGGATAATGAGAACAACCAACGTATTATTAATGAACTTATGGCGTGTTGCGAAGATGCTTGTGATATTAATACACAAGAACAAGCAGAGAATACTCTCATTAAAATTATGATTGGTGCTAATAAGAATAACGATAACAAAGCATTGCTTCAGCACAATTTAATGAACGATTTTCTTCCTCATGTAGGCAAAAGTTATCGTAGAAAAGCTTTATATCTTGGATATATAATCCGTAAGATGATCCGTATTTATCTTGGATACGATACATATGATAACAGAGATTCTTACATTAATAAGCGCGTAGATACTCCAGGTATCTTGATGAGTAATCTATTTCGCCAATGTTATGGGAAGATGACAAAAGAACTAAAATTGGTTATTGAAAAAGAACTAAATCTATGGAGAGGAAATGCAAGTACACCAAATTCAGAAATGATTACAGATATTAATATTCATAGATTCTTTAAACAATCACTTCTAGAATCGTGGATTAAATACTCTCTTTCTACAGGAAATTGGGGTATTAAAAGTATTGGTAGTTTTCAGAATATTAGGCAAGGTGTGTCTCAAGTGCTAAATCGGATGTCTTACGCAAGCACTCTATCGCACATGAGACGAATTAATACCTCTATGGAAAAAAATGGGAAATTAGTACAGCCTAGAAAATTGGACAATTCTCAAATTGGTATGATTTGTCCAGCAGAAACTCCAGAAGGAAGTTCTGTAGGTCTTGTTAAAAATATGGCTCTAAGTACAAATATTTCAATTGCGATGAACAGCACTCATGTCAGAAAAATTTTAGTGGAATTGGGTGTTGTTGTATATGATGATAAATATTCATCAAAAAATCACGAATTTTCTTCAATCAATTTCTTGAAAAATATGGGTAATCCAGATAACGTTTATATCATGGTAAATGGTGATATCATCGGATATTATGATAAACCAAATAGTCTTTATTTGAAACTAAAGCATTATAAAAGAAGTGGAATTATTCATCCAATGACTTCTATTATTTGGAATATTCAAAAATCCTTTATAGCTATTAGTACTGAAGCAGGAAGAATGTATAGACCTCTATATATTGTTGATATTGATCCTGTTACTAACAAAAGAGAATTGCGTATTAATAGAATATTGAAAAGAAAGAATATTACATGGAATGAGTATATTAAAGATAAACATTTCGATTATTTCGTAGTTCCTAATGAAAGTTCAAAAGTTCCTGATGATCCTGATAGTTATTTAGACGAAGAGGGTTTTATCGAGTATATGGATTGTGATGAAATTAATCATGCTATGATAGCTACATTCAATACTGATCTTGAAAAAGGTATTAAAGGAACTGCATACCCGCCATTCTACACTCATTGCGAAATTCATCCTAGTCTTATGAATGGAATTCTTGGTGTAAATATTCCTTTCAGTGATCATAATCAATCTCCTAGAAATTGTTATCAGTGTATCAATGAAAAAGAAACAGTATATATGAGCGATGGTTCATTTAAAATGATTAAAGATGTTGTAGTAGGAGACAAGGTTGTATGTTTCAATCCAAATACTATGGAGAGCGAATATACTACAGTAGTCAATCATTATAATAGAATTACTCCAAAAATGGTATACAATGTATTAACAGTCAGTGGTAGAAATCTGATTGCAACATATGATCATAAATTTATGACATCAAATGGGTGGGCTTTATCAGATGATTTCAAAGAATTTGAAACGAAACTAGGAATATATATGAAATCTAACCGTCACGGTATTAAGAATAATACAGTTGAAGTATGTGAAAACATAGTGGACTTTGGTAATAATTCATCAAGTATTTATAAAGATATTGGATTAATTCCTTTGCATAATAACAATAAATTTATCAATATCATTGCAAGAATTGCAGGATGTTATTATGTAAATGAAGGCAAATTTAAAATAAAAAAAGATACTGTAGATTTCAATAAAGATGTAAAACTTATCGGATTTGAATTTTATGGTATGTATGACACAAATTTCATGATATATATGAAGTATCTTATCAGTGATATTTCATGGATTATGAAATGTTCAAATATTGCACAACTAGAATTTGCAAGTGGCTATTTATCTGCTAAGTTCTCAAATCTTGAAGATATTAGCAATAGTAGTAAAATTAACTGGGCAAATGTGCATAATGTTATTTATGAAATTCTAAATCAAAATATGATTAAAACTGTTCATAGTCATCAAGAATATCATCAGTATTACAAAAAAATTGGCTGTAGATATAATTCAGGTTTATTGCAAGATTTAGCTATTGTAAATGAATACTATCTTTATACAGAATATAAGGATAGAATTGGTTTGAAAGATGATGTTATTAACTATTCATTTAAAGAATGGAAAACCATCGTAAATGTTGTGGGAGATATTATGTTTGTTCCATTTCACGAAAGATATAAAAATAATAATCAAAGAATTTCTGATATTACAGTGCAAAGTGATAGCCATAGCTTTATTGGTGGTAATTCATTTGCAATTAGTAATTGCGCGATGGGAAAACAGGCACTTGGAATATATATGAGTAACTTTAATAAACGAATTGATACTATGGGTAATATTTTGAATTATCCTCAAAAATCACTTGTATATACAAAGTTGTCAAAATATACGATGGCACATAAGTTACCATCTGGTGTAAATGCCATTGTTGCTATTATGACACATACAGGTTTTAATCAAGAAGATAGTATTATGGTAAATCAATCTGCACTAGATAGAGGATTATTTACAAGCACATATTATAAAGCAATGCGCGATGTTTGCAATAAAAATCATAGTACAGGAGAAGAAGAATTATTTACTAATCCTACAAATATTACTTCTGTAAAACCATATTCATATGAAAAATTAAACGATGATGGTTTCGTGCCGAAAAATACTTATGTAAATGGCAATGATATATTAGTTGGAAAAGTAATGCCTAAAAAGACAAATGGTATTATGACATATCAGGATAATAGCCTTACTATGAAGACGAATGATGATGGATATATTGACATGAATTATTCTGGAGTAAATAGTGATGGATATAAATTCTGTAAAATTCGTATTAGAAAAAACAGAAAACCTGAAATTGGAGATAAATGTGCTAGCTGTAGTGCGCAAAAAGGTACAATTGGTATGATATATAGACACCAGGATATGCCATTTACAAAGGATGGTATTGTTCCAGATATTATTATGAATCCACATGCTATTCCTTCGCGTATGACTATGGCACAATTAATGGAATGTATTATGGGCAAAGCAGGATGTCATATTGGTGCATTTGGTGATGCCACACCATATAATGATTGTTCTGTAGAAAGTATTGCAAAGGTTCTTGAAATGTCAGGTATGGAAAGATATGGCAACGAAATTTTATATAATGGAAGAACCGGCGAGCAAATCAAAACAGAGATATTTATTGGACCTACATATTATCAAAGATTGAAACATATGGTTTCAGATAAGGTTCATTCGCGAGGAAGTAATGGTCCTATTGTTATGCTTACTAGACAGCCAAGTGAAGGTCGTGCAAGATCTGGCGGTCTCCGTCTAGGAGAGATGGAAAGAGATTGTTTCCTATCTCATGGAACCGCAAATTTCTTGGCAGAACGTATGTTACATGTATCTGATAATTATAGAGTATTTGTTTGTAAAAAATGTGGTTTGCATGCAAATGTGAACACTGATAAAAATATTTATAACTGTAAATACTGCAAAAATAATACTGATATTGCTCAAGTACGCATGCCTTATGCATTTAAACTATTAAATCAAGAATTATATACCATGAATATTATGATGAGATATATATGTAATTAGTATATTGCATCCACCTTTTCACCAATTACTTTAATTAAAGTATTGTTATTTTTATAATGATCCTTGTAATCAAATGAACATATATGATCAATTCTATGTACATTGCAAAATATTTTTTCACATCTACACTTACTTGTAATAGTTTCTACTAATGATATTTTTTTATTGCATGTACTACATTTTTGTATCTTGGTCATATTCTCATATAATTATATATATTTATTCTTTATGCTAGAATAATAATTTTGGAGAACTTAAATGATATTATATAAACATAAGCCTTATTTTTAAAATAGTAAGATGGGAGACAATTATAAATTATATAAAATTTTAGGTCTTGAAAGAAATGCCAGTCAAGAAGATATAAAAAAGGCATATAAAAAGCTTGCATTTGAAAATCATCCAGATAAAAATAAAGGGAATGCTGAAGCAGAAAATAAGTTCAAAGATATATCCAATGCATATAATATTTTAAGTGATGAGAATGAAAAATCAAAATATGATGCACTTGGTGATAACCAGTATAATAATGGAAACGGAGGTCAAAATAATAATTTTAGACATCAAGATATATTTGAAGCATTTTTCAGAGGTAGAGGAGGACCTTTTGGTGGTCATTTTAATGAAGGTGGATTTGAAGATCAATTTTTTAATTTTGGTATGGGAGGAATGGGACAACGAGGAAATCAAGGACCAAAAAAATGTGGTTCTGTAGAAAAAACTATTAATATATCTCTAGATGACGTGTATAATGGTATAAACAAAAATATGGTATTATCTATCCGTAAATATTGTCATAGTTGTAATAAAAACTGCGATAAATGTGATGGTCGTGGTATTGTACAGCAAATAAGAAATCTCGGTATTATGCAACAAATTTTTCAGGGCATGTGTGATAAATGTGAAGGTTCTGGTGTAGTTATTGAGGGTAAATCATCTTGTAAAGAATGTAATGGACAAGGTATATATACCAAAGATCAAAATGCTACTCTTGTTATACCTGCGGGTGTTGATGAAAATTATAAATCAGTGTTTCCAGAAATGGGGGAGCAACCAAAAACATCAAATCAAGTTCCAGGTGATTTGTTTTTAAATATTAAAATAGAAGAACATAAACTCTTTGTAAGAAAAGGCAATGATTTATATTATAAATGTGATATATCTTTTGTAGATTCTGTAATTGGTAAAGATATTGTTATTCCTTATTTTAAGGAAACTATTACATTGAATACCAAAATTTTTGGTGTCTTAGCACATCATAAAAAATATCTGATTGAGGGGAAAGGACTGCCTATAATGAATTCTGGAAACAAAGGAAATATGTATATTGAATTTTCTATTAATTATCCTAAAATTAAAAACGGTGACAAGATCAACGAACTCAAAACATTACTTGAAGAAGTATTTATCTAAAATTATTTATCATTTATATATTGTTCATATGCATTTAATATGTTAAATATAGGAGCTAAATTAGTTGTTATATCTTTCCCATAATCTTTAACAAATTTAGCAAATTGAAGTGAGGTATCATCATTTAATACTTTATCAGTTGATGATGTTACTAAAACTCTATAATTACTATCAATAATATTAATTGATTTAGAAGACATATCATTTATATCTAAATAATTAAATACAATACTATTAGTAGTATTTGCTGCTACATCTTTGTGTGATTGTAATACTGTTTTTTTTGCATTAAAATTGTATTGTAAACAAATAGTAGCTTTTTCTTTCAAATTAGTAATATCATTTCCAACAATATTATATAGTAAATTATTTAAGGGATCTGATATAGATTTATCAATTTTTTCAGTACTTGAAAAAACCTTTTGATATAATAAATCTTTAACATCATCCTCGTTAAAAATATACACATTATAAATAAACGGGTTATCATTTTTTTGATTTACATCAATAATATCAAGTATTTTTGTACATCGAGTTTGTTTATTTGCAGATCTATAAACATAATCCCAATACATTATAATCACCATAATTATGATAAAACATAATAATAAAATAGTCAAAAATAATTCATAATATGATAAATTATCGTTAATTATAATATTTGAGAACATATATAGATAGTCTTTTGTTGTAAAATGTATATACTTGTAAATATAATACAAATGATAATAAACTGTTAACAGTAGATAATGTTCATTTATATTATTTTTTAATTCTTTTGTATTATAAAAATCATATACTGATTTATATATATTTTGTATTACAGACGCATCATCTGTAATTGTTATTTTTGGATAATTAGTTTTTAAAAATTTTATATTTTGACTAAAATTATCTGTCATATATACTCTAATAAAATATAATAATTTTAAATTTATTTAGCATACTAAATGCTTAGTAAATTACTTTCATCAATAGCAGTTATTATGTCGTTAAGTATATTTAAAGATATATCTTGATTTTTATTGTATTCTTTCACAAAATTTGCAAACCTTTTTGCAATTTCATTTTTAATTGCTCTATTTTTTAAATCAACTGGAATAAACATATAATCATCATTTTGCAATATTAAACCATTTATATCATTCAATTCCTTCTTTTTATCTTGAAGAGAATAATAACGGAATGGATTTTTATTTTCTCCAGAAGTTTTATCTTCTTGAGATTGTGCTATTGGGTTTATATATTTTACCATATCATAATATATATCATCTCCATAAATTATTTTAGTAGTGTTTTTAGCAAAATCATATACCAGAATAAAAGCAAATTTATTTAAAACCATATTAACATCTCTTTTATTAATTACCATTACATTATATACAAAGGGAGTTTCTCTATTTAGATTGTTATCAATAATATGCATAATTTGAGAACATTTGGAACTTTGTTTGGCGGATTTATATAAATTATCCCAATATAATATTACACCTATTATTAAAAGTAAAAATGTAAAAAATATATGTGCAATTAATTCATAATTAGTATAATTTTTATTATATAATCTATTTACTTGTTCAATAGATTTATCAAATAGTATAAAAATATTATCAAAAAAACTCTTTATTAATTTTTTTATAGTATCAAGTTTATTTAATAAATTATTATCTGTACTTTTATTTGTTGTACTCATCAATCTAAAATAATTGCATATAATTTATTATCAATAATTTATTTAGGTAAAGTAGCAGTCTCAAGTTTTATATTATTATTTATATTGTTAAACTGTATATCCATTTTTTTGACTTCATTTTGAAATATAACATTCATTCGATCTTGTTCGCTCATTTCCGGTGTAATACTTATTAGACTTTTATATGTTTCTGCTTGGTTTCTTTCGTCAATATATTTTAATGTATTGTTCTTATAAAGATTAGCTATATTATCTTCGGGATTTGCAAAATTTTCCATTTTATTAATTATATTATCAATCTCGCTTGGTTTTAATTCCAAATCTGGTTTAATTGCTTTAGCAATATCTATAATCCGATCCTTTGTAAATCTTACAATAACTAAAAATAATTTTCCAAACATTTTAACAACACTTTTAGGTAACCATTTTGCTATTGTATCCATTATATCTGTAATTAATTGAAAAATCCCAGCTTCTTCAAATTGTTTAAAAGGTGGAACATTTTCTAATATAACAGGACCAAAAATAGGAATTTTTTGCAAAATTATCCATATGATAAATATTATAAATAAAACTACTAATATTATTACAAAAACTGCAGTTACCAATATTAATACTTGTGTTGAATATAATATACTCCATATGATAATTGGTAAGATCATTAAAGGATTATTAAATCCAAATGTATATTTTTGATAATATGAAAATGGTGGTATACACAAATATAAATAAAGTATTTTAACGATTATTCCTATGCAGTAATATAATATAATTCCCAGAATGATATATACAAGAATTGATATAGGGTCTGTTTTCATTCTTCCTTATTTGTAAACAAGAAGTTTTTACTTAGATAATTGCAATATTTCCATCTTCAGTAATGCGGAAATGTTTTACTTTAAGCATATTTGCAATATAATCTCCCTTATGATTATTTTCATATATATATGCCTCAATTATTTCTGATTTCATATTTAATATCTTTTCATTAAAATATTCAGGATTTGCATTCATAAATTTATCAAAAATATCATCAAGTTTTTCATAAAAATTAGCGTTCATATTCAAATTTCTTATTAATATGTTGATAATTACATAACAATATGATGTCAATTTTTTGCTATTACACGTTATTTATTGTACAATTTAATCTATATATAATCTTAATATTTCAAAAAAATGATTATTCATATAATAGTAATATGATATATAATATACAATAATGTCTGTTAAAAAACCTTGTATTAATTATCCTTCGTGTACATACACAGGTAAAGAACAATCACCTTTGAGATTTGGTTTATCTGCTGAAGGATACCCTGTCAATTCTGTTATTGAAGGAAATGATAAACACCTTTGGGTGGTTGAAATGAAAAATAATAAAAAGGTTTGGGTTAAAAAAGATGAGGATTTCAAGATCACACCAGAAGAACCTGTAATCAAATCTTTGGCTACGCAAGACGATATTAATAATGATATTGAGGTAACAACTAGTAATGTTGAAAAGAAAACAACAGACTATAATTTGTATCTATCGTATAGATTGAAGCAATTGAAAGAGAGCACAGAAGAAACAGATAATAAAAAGAATTTTAATAAAGTAATTGAAGAATGGAAAATTATTAAAAATAAACCAGAAGAGCTAAAAATTATTTTGGAAGAAGCAAAGATTTATGCTCAGCAAAAACATGAAAAGAAAAATATGAAGAATTCTATTAGTAAAAAGCCAGAACCAGTACCAGAACCTTCTATTAAACAACAAGAAGAAACAACAATTGAGCCTATTACTGAACCTATTACAGAGCCTATTACTGAACCTGTAGTACCAGAGCAAAATATTGTTGAAGTTCCAGCACCTAAGAAAACTACTAGAGTATCAAGAACTACTAAAAAAAGCAATACAGACACAAATGATGAAGTAAAGCAAGATGGTAAGACTTCAGTTAAAAAATCTACCAAAAAACAAAAAGAGTGAAAATAAAAAATGACATAATTTATATAAAATATTGAATTATATATATTTATAATAAGATGTCTCTTATAAATTTTATTAATGATAAAAATATAATATTGATTGATACAAGTTATTATGTTTTCCATCGATATTTTGCAACTTATAGATGGTTCACATATCAAAAAATTGATGTATCAATAGATAGTATAGTTAATAATAGCGTTTTCATAGAAGCATTTTATAAGCATTTTCAAAATGATATGAAAAAAATATGTAAAAAATGGAATACAACAATGTCTAATATACTATTTTGCATGGATTGTATGAGATGTGATATATGGAGAAATGATATATTTGATCAATATAAGGCTACTAGAACACAAAGTCAGAACTTCAATAAGAAAATATTTCCTATATTTTATGAACATATTTCAAAACTTAAAATTCAATCTTTAAGTTACGAACGTCTTGAAGGCGATGATATTATCTATTTGACACAAAATATGCTTAAAAAATCATTGCATTCAACAAATATCATAATTATCACAAATGACAATGATTTTCTACAATTGATAGATGAGAATGTGAATATTTATAATATGCAGTTTAAAGATTTAAAGTCAAGAGGAACTAATAATCCTCAAACAGATCTCCTGGTTAAAGCAATTTATGGAGACCGTAGTGATAATATTCCTAAAATAGGTACAGGTATGACTAAAGAAAAGGCACTTACAATTGCATCAATGCCAGAAGAAGAACGCAATGAATTTTTGAAAGAAAACAAAATGTATGATAAATTTATGTTTAATATGAAGTTAATTTCATTTGATAATATTCCAAAGGAATACATTACTAAATTCAATAAATCTACTAAAATTTCCTTCAACTAGATAAATGTATCATTTTGGTATACATCTGTATTGTAGTTATACTTCATCGCTGAAATATTACTATTTTCTACATTACGAACAATAATGTCAGATAGTGTATAATTACTACTATAGTCTAAATTACTAGTAGTACTATACTCATTTAACTTTGAATTTAATAATCTTTTTGATTTGAGTATGTTATATATATCTGTTATTTTTTTGACATAATTTGGAATGGTAAAATCATGTATATATACATCTAAATATATAGGTATATTATGGCTTGTATAATACTCTTTTTTTATTTTTCTCTTTAAAAATACAGGGATATCGTATTTAGCATTTTCATTTAAAAAGGCATATTCAAATAATATGAATTCAGCAAAATCACTATCAATATTTTTATTTAATGACAACTTTTGTTCTATTGTATTATATAATCTCAAATAATTGTCGGCATATATTTTGAAAAAGGTTTCTTTTTGTGCAATTTCAAATAAGTACAATATTCCCATATTTATACATAAAACAAAATTGATTACCATGCTAGATTTAATGATTATATTCATTCCTCCTAAAGTTTTGTTATCGATCATGTTTTTATCATATGGTGTATTAATATATGTAGAATTAATTGCAGTTGTTGATGCTGACAAAATAACATTAAATAATGATAAGGAAATTTTTATTCTATTATAAAATATTTTTGCACATTGATTAGTTTTATACATAAGATATGTATAATCTTTATAAATTTTTATTGAGGAATACTTGTCTTCGTCATTTGACATATACACCGATTTTATTCTATTCATATCCCTATATGTATTTAGTGAAAATTAATCTAATATTGAAAAAAAATGATGTCTGTCATAATAAAAAAGACGTATTCGGTCAAACAATAAACTTAAAATAATTGCTAAATAATTAGGACTATATGGAGTGTACCAAATGTCATATTCGAAAAGATATATCAGAATTTTCTTTAAAAAACGAAAAAGAAAACATCTATTATCTATATTGTAATCTATGTAGGCAAAAAACAAATAGTTTATGTAAAAAATATAAAGAGAAAGCAAAAGAAAATTATGAACTTAAAAAAATAGTTAATTGTATTAAATGTGATTGTGGTACAAGCTTTGTATGTTTCAGAGACTTTCATTTAACAAGACATTTGAATAGCAGAAGTCATAAAAATTACCTTAATCTTACAAAAAATCAAATAAGGATTTAAGTATAATTAAAATTTATAATGACTTCTTTATTTACCGACCATGATAAATTTCATATACATAAAATACTAGGGTTTGGATGTCTTGCACATTATGGTTATAGAATATATAATAAACTAGTGTTTGGTGATATGTTTTTTTATCCATCATCCCTTATTACATATATTGCACCTGCAGTTCATTTAACATTATCACTATCATCATTCATTTTTCATGTACCTACTAATAGATTTAATTCAAAAGCAATTATATGGAAGGAATTGCAATTGCATAATATTATATTTACATCGCGCTCAGTATTTATGATGTATCATACTCTTTTATTTACTCCAAATACATTATTTTACTATTATACTAGACTTGCAGTTGTTGCATCACATCATCTAATTGCAGATTACGTCACAAACAAGTATCAAATAGAAGATAAAACAACAACACGCGATATACCGTATGATACTAATAATAACATTTTACAATATATTAACAAAAAATACTATGCAGTATCACAATTATTAGCATTGTTAGGAACACTTATATCTTCAAATTACGAAATAGGTTTTATTATAATGTTCCCTATTCAACTATCAGCATTTTTGATGACATTAGTAAGGAAAAATATAATAAGTAATAATTCTTGGCATATGTTCTATGGACTATCATTATCATTGCCATATTTTATGAATGTAGACAAAATACATACCGACAATAAAGATGTGTATATCTCAATATTCATGATTATATCACGATTGTTTTTTCATATAGATAAATATCTAAATATGTGTAATATAATATTATTATATACAAACTTGTAGTAAATATTATAGATATAAATAAAATTATATAAAAAGTAAAAATAGATGAAATAACATATTCTATATGAATACTATATATATCAATGAATTTATTGAAAAAATGTTGAAAATATTACCAGAAGAGATTATTTTTTATATTATAAAAAGATATATATATTTACCACAAAATATCAACATCATAAAGAAACAAAAGGTGCGTTATAAACAATTATTAAAACAACTAAATTTTGTTTCAAATATTGTTTTTATAGATAGTAATTGTTGTGTATATATTCAAAATAATAATATAGTAGTATCATATACAAATCAAAATATAGAATTATATAGTCCATCTAATTATATTACAAATGTGACAACAACTATAGATAATATGATCACTAATATTTTTACAGAACCTGATAATTTATACACAAGTAATATTCAAGAGAGTATATTAGATTTGTTATTTCATAATTATACACCTGAAATAATACCAAACAACTATAACAGTAATTTATTACTTGAAATAAACAGCAATATTAATTCTATTTATCAATCTATGAGTATATCAAACAATAGTAATATATTGTCAAACAGTATTAATTTACCATATTATACAAGTAACATTATATTACACACGTCACATCAAGATATGGATGACATAATTTTCTATATATTATATAGTTAATAATTAGAATATATGCACAATTATAAATCACCAGCAAAATCAGGTTATACTGTATATAGTATATCTGGATGTAAATATTGTGACATGTGTATAAAATATATGAAAGATAAACCAAAAAAATTTCAGATAGTTAATTGTGATTCATATATAAGCACACTGCGGAATAGAGATGAGTTTTTTAAATTCATGCATACATATACAGTTATTCCGTACGTATATTTTCCTATGATATTCTATAATGGTAAATTTATTGGAGGATATAAAGAATTAACTTCCAAAGAACAAAGTAAATAATTATATATTTTTCATCATATATGTTTGTTCTAGAGCATATCCTAGTTTTTTATAATAATTTCTAACACCAGTTCCGCTAATAATAGCAATTTTTGAAAATCCGTTTTCTTTTGCAATTTCTTCTGCTTTTTGCACAAGTCTTTTACCATATCCCTTGTGTTGCATAGAATTTTTGATATTATTTCCAACATTATTAAGATTAGAATAAACGTGTAATTCACGAATAAGAGCACAATTATGTAATATAGGAAGAACATTAGTATAATCATAATTAATACGAAGTCTTAAGAAACCTATCAAATAATCTTTATCACAAGTACTATCAAAACTAATATGATATTCATCGCCATCTGATGCTCTATATTTTTCAATATTCATAATAATATTTTCAGGTGTCACTAAATTACCTTTTACTTCGCGACATCTAATACATTTACAACTCCAGCGATGTTCACGCATATCATCTTGAAGCAATTGTCTCATATTGACATATTTTTTAGAATATCCCCCTTCAATATAATGGCTAGGAATATCTCTAATAATTCTATTAAGTCTCTTATATTTTTGAACCTTTTTCTTAAACTCTTTAATCAATTCATATAATAGCGTATCATCATATGGTACATATAGACCTTCGTCAAACCATTTTTTAATTTTTGTGAAAGGTACAATTGCAGTAGGATATATTTTATACTGATCTACTTGTATTCTTTCATCATATAGAACGGCATTAAGCATATTTTTATCGATTTCATATGATGCGCCAGGTAAATTTGGCATTATATGTATATCAACTTTATAACAATTATTTTTCAGCAATTTAATAGCATTATATGCACATTCTATATCATGTCCTCTATTAATTTTTTTGAGAACATTATTATTCGTGTGCTGAACACCCAGTTGAATACGAGTGCAATTATATCTTCTGAAATTCTTAATTTCATCTAATGTTACAGTATCTGGTCGTGTTTCAAGGGTCAATCCTATAATATGAATTCTTGCTGTTTCATTTGCTGATATTTCGCATTCTAAACTTTTAATAGGTCGCTTTGGACTTAAATCAAAGTATGTATTGGCTGCATAATAAAGTTCTGTAATAAATTTATCTTGATATGATAGCGGATATTCAGACCATGTACCACCTAATACAATCAATTCTAGTTTATCTGGTACATGTCCCATACAAATTAAAGCAGATATTCTAGAATTCATTTGTCTAATGGGATCAAAACCATTATCATTTGCTCTTAAAACAGCAGGTTCAGAGTAAAGATAACTTCTGGGTTGTGGAACCCATTTATTTCCTTCATGAGCAGGCTCATTGGGACAATATGCACAATCGTGTTTGCAAGAAAATTTTGCAACTCTATGATTACCATCTTCATCTATATATTCAGGATGTGCAGATGTAAGAACAGTAATTACTAATACACCAGAATCAGACTTACTTTTTTTCTTTGTTATAATTGTTTTTAGAGCCAAATCATCAAGTTTTAAATTATTATATATTCTTATTAAATCAGCATGTGATATAGTAAATTTATATGATTTTTGAATGTATTTCTTAAATTTTTCTAGATCATCTTTATTTTTTATTTGGTCTTTTTTATTAAAGAACTCGTCTATAATTTCTTGCTTAATTTCGGAAGGTGGTTTATGTTGTATAATTACATCTTCAATATCTTTTACTTGTGTAGATTGTATACATGGTGATGAAGGAGTAAAATAATTTCTTATAGTCTGAAAAATAGACATATTACATTTAATATTAAATATACTTTCATTTTTTTTCAAAATATATAAACATTATTTGTATAAAATACATTGAAATGATTGAAATTCTTAAAGATTTTGGACAATTTATGAAAAAGACTATTATGAAAGTTTTTCTAATATGTTCTGATAAAAGGGAAAAAAATAAGGAAGATTATGATGATGGCTTTGAATACAACATTTTACAATCAAAACCCACACTTAAAACTATATATGAAGATAAATAAATTATGCTTAATAGTACTAAACTGGTATTATATTAGTAAACATTTTAAATTGTTCAACTTCTTTTTTAACATTTTCTATTTTAATCAACATACTATATATGTTTTTGGATTTGCTAAATATATTATTATCGTCTAGGTTGCTATTAGAAGCTGTGGTATCTGATTCTGCATCTATATTAACCGTACTTCTTTTTCTTTTTCGAAGGATTTCTTCGTCATTCTGTGTATTTTCAACTATACTTTCATTATTAATTATATTTAATAGATATTTAATCTTACGTATATCAATATTTTCTAGTCTTTTAGTTAACATTTTTTCTAATAATTTTTTATAACCTGTTAAAAGTTTTATTAATTCTTTGAACTCTTTAATTTTTTGTTTATTTAATTTTTCTTGTGAAGCGTTTATTTTTATATCACCTTTACTTGTTTTCAACTTTTTTGATGGTTTTAAATATGTTATTTGTTGTTTTTGTTCTTTTATAAAATCTATTAAATTTTTTGGACTACCTTTTTCTGAGTAGTTATATTTTTTTTTTAATAGTTCAATAATTTTTTTCAGTCCTTCATCAATTTCTTGTATTTGTTTTGCTATTTTTTTATCAGTTGTGTTGTTTATTGTTTCTAATAAAAAAGGTCTTATCTTGTTTTTTACTTTTTCTGTTAAGTTATGTAAAATAATCGAAATAAATTCATATGCTACATATATACTATTATAATTACTTAATACTGGAAAGGTCTCTCTTATTTTATTACAATCATCTACTGATAATTGAAGTTTTTTACAAAGGTCATCGATATTTTTATCTATATTGAACATTAATGCATTATGTATTTTAGGAAGAATAAGTTGTTTAAAGAAAATTTTAAAGCTTTCCAAACCAGTGTCATCAGAAATATTTAATATTTTATCAATAATATCATATCTGATTGCTGATATGACAGTATTTATGTCATAAAATATTATCTTATAAAATTCCAATATATTTTTTAACTCTTGTTCCGCCTTTTGTATAGGATTAATATTTTGTGATAACATCTCTTTTTGTAATATCTCTTGTAATAAATTAGAATGCGGATTTTTTAAATCAGGAATCATATCACTTAATGTATATGTTGTTCTTAAAGATTTAATATTTGGATTTTGATGTAAAAAAGCTCTTGTATTTATTAAGTAATTTATTATATTTTCAGAACTTTTTTGTAATGCATAATAAATTCTATTATCTATATAAAAAAAATAGATAATATATATGATATCATAACAATAATTCAAAGCTTCCTTAAATATATACATACCATCAAAACAGGCTTTTTGAATAGTCTTCATATCTTTCTTATCAGTCAAATTATTATTGTATAATTCTTCTCTTTTTTTATCATAATAATTTATTATTAATTCTTTGATTTTATCTAATTTATAATTTTCTAATTCTGTATTTGTTTTTATAAAAAATTTTAATATTATATCATATATATTCAAAAACTCAATGAATATATATCTAATAGGATCTTCTTTGCTTTGTTCTGTATTAGTAGGTTTAGGCTTCAAAATATAATTAAAAAATTGAACCATATAATCTTTGAATAAAATTTGTTCTTTAGGAATATTTAGATTGGGATTTAAAAAATTGCTAATTTGTGTACTCCAAATCGTTTCAATGCCTACAATAAATGGATTAATATCTTTTACTAAATTTTTATATTGTTTTATATTGTTTAGTAAATCATTTTGCATATAGGTTATTATAATATTCTCAATATATGAGAAATTGAATTCTTTGTCTCCTGTAAATATATTAAGTTGATGATATTTTTCTTTATCATTTTTTGGTATAGAAGAACCAATTATAGTAGGGACATCATTTATTACACTATAAAATGCTGAAAGAAAATCTCCAGATATAAAACAAGTAGTAGAATTTGCAGTATTATCATTCATATATTTACAATAAAGAGCTTGTCCCCAATCACCTGATTTTTTAAGATCATACAAAATTTCTTTTATTCTTTCAATGTTCAATAACGACGGTTTCAAATATATATGACAAATAAAAAATAAAATTAATGTTTTTAATTCATCATAAGTACTATATTTTTTTAAATAATTTAAATCTGTTAAAATTGAAATGCTTTTATTATTTAAAAGCTCGATAACAGTATTTATATTATTTATAGTAAAACCATTTATATCACAGTTAATACATATTTTTTTTTCATTGTTTTTGTTTTTGTTTACTGTTATATCAAAGTATTTTTTTGATTTTATAAATTGTATAAAAACTTTATAAGTATTTTTTATATCATCTAATTGAAGTTCGTCAAGTTTAGTAAGAATTATTGATATTCCTTTAAATGAAGTATCTTCACATTTAAAACTAATATTTAAATATTCTTTTGTCAATTCTCTAAAGGCAAATTCATTTTCTAGATTTTCATGATTGGTATTCTTTAAGTTATATATTTTATTTATTCTTTTTTGTGTATCTTCAATACTTTTACAAGGATATTCAACTGTTTCTTCTTGAAATGTGCTAACAAGAGGATCCCATCGCTTTTCAAATGGAGTTACTTTATTTGAAATATTTTCTAATATTTTATTTTGAAATAAATGCCACGGAGTAGAAGCTATATTATTTATATGTATGTCTTGTAAATAGAAATTTTGTGATTTATCCTGGTCTTTAAATAAAAATTGTTTAATAGTATCGGGAACATTTTGATGCACTTCAAACACATTTTTTTTTAAAATAAATGGTTGTTGTTTATTTTCATAATATATTTTTAAATTAAAAAGATTATTTCTAATAAAATTTTCATTCTTATTTGTTGTATGCTGCATTAATTCATGAACTATACGCGATTCTTCAAAAGGTTTTGTTTTGTATAATTCTTTCAATTCTGATGTAATATTAATACCATTTATTTTGTTATCATTTATAGGATATTCTATATTGAAATCATGTTTAGTATCAAATAAATGCCATACATTTATTATATCTTTGTAAGTATATTTTTTATCATTTTTATTACCATAACCTCCTTTAGCTCCAAAAAATAGTTGTTTAGCTACCTTTTCACTACTCCTCATATCAGAAGATCTTTCACTGGATTTTGCTGATTCTGGCTTTTTTCTAGGTGTTTCAGTGGGTGTTCTAGCAGGAGATGTTCTAGCAGGAGCACTAGCAGGAGATGTTCTAGCAGGAGATGTTCTAGCAGGAGCACTAGCAGGAGATGTTCTAGCAGGAGCACTAGCAGGAGATGTTCTAGTAGGAGCACTAGCAGGAGATGTTCTAGCAGGAGCACTAGCATGAGATGTTCTAGAACTAAAAATTAGTTTTCTGGCTGGATAAGAGCCTTCTATTGTTTGTGCACTACTCATAACAGAAGCGGATCTTCGTTTTGAATTTTTTTTTGGTGTTTTTGGCATTTCTGCCTCGTTTAACTCAATTTTTTTTGGAGTTATATAAATGTCATTGTTTGTATTAGTGGTTATTCTAGGAGTATGTATATTAGCAGGCACATTAACAGGAGAAGTTCTAACAGGTGTTCTAGGTGCATTAGCAGGTGTTCTAGCACGTCTTGCATTAGGAGCTTTTGATGGTACAAGACGACGTAATTTTAGTCTTCCTGTAGATTTAATATCTCTATATTGTTTTCCAGGTTTTATAAATCTACTTAATCTCCTATTTATAATACTATAATTTTGATTTATATGTTCTAAATGGTATATAAATGAAGATATGTCAGATTGTAATGGAGACAAATATGTTATATACATTATATGTAATATAATCTCTATACTTTTCAGATATATCTTTTTTTATTGAAATATAATAATAGATGGATATTGAAGTATCTCCTAATAAGTGGGTCCTTCCCAATAGGATAGGTTATAACAAACAGATATACGAAACTTTTCATCCTTCCAAATATCCTTTGAAAAAATATAATAAAAGTCCTTGTAAATGTTCACAAGAAAGTTGTGAAATAGATGCTAATATTATTAGTCTTTTCCCACAACAACGTATTGTACGCGATTATATGCAGTTTGATAGTCCATACAGAGGCATCTTATTATATCATGAATTAGGATCTGGAAAATCTGCAGCTTCTATTGCAGCAGCAGAAGGATATATAAATAAAAAAAATATTGTTATTATGACACCAGCGTCTTTATCACAAAATTATGAAAATGAATTAATGAAAATATCTACAATTGGTCTCAATCTTAAAAAAGCTTGGACATTAATAAAAATAGATAAAAAAAATGCAAAAACACTTGAAGATCTAGCAAAATATGCTATCCTACCTACATTTGTTAAAAAGGAAGGATTAGTATGGATACCATTATATCAAGAAGATATATCTGGTGCAACAATAATAATCGAAAAAACAAGGTATTCTTCGCTTAAAACAGATGATAAAACTTTAGTAGATGCGACTATCGGGCATATTATTCGCAATCGCTATACATTTATTAATTATAATGGTTTGACAGAAAAACTTATTAAATCTTTGGGCAAAAATCCGTTTGATAACTGTTTTGTTATAATTGATGAAATACATAACTTTATTAGCAGAATAGTAAATGGTTCCAGGTTAGCTAGAAATATTTATAATCATCTTATGACTGCCAAAGATATCAAACTAGTTTTATTATCCGGGACACCAATTATAAATCAACCACACGAAATAGCTACTCTAATTAATCTTATTCGTGGACCTATGGTAATAAATGAATTATCATTGTTAAAAAACTCAGCAGAACCAAATATGGTAAAAATTACCGAAGATTTGCAAAAAAATAAACTTTATGACTATATTGATGAAATTAGTTTTTCAGAAAATGTCTTCAAAGTTGTTTTACTACCTCAAGGCTATATGAGAGGAGACAATAGTCTATCTATTTATAAAAATCCATGGAACAAAATGCCCAATAAAATTATTGAAGATATTATAAAATCTATTAATAATAATGGTGTAAAAGTTTCAGTTAAACCTAAATCAAATTCATTTTATGCTTTGCCGAATATAAAAGACGATTTCTATAAACTATTTGTAGATGATAATGATTTAGAAGATATAAAAGTTAAAAATATGGATCTATTTCAAAGACGAATATTAGGAACACTTAGTTATTATAAGACAACTGGTACAGAATTCTTCCCACAAATGTTACCTACTACCGTAAGATATCTAAATATGACCAATCATCAGCTTAACAAATATATTCAAGTTAGACTTAAAGAAATGTCAATGGATGATGCTAAAAAACGATATGGTAATAGAGGCAAGGGTGCATTTGAAGATAAAAATTCTGTATATAGGGCATTTAGCAGAATGGTTTGTAATTTTGCATTTCCCGAAGATATAAATCGCGCATTCCCACAAGATATAAGAAATATTATGAAAAAAGAATTGGCAAAACAATCTGATACAAGTTCTTCATCTTCTTCATCTGAAACAGATAAAAATGATAATAAACTTGCAATAGCAGAATATGAAAAACAATTATCAATAGCAATGAATTCACTTGTAGAAAGTGATGCATTGGATATTGAAAATCTTAAAAATCTATACAGTCCTAAATTTGCTCAAATGCTAGAAGATGTTGAGACCTCACCTGGTAGTGTTCTGATTTATTCACAATTTAGAACAATTGAAGGTTTAGGTATATTTTCAGAAGTTCTTAAGAGAAATGGATATGCAGAAATTAGAATTGTCAAAGAAGAAGGCATTGGATATGTTATTGAAGATATGGAAGTATTTGATAAAAAATATGATAATAAACGATTTGTTGTATTTAATGCTGACAGAATAAAAACAAATATTTTAATGAACATATTCAACGGCGATTATTCATTATTACCGGATACTATATTAGCACAATTACCCGATAACAAAGATCAAATGTATGGTAAACTTGTTAAAATAATGATGATTACACAGTCTGGAGCTGAAGGTATATCTCTTAAAAATGTTCGTCGTGTTCTTATAACAGAATATTTTTGGAATGCTGTGCGTATAAATCAAGTAATTGGTCGTGCCGTAAGAACTTGCAGTCATCAAATGTTACCAAAAAAAGACCAAAATGTAGGCGTTTTCCTTTATATAATGAAACTAACAAAAGAACAGTTAGACAAGAACCCAACATTAAGGAAAAAAGATAAAGAATTGACTACAGATCAACATATTCTTGAAATTGCAAATAATAAGGAAAATATTATCAATAAATTCTTGAATATGTTAAAATCTTCTTCTATGGATTGTATAATCCATTCTGCACAAAATAAACCTTTGCAAAATGGTTATAAATGTTATAACTGGCCTATTAATGTAAATGATCAAGATTTTACATATACACCAGATATAGCAGATGATAGTAAAATACAAGGTCACCAGAAATTCCAAGTAGTGCGGAAAAATAAGGGCATAGTAGTATCAAAAGATGGCAAAAAATATGTTATGCTTAATAATAAATTATATGATTATTTTAGTTATACATCAGCAGGTATATTATTACCTAAATAAATATTTTGAGTACATAATTTATTTTTTCTGTAAAAATTAAAATATTTTTATTATTCTCAAACTTATCTGAATTATGTACTCATTTTAATAATACGTAGGAATTGTGTAGTCATCAATAAAATACCCACAAATATTATCATAACTCATAAGACAATATAAAAATATGACATTATATTTAAGATAATATATATGAAATTTAACAAAAAATTTAAAACAATAATCGATAAACATGAAAAATATATTCCTCGTGAATTATGGATGAAATATAAAGATTTGAAAAAGTTATTACATGAAATAATTCTTTTAAGACCTTCACAAGACACATCTTCTCTAGATGCAGATGATTGCTGTTGTATATGCTTGGAAAACGATAATTTAATGAAAACATTCTGTTGTAATAATTTCATACATGAAATGTGCCTTTTTAAAGTGTTGTCTTCTAATATTCCTTGTTGCCCTTTTTGCAGAGCTAGTATATCGGAGGTGTTGAAATATAAAAATGATAGTCAATATTATTATATTAGAGTTTTATCATTAATTAGTATTCTTCAAATCAACATAATCGCCATAGAAAGTATAATTCAGCAAAATATTATATCTCAGAAGTATGTGCCAGTATTTTGCCAATATAATCAATTGGCAATAATTAAAATTTCAAAAAAAATTGATAAACATCTGCATATTAAATGCAAGGACTATTTTATTGATATTATCAAAAAAAATAGAATAATTTCAAAGAATGCAGCAATGCAAGATAGTTTGGTTAAACGAATAATTGATTTTTTTATTTCAAGGTGATAATTATATAGAGAAAAAAATAAATATATAGTTTAAGAAATAGGCTATGTCTTTCTTAGCAAATAAACTCAAACTAGAAGTAAAATCACTTAATAAGAGTAGATTAGCACGTTTTACTTCTGTGCAAAAAGATGCTAATATACAAATAATTCCTAATGATACATCAAATTATGCTGCTATCATCGGAGCATCCTTTACTACTAATACTACTAATACTACTAGTAATATAGATGCCTATATTGCATTATTATCAGATAATATAAATACTAAGATTATATCTTTTGATAGTAATTCAATTAATTTTGGTAATGATACTTTATTGAAAGGTAATCTTATAGTTGTTGGAACTGTATATACGGTTGCTTCTGATGTCCTAACAGAAGACAACACATTCATTTTAAATAATTATGGTACTTCTTCTGCATCAGGTCTTAATAGTATTTCAAAAAAATCCTTGATATATCTTTATGATGAAACAAATAATATGTCTAATTTATTAACACAACATAAACTATCCGAATTTAATAGATTAAAGTTAACACTTGATATTGATAGTATTAGTGCATTATTAAATAATAATTTTACTGTGGATGACTTTAATGAACTATTTTCTACAAAAACACTCGACGATATTGCACAAGGAACTTCTAATAAATTTATAGTTGACGATCAATATAATCCAACACAAAATGGACACCCATTAATAGTTCCAGGTGCTTTATTTGCCGATGATATATCTACTAATGATATTTATGTCAATGATATACATGCAGAATATTTTTACGGTGATGGTACTGGTATTGTTAATATAAATATGTATTTATTTAATACAAATACTATTGAAGAAACATTAAATGCATCTAATTTATATTTTACCTCATATCGTATGGGCGAATTAACTAATTCTTCAAATCTTAATTTATCAAATTATGCATATGATACACATCTGTCTTTCACAAATTTTCTGGATACACACAATATATATACATCCAATTTTATAAATATAACATCAAACACTATATTATCACTATTAGATTATAATAGATTTATTATTTATGATTTAGCTCAAAATACATGCAATGATATTCTACAACTTATGAATAATAGTACTTTTGTACAACTAAATATTATGGTATCAAATTCAAATAATATAACTAACTATCTTCAACAAACAACTGCAGATATCTCAAACATCATACTAGAAAATACAAATGATGTTCAACAATATTTAGAGCTAAACTCAAGTAATATCTATAGTATTTCACAAAATATAAATAATATTATATATAATGATCTTTTTGTTTTTAATGAACATTCTTTAGATACTATAACAGCATTTTCTAATCTTTCTAACGATATTATATACACATGTAATATTGATATTTCAAATCTTATTGCAGATGTTGAGAATATATTTATTGAAAATATGCTATCTTGTAACTTAAATACTTCCAACAATACATTTGATATACAAAATACCTTACATTCATATATTAATACAACTATAACATCCGTATCAGACTATACATCATCACAATCTAATATTTTAATTGAGAATACAGAAATATCTTTTACTAATGTTAACACATATTTACAACAAACAATTGCAAATATTTCAAATTATCTCTATGATAATGTGCAATATGTTTCAAATTATATAGATTTTACATCAAATCTAACTGCATTTCAGATAATGACAGAAAATCCTATATATATTGTGGATATGAATGAATTGATGAAATTCGAATTTGAAGAAATCGCTTTCTTAAGTGATAAATCACAGAATAATGTAAATCTTTTAAATTATGGTGCAGTATATTCTAATATAGATGATAGAAACACTGCATCTTTGTCATCTGGAAACTACATGCGTATTCAGAATATAGATTGGTCAGTTTATTCAAATTTGAGCATAAGTATGTGGTTTAATACTGACGGTTTATTTGATGGCAATAACTTAATTGATTTTACTTATTTAGATATTGTTACAGATCAATTAAAGGCATGGTTTAATTTTGAGAATAATTTTAATGATAGTATAAATAACTACTCGCTATTGCCATCAGTTTCTTCATTTCCATCGTTTGATATTAATAATAAAAAAATTGGTATATATTCGGCAAATTTTACGGATTTTTCTCAATTTTTGCAAAGTGCAGATATAGATCTATCTGATAAATCCTTTTCTATTTCGTTTTGGATATATTTTAACAATGCTACTGCTACTTCTGAATGGTGGATAGTATCTCAAGGAGGTGTGCCTGCATTGCGTGAAGTTCTACATATTACTCTTATTAATGAAACAATTAAATTCGGTTTTTGGAACGATGATCTTTACACTGATGTGATAAACTTGACAGAATTAAATAATACATGGAACCATTTTGTTTTCGTATATAATAAGGAAGATAATGGTTCAATGAAAATTTACATGAATAATATTTTGATTGCGTCTAAAAATGCAGGAGGTTTAACTTCGTTTGCACCTAATACATTTAGAATTGGGAAAAGTATAAATTATGGTAATAGTTTTATAGGTAACATTGATGACTTTAAAATTTATTATAAGGCCCTTAATGTTTCAGAAATAAATAAACTTTATGATATAAATGCACAATTAAAAAATATTAAAATACAACATTCAAATGAAATGCTCCAATTTATTATTGATGAACAAAATATATATTCTGCAAGTTATAACGCTAATAGTTGGAATTATTTATTATGGAATATAACATCTCAAACATCAAATGAGTTTATAAAAATAAATTCGACAAAAGTATCTTTAGAACAATTACAATTAACTTCCGGTTCATATGTTAATACTATTGGTGATATTCATACAACCGGTAATATATTTATTAGTGATTTTAGAGCATTAAACATACCTTTAAACGATGCTATTGAAAATGAACTTTACAATCCAACGTCTACGATTGATGTAGTGAATAATTTTGAAGACATTAATAATGTTGTAAATGACACCAAAATAGCTAATATGATATTGTATAACAGTATCAAAGAATATTCTAATGTATCTTTTATAAATGTTATTAATGATATTCAACAAACATCAAATGACATATCTGCTAATATTAATAGATTTGCGACAGTGCAAACAAATACAAAGGATGACCTTGTTAATACGCTTAATAATGATTTAAATGCATCTGTTACAAATTTAACTGCAGATATTATACCTGAAACAATAGATAATATTTATTATACAGAAGATCGGTTTTCAAATAGTTTTAATACTCGAACTTTGGATAATATACCAGTAAAATCATTTGGTAGCAACAGTGCAATTGTAAATAATACTTATAATTCAAATTTATATATTCATGGTAATTTAACTGCATATAATGTATCTGTTTTTGGCGATAAAGCGAGATTTAATACTACTGTTTACAACACAGAAATAGTCAAAATAGATAACTATTCAAATATGCCTGCTATGAAATTACAGAATTATATGAGCACAAATGCAGATATAATTAATTTGGCCAATAATTCAGGTTCAGTATTTCATTTGCAAAATGATGGTGGATTAGGTATCAAGAAAATACCTAATGAAAAACTAGATGTAGAAGGAGAAGTAAAAGCAGAATATCTATTTGGCTCCGGAAAATATTTATATAATGTTAATCTTAATGATAGAACAACTGCAGATTTGCGAGAAGGAACATCAAATCTATATTTTACTAATGGACGCGTATCAGCAGTTCTTATAGCATCTAATGTATTAACATCAAATTATATCAGAAATGAAAGTAATATATTAGATGTAAATATTCGTAATGAAAATAATAATATTTCAAATTTAATTTCAAATATTTCTAATATAATTATTGGAAATAATCCCTATTTATTATCCAGTAATTATGTAAAGACTACATCTAATCAAATATTTGATTTCATATTATCGTCAATAATTAACCAATCTAATTATGTATTAAATATGTCTAATTCTGTTCATTCATATATAGTTAATATGTATAGCGATTATAATATATCTGATACTATACAATTAAATAGTAATTTTATTCATACTTCAATAAACTATTCAAATTATATTCTATCAAATTACTTATTAGATGTATCTAACCTTTATGAAGAAACCTATAAAAATATTCAAAGTACTCAATCAAATTATATGAGAGACACATCTGATAAATTTATGCTAGGTATTAATGATTTAATTACAAACCATTCTAATTTAATATTTGGATTTAGTAATATAATTACTTACTATTTAATAAATACAAGTTTAATTGATACATCAAATACTATTAGTAATAATATTAATAATTTTGTTCAAAATCAATCAGATTATATAAATAATAATAGCAATAAAATTATTAAATACACATCTGATGAGATATCTAAAATTCAGAGTAGCGGCGGTTTAACTACATATAGTTATATATATGATTGTAACCTTATACATTTGAATTTTCGAGATAAAAAGGTGATTAATAATATTAATAGTTATGATGGTTTTTATGAAAAATATATATTAACATCAAACACTAGTAATTTTACAAATATTTATCCGGTAATTAATAATTTTACTAAATCAAATAATATAGATGGTTATTCTTCTTCAAATAATTGGGCATTTAAATCTACGTCTAATATATTTATTCAAGTAAAATATGAGCTAAGTATTGCAGAAATTATGAATTCTTTAAATTTAAATATTTTTAGTATTCATTTTGCAATCAATATATTTAATGGAGTGTATACACCAATTTACTATCTCGGAGATAACAGTAAAATATATCTAAGTGTAAAAATATATTATAATATTTTACATATTATAATTGGAAATACTGCAGATGAATCTAAATCAATATTTTATGTAGATAGCCTAATACTTGATAATACGTGGTATATTGTTGATATTATTTGTGATGGAAAAAGTGACATAAATAACATTAATATTGATGTTTATTTCAATGCTATTAAACAAAAAGTAATTACAACATTATTGGGAACATATAATCTTGCTTACATCCAATCTACAACATCAAATTCTATGTTTATTGGCAGTTATGATTATAATAATATTATTATTGATAATAATACATATATATTTGGGGCTACATATACTAATACATATTGGTCTAGTAACTCTCTTTTTTCACCTAATAAACTTGCACCTATAATTGAAAGTTCCGCTTACGATTATAAATCATTTAGTAATTTAATTTATTCATCATATTATGCTAGCAATTATGAATATCAATACAGTAGTAATTTATATGAAAATGAAATAACAAATGTAAATATTGTAACGCATGCAGATGAAAGAATAGAGTTTAATAATATGGATTTTGTATTAACAGAATTATATGCAAATATTAAGTTAGATACAGGTTATTATCATTTTGTATTAGATTTACAAAACGAAGTTAGTGCTGAATTATTAATTGGAAAAAATGCAGAAAAAAAAATAGATGATTATCTTAATATAGCAAATTATTATAATAGCAATTTATTAAATTACCCTTATGCAAATATTAATCATACAAGTAATCAAATATTACAATATCCTTTATTTATAACAACTAGTACTTATTATAGATTTTATTTACGTACTTTGCGAACTAATTCAAACAGAAATAAATCAGGTTTAATATCAAAATTTTATTATACTAATACTTGGAACGGTGATAAATATATTTTTTTAGAAAAAAAATCATCTGTAAATTATATACAAGCGTCGAAAATTAATAACTTTGGATATGTTGGCAATTTGAAAACAATTAATAACATGTTATATATTAATAATCAAGATATATTATTGAATAAAAACTCACAATTTTTGTCATCTTATAATGGTATAACAAATTATACTTATGTTTGCGGTAAGAATACTAATGGTCAACTTGGTATAGGTAATACAACAAATAGTCCTTCTTTGAAGTATGTTCTAACAGATCAATTCATAGCATCAAATTATCCATCAACAGAAACACAATATAAATTAGATATTATCAATGTTAATTGCTCTGCCGAAGAATTGTTTTATGTTGATAAATCTGGTGCAGTGTTTGGTTGTGGAAAAAATAATTATGGTCAACTTGGTATAGGTAATACTGACATACAAGTAAGATTAATGCAAGTAAAAGGTGTTGGTGGTACTGGATTTATTACTGATATTGTACAAGTTACATGTGGTAATAATTATTCATTATTTCTAAAAAAGTATGGTACGGTATATGCTTGTGGTAATAATTATTATGGTAATCTTGGTTTAGGTAATACAACTGATTATACAACATTGCAACAAGTAAAAGGTGTTGGTGGTTCTAATTTTGTTAGTAATGTTGTACAAGTTGCATGTGGTTTTGGTCATTCATTTTTTCTAAAAAATGATGGTACAGTATATGGTTGTGGTTATAATTTTAATGGTACTCTTGGATTAGCTATTAATGCAAATCAGAATACATTACAGCAAGTCAAAGGTGTTGGTGGTGTTGGATTTGCTTCTAATATTGTACAAGTTGCATGTGGTTATATACATTCATTATTTTTAAAAAGTGATGGTACTGTATATGGTTGTGGTACGAATAGTTATAATCAACTTAATTTAATTCATGCTGTTAACTGGTTAGCATTACAAGCAGTTTTAGGTGTTGTTTCTTCTAATATTGTACAAGTTGCTTGTGGTTCTTATCATTCATTATTTCTAAAAAGTAATGGTACGGTATATAGTTGTGGTCGAAATTTAAATGGTCAACTTGGTTGGAATAATACTACAGAAAGTAGTTTTGAAAAGCAAGTTTTAGGTGTTAATGGTATTGGATTTGTTTCTAATGTAGTGCAAGTTGCAGCTGGTTATTCACATTCATTATTTCTAACAAGTTTTGGTACAGTATATAGTTGTGGATTAAATACAAATGGAGAACTTGGTTTAAATAATACAACAACACAATATACAACATTGCAACAAGTAAAAGGTATTAATGGTCTAGATTTTGCAAGTAATATAAAATATATTTCTAGTGGTAGTATATGTTACATGTCGGCATTTATAAGTAGTAATGTATATTTAGATAGCAAACCTATATATGCTTATAATTATGTTATTGAAGATAGTTTTTATTCTACAGGAATTAGTTCTAACAATCTACAATTACAAGATTTCCGTATATATACTAATAACAATAGTAATGATATAATTAATAATATATCTAATGTATTATATTATGGTTTGAATAATGCAAATAATACATATACAATAGATAAAAATATGCAATATGTAAGATGGTCAGAATCCACAGATTACACTTGTAATTATTATGGGTTATTTAATAGATTTATTACATATAATGATACTGGAGATATAGCAGTGGGGATTGGTAAGAGTACAGTCCCCAATGCAACATTAGATATATATACATACAACCCTAATTTATTATCAATTAAGACCAATAATCCTATATGGGTAAATACAGCAGTATTAGCTAGTTCTGATAATCGTATAAAAACAAATTTTAGAGATATTTATGAAGACGATGCTCTCAAACAAATATTAGAAATTCAACCAAAAACATATAATTATATAGATAAAAATAGAACTTCTGAAAATGTAATAGGATTTTCTGCTCAACAAATTAAAACAGTTATACCATCCGCAGTTTCATTCCAAACAGAAGCTATTCCTAATATTCAAATGAATGCCTATATTCGTGAAGACTATGTATATCTTGAAAACGCAACAAATGTTTTATATGAAGGAGTTATTGTAGTAATTGAATTTGATAATACAAAATATTATGAGCATGTTACAGAAATCAGTAATGATATGATTTTCAAAATTGAAAATAAATCCGAATTACCAAATAATAATACTTTGGTATATGTATATGGTACAATAATAGACGACTTTCACAGTCTTGATAAAAACTATGTATATACATTATCTGTTTGTGCTACACAAGCGTTACATCAAAAACAAGAAATATTAAAAGATAATATCATAACATTTATTGATGAATTGCAGCAAAGCCCAGTAATATCAAAATATACAAGTATTACATCAAATATATTCAATATTCGATATAAAACAGAACAAATGTCAAGTAATATACACGACATATATGATGTAAATAATTTACTATTAAATGATTTAGCAAACATTCAGAATTATATTGAAAATTTTGATAAAGATTTAAAAGAATTAACAACGCTAAATAACATAATAATTTCCTTAGAAGATCATAACAGTAATTTAATATCCAAAAATACAGAGCTATTTACAAATAATAGTTTATATACAAATAGTATTGATAATTTAGATCAAAATATAAAAAATATCAATGAAATATTGCAAAAAAATAATATAGTATAATGCATATTATATAAAATAGCATTATATAAAAATAATAACTATTTATTTTTATAGAAGTACATTAACATAATGTCATACTCTTCTAAATTTAAGCTAGAAGTTAAAGCATTGGAGCCTAAAATTGCAAATTTTATGTCAGATACTAATGATGCAAATATTATTATAGCACCTCAATATCATTCAAATACAGAATATGTAGTTTTTGGGAATAAATCTAAAACGCCAGATTCGCATGGCGCAAATGAAACTTATGTAGGTATATCAGATATTAATAATAATATTTCTACTATTGCAACATTCAATCAGTCAAATATCAATTTTAATAATGATACAGTTGTTCGTGGTAATTTTATTGTAGATGGATACATTGCTACATTAAATTTAGATGTAGCACTTTCACAAGATGATTTATTTTCATCTGCTGGTATTGATAATACTTTTATAGATGTATCTTCAAATACTGTTTTTCAAAAATATATTGAACTTACTGATGATAAATTAAATTTTACATCTAATGAAATTACTTCACTGATTGCATATAAGTATAGTAATCTAGAGTATTTAGGAAACAATATACTCAATACAAATGAAGGTTTTTTATCGTATTATTCATCTGCAAATGTTTATGATACGACTAAATTTGACACACGATTACAAACAAAGACATCTGACGATATTGAAAATGGTATTAGTAGAAAGTATATAATTAATGATAAATTTAATCAAAATGAATTAAAAGTTCAAGGAGATTTATGGGCACATAAGTTACAAACATCTGGAAATACTATTATTAAAAATGATATGACCGCAACAGTATATTATGCAGATGGTTATAATTTATCTAATATGAATATTGGTGATGGAACAACAAATTCTTTGCTTGAAGGTACAAAACTATTTTTTAAACCATCACATTCATCACATATTTTAGATGCATCTAATATAGATGCTTCTAATTATGTGACATCTATATATAATGAAGATCTACAAGCAAAAATTCAATCTTTTTTATCAGACACTTCCAATTATATATTTGCACAAACAAATGATTTGTTAGATGTAATGAATTATGACACAATGCAAACATCCAATTATAATATATCAACCATTAATGAAATTGGGCTAGCTATTCACCAATCAGAATATGAAAATATAGATTATTTAAATGACAATGATGTATTATCATCAAATAATATACTTGAACATATTCTACCATATTATACAGATGTTCAAAATATTTCGAATGTATTCATTGATGTTATTAATACATATACAATAGATGAAACAAATTATATTTCAGATACATCAAATATGTTATATACTACTTTAATAAATAGTAACAATGATATAGATTATCAAATTGTTAACGAAACAAGTAATTTGTCTGATATCAGAAATTATATATACAACAATATTTCAAATCTTATCATAGGTGATGCATCATATTCTAATTTTTTATATAGTAGTCTAATTCAAAATTATAATATATATTTACAAGATTATCTATCATCTTCATCAAATGAAATGCATATTTTGATAAATAGTAAAAACAATATGCTTATAGAAAATGTTAATACATTGTTTGATAATGTAACTAATAAAATATTATATGATACCGAATTACATGTATCAAATATTGATATTATGTCATGTAACATGCAATCGTATATTGATACAAGGGCATCTATTTCATCTAATAATACTGATATTACAAAATTAAATGTTTTAAATTATTTAATGCAAAATATTAGAAACTTAGTAATACATATAGATAATACCTCTAATTTAATTGATAATTCAAGCAATCAAATAGAAACTAATATCAAATATGATATTCAATCCATATTACAATATAATGTTTTAACATCAAATCAACTTGTTATGATATTAGATGAATATATTAATTATTTATTAGGAAATGCATATAATGTTTTTAATCAAACAAATGCAGACATTAATACAAAATTAAACTCTCTAACTACAGATACTATACCAGAAGGTACATCAAATATATATTATACTGAAGAAAGATTTGATGATAAATTTTCTATATTAACATTTGATAACTTTAAACAAGGAACATCTAATAAATTTATAGTAAATAATACATATAATGGAAACTTTAGAGTTCTTGGTACCATTTATGCTTCTAATATGGTTATAGATGGGCATTTAAGTACCATTAACACAGATATATATCAATCGGGGTCTGCTACAATTATTTCTTCAAATGACACAAATTTGAATGTTGGACATTTTAATAATGAAGATCTACTATGTTTGTCTAATATTTCTTTTGATAACGTAGTTTCAAAAGTTAAGGTTACAAATATAGGAAATGTTGCAATAAATAAAGATAATGCATTCGCAACGATTGATATAGATGGAATGCTAAAGACGCCATATTTTAATGGGCAAGGACAAAATATAAGTAAGGTTAACTTAAATGATAAAAATACAAATTTTTTAACAGAAGGTTCTAACAAATATTTTGATATTAATAGATTATCTTATTTAATTAATAATTCTAATTTACAAGCTTCAAATTATATTACAAATATATCCAATGTATTATTTGATAGTATTGTTAATATAATAGATCAGTCTAATTATATTTCTAATGAAAGTAATATATTTATAACAAATACAAGTAATTCGTATTTGAATGTTATAGATTATCATGACTTTGCTTCAAACAGTCTTATAGAATTACTAACACGCACAAATACTAATATATCTAATTATGTAGTTCATACTTCAAATACTGTTATTCAGAGTTCAATCAATTCACCTATAAATATTTCAAACTATTTACTAGGGATACCAAATGTATTATTAAATAATATAAAATTATCCGAAACAAATCAATCAAATTATATCACAAATACTGGTATTATTATTAATTATTCATTATTTATATCTGATACAAATGCATCTAATTATGTTCTGCGCACGTCAAATACACTAGTACCTTATATACAATCTGGATTAGAAACTAGTCAATCTAACTATGTTATTAGATCTTGTAATATATTATTCGATAATATACGCAAAATAAACTATAATCTAAATATTTATAATAGTAATTCTTCAAATAATATTATGCGCTTATTAAATGCATCTAATATAAGTACATCTAATTATATTTTACAAACTTCAAATGAACTTATGAAATATGCAAGTAATTCTATTGCGTCAATAAATGCAGCTATAAATCTTGCTAATCAATATAACATAATAGATATATATTCACCAGGAAGTAGATTATTACATTTTAATTTTAGCAATATTAAGCTTATAAATGATACTAATAATAATAATTTTAAGCTTCGGAATATTAATACAATTACGCCAGTTTATCCAAATATAACTTCTACAAGTATATCTAGTGTAAATAACTTTTTCACACAATACAATATTACAAATAAATTCGCTATATCATCAACTAATAATAAATATGTTTTTAATGAGAATGATAATGATATGAAAACTATTTTGAACGTAATGAATATATCAAGTTTTATAATACACTTTGTATTTAGAGCACAATATGTCCAAAATACACCTATTTTCTTTATTGGCAATCAAAATTTATCTTATTTATCAATCAAAATATTATATGGTAATTTACAAATCGTAATAGGAACTAATAACAATTATGTCAATATTTTGGTATTAACTCCAATTGTACCTTTAACATGGTATGTTGTAGATATATTTGTAAATATGAATAATGGTTTAATAGATGTTAGTGTAGTATATAATAAAATATTTCAAAATATTTTGCTAAGAAACAATGTTAATTCAACTAATATAGGATTATTACAATCTATAAATTACAATAATCAATTACAATACTATGGAACATCTGCTTTAAGTATGATATTAGGATGTAGTAATCTAACAGATACATATGAAGATAATTATCAATATATAACAGGATTTACATATACAAATACATATTTTTCTAGTAACTCATATATTACAAGCGATTTAGCACCTATTATGAAATATTCAGCATATGATTATAATAGCTTTAGCAATTTGATATATTCTTCTTACTTTGCCAGTAATTATGATTATCAATATTCTAGTAATATTAATAATTTAAATAGTGCAATTATTGCTAATACTAGTAATACTAGTTTTTTCCAAAATTTTTATGATTATGCCGATGACACTAGATTAGTTATTGGGGATGATAGAGCATATTGTAATCTTAATTTTGTATTTACAGAAATTGAAACTAATATATTAATGAAAACAGGGTATTATTATTTTATGTTAGATTTACAAAATGAAGTTACAGCAGATTTATTAATAGGAAAGCAAGAAGATACTAAAATTGATAATTATATTAATGTTGCAAATTATTACAATAGTGATTTATTGAATACACCATCAGCATCAATTACACATACAAGTAATCAGGTTTTGACATATCCTATATATATTCCTGAAGGATACTATCGATTTTATCAGCGTATGTTGAGGACAATTCATAGTAGAAATAATAAATATTTTATAGCACAATATTACTATACAAGTACATGGTCATCTACAAGTTATAGCCTAAATAATACTTCAAATTATACATATATACCTTATAATACTTTAGATGCTACATATCAATCAGGTAAAACATCAAATATAAATACTCAGTTTAGAGTAAATACTAATGTACAAAAAGCTACTAGCAATTTATATATATACAGTAAATTTTTTGCATTTGATAATGTTGTATATGGTTGTGGTCGAAATAATAGTGGTCAACTTGGTATAGGTAATACAACACAATATTATACAACATTACAACAAACTTTAGATGTTAATGGTGTTGATTTTGCTTCTAATATTGTACAAGTTAGTGGTGGTCAATATTATTCGTTATTTTTAAAAAGAGATGGTACTGTATACAGTTGTGGTTATAATAGTTATGGTAATCTTGGTTTAAATAATCAAACATTTTATAACATAATGCAACAAGTAAAAGGTGTTAATGGTGTAGGATTTATTACTGATATTGTACAAGTTGCATGTTTTTATCATTCATTATTTGTAAAAAGTGATGGTACGGTATATGGTTGTGGTAAGAATGATAATGGTCAACTTGGTATAGGTAATACAACACAATATTATACAACATTGCAACAAGTTAAAGGTGTTGGTGGTTCTGGATTTGCTTCTAATATTGTACAAGTTGATTGTGATTTATATTATTCATTATTTGTAAAAAGTGATGGTACGGTATATGGTTGTGGTGTTAATACTAATGGTGAACTTGGTTTAGGTAATACAACATCACCATATTCAACATTGCAACAAGTTAAAGGTGTTGGTGGTTCTGGATTTGCTTCTAATATTGTACAAGTTGCATGTGGTTATATACATTCATTATTTTTAAAAAGTGATGGTACGGTATATAGTTGTGGTTATAATTATTATGGTCAACTTGGTTTAAATAATCAAACAACACCATATTCAACATTGCAACAAGTTAAAGGTGTTGGTGGTTCTGGATTTGCTTCTAATATTGTACAAGTTTCTGCTGGTTATTATCATTCATTATTTTTAAAAAGTGATGGTACTGTATATAGTTGTGGTTATAATAATCTTGGTCAACTTGGTTTAAATAATACAAGTTTTTATACTACATTACAGCAAGTAAAGGGTGTTAATGGTTCTGGATTTATTACTAATATTGTACAAGTTGCTTGTGGATATTATTTTTCATCATTTTTAAAAAGTGATGGTACAGTATATTGTTGTGGTTATAATAATAATGGTGAACTTGGTATAGGTAATACAACAACATCATATACTACATTACAACAAGTAAAAGGTGTTAATGGTTATGGATTTATTACTGGTATTGTACAAATTGCATGTAGTGAAAATAATTTATATGTTTTAAGATACAAAAATGGTATTGTAACTGCAAATATCTCTAATTACAACTATGATATATCGCATTCAAATCTTATAAATTCAGACACATTCTTTGCTGGAAACCGCCTTAGTTCTTCAAATCTTTTGAATATACAAGATTTCAAAATATATAATTTTGCATATAATTCTGTACCATTAAATTATGGTAGTTATGGTAGTTATGGAATGAACAATATATTATATAATGGTATTGATACACAAGTAAATGACACAAGTAACAGAATTATAAAAATAAATAAATGGCAAGAAACGCCAGATTATATTAATTTAACTAATAAATATATATATTACGATGAAGGAAATGTTGCTATTGGAAATACAATACCTACAACAGCATCATTAGATATTAAAAGAGATATTAAAAGTTCTATTGAAATGATTTATTCAATAAAAACCAACAGATCCATATGGACTAATTTAGGTGTTATTACAAGTTCTGACGAACGCATTAAAACAAATTTATATGACATCGATGATTTCTTAGCACTTAATAAAATTCTTACTATAAAACCTAAACAATACAACTATATTGATAAAACTATTAGTACAAGTAATGTATATGGTTTTATAGCGCAGCAAGTAAAAGAGGTCATACCTAATGCAGTAACTTTACATTCAAGAGCTATTCCTAATATATATACTATTGCATATGTTGATAATAATATTATATCGTTTGCAATAACTGATAATATTATTATATCAGATTTATATAAATCTAAAAAGATATTACTTATTGCAGAAGATGGAAAACAATATGACGAATATATATTAAATATATCACAAAAAGATAACATAATATCCATAGAATTAAATAATGTTATACAATATAATTCAGTATTTGTGTATGGAACATATATTAATGACTTTCACACAATTGATAAAAGCTATATATATACACTTAATGTTTGTGCTTTGCAAGACTTACATAAACAATATACAAAGATGAAATCTGATCTATCTGATCTGAAATATTTAATTACAAATTCAAGCAATATTGAAAATATATCTATTCCATCAGACACACAAAAATCATATGATAATATTATATCAAAATATGATGTTCTGAATAAAAATATCACTTATCTTAAATATGCTAATAATTTGTTAACACAAAATATACAAGATATAATATTAGAAGAACAAAATATAAATCAAGAACTAGAATCTATAAAATTACAAAATGAAATATTAACATCCAATCATGCAGAAATTGTCGCAGAACAAAAAGATATACTTGACAAAATGAGCACATATACACAAGAAGTCTTTACTATTAAGAGCATAATGCAACTCAACAATATTGTATAAGGCAAAAAAAATAATTATATAAAGTAACATAAGTATGTCTATACTTACAGATCAACTAAAATTAGAAATTAAATCATTACATCAATCTAATTTAGCACAATTTATCTCAACAAAACCAGAAGCAACTATTTGTTTAGTACCAAATGATTCTACATCTCATTTTGTTACATTATCATCATTATCTGAAGTAGCACGTGCTAATACAGATACATACATAACATTACATAGTCAAGAAACTGAAATACACCCAATGATGTTTAATAATAACAGTATTAACTTTGGAAATGATACGCTATTAAAAGGTAATCTAATAATATTTGGTAATATTATTACTCTAGGATATGATGTGTTAACAGAAAATAATCAAGATATATTAAATAATTATGGTGCATCTGCAGAGAAAGGATTAAATAGTATTTCACAAAAAGCCATTAATAATATAACCAACTATAATTCAATCATTTCAAACAATATTTTGAATTATACTCTACGAGAAATTCAATCAATGAGGGAAACTCTCGGTATACAAAATATAATATCTTATCCTAACAATGTATTTACAAGTTATAATTTTAATGATCTATTTAACAAAAAATCATTAGATGATATTCTACAAGGGTCTTCAAATAAATATTTCATAAATGACGAATACCACAGTACTAATCCTTTGATAATAGATGGTAAGCTAGTAGCAAGCAATATACATACACAAAATATTTATATAGATGGTAATGTATATACAGATGTTTTTTATGGAAATGGTGCTAATATAATAAACATAAATCAAGAATATTTTAACACAAATTTTATTATAGAAACATCAACATCTTCTAATCAATATTTTACATTTGATAAAATATCTGCAATTATTAACAGTTGCAACCAGCAAGTATCAAATTATATTAATGATATATATATATATAATACCAATTCTATTGCAAATATTAATACTTCTTCTAGCAATATAATATTAAATTTCACTAATTCAATTTTATCAAACTATAGTTATCAAAAACAGAATTTATTAAATGTACTTTTTGATGATTTGAACTGTAATGTTATAAATGTCAATGAAATATTTACTAATATTTATAATAATTTTAATACGGTATCTAATAACATTATAAATTATAATAATAAATTTTTTGCATTTACATCAAATAATATTAACGAAATATATAATGATATAGATTATAATATAAAATCTAATTATGCAACATCATACTATACACTCAATAATATATCTAATTATTTATATTATTATTTAATAAATGATATTAAATTGAACCATGAAAACAATTTATATAATGATAACTATGTCATAAATATCTCATCAGAACATTTAAATAAAGATACTTCAAATTTTATTCAATATCACAATGAAAAAATATCACAAATGTTTACAAATATTTATATACCATTTGATACACATTTGTCTTTGATAGAACAACAAAACTTATTAGATTATTTGTATCATACATCAAATATGATTATTTTACAAGCAACACAAAATTTTGAAAAACTACATAACAAATCCCATGAAAATTCAAATAATATATTACGCGATAATGGTAATATTATAAATAATTTATCCAACTATATTTTATCAACATTAAATGAAACAGTATTGTTAATAGATGACAATAATAGCAATATTACATCAACAATTCTAGAACAAAAAGATAATACAATAATAAAAATCAAAGATTTGCAGATTAATAGTAATGTTAAATTTGAAAATATCATGAATTACATACAGTTAAATACCAATTTTACTATAAATCAAAAAGATATTATTGTAAATTCGTATAATAATAATGATAAAATAATTTTGTTGAACAAACTAACATATAATTTAGAAAATGTAATAAATAACTTAAATTCAGATTATATATCTTCAAACGAGACATCATCAAATATTTATTATTCATATGATCTTTTTTTTAACTCATTATATACAAAAACTTTAGATGATCTACATGTAAAATCAAGTAATAATTGTATTATAAATAATTTATATAATTCAAATCTTTCAATATATGGAGATATTACTGCACAAAATGTTAAAGTATTTGGCGATAATGCTATATTTAATACATTTGTATACGATACAGAAGTTGTAAATATTTCAAATTATGAAAATATGCCTTCTATTAAATTGGAAAATCATAATATTGATAATGACATAATGGTGATGGAGACAAATACAAACCCTGTTTTTATTGTACATGCATCAGGTGATGTAACTATTAATTCTTATGAAAATTCTGCAACTTTGGATGTTTATGATATTTTAAATTCAGACTACTTATATGGCTCAGGTTCACTTATACATAATGTAAATATTTCAGATAAAACAACTGCAGACTTGATGGAAGGGACATCAAATTTATATTATACAGATAATAGAGTGTCTTTAATAGTTACATCATCAAATATTTTAACTTCAAATTACATACAATCTATATCAAATACTATCCATTCGAATATGATATTGAATGATATATATGCGTGCAATTTATCCATAAAAACTTGCGAAGATTTCATCTCATTATTTTCTGATAAAAATCTAGCATTCAGCAATTACACAGATATATCATCCAATGAATTATTACAATACATAAATGCAATATATGATGCAGAATTTAATATAATAACAAATACAAGTAATGCTTTTATTGAAAAAATATCAAACATTTTATACAATTATGCAGATAAAACATATAATGATATAATAAACATAAATAATACATTAAATAGTAATACTTCTAATTATTGTTTAATTGTAAATGACATATTGACAGAAAATAATACTTTTTCATTAACATATTCAAGCAATTATATTTCCTTACTTAAAACTGATATTGATGATTTAATGAATTATAATTCACAGGGATATTCTAACGAGATAAATAATATTTCCAACCTTTTAATATCATCATATGGTACGAAAAAATTATTAGATTTACTATATGATAAACAGATAACATTATCATTATATCAATCAAATCTTATAGAAATTAATAGTAATTTGCTAGTAAATTTTTGTGATTTAAACACAAGTAATTTATTGATATATTATGGTACTGGTTCAACTTATATTTATAGATATACTTACGATTTCAATATAGTTCATATAAATTTCAAAAATAAAAAAATAATAAATCAAGCAAATTCAGAATGGTTAAACCTTTCCTATAATTCTTCAAATCTTGTAAATATATACCCTGTAATAGATAACTTTACTATATTTCATAATAATTTAGATTATTTTGCTGCAAATTCATATGCATTCCAGTCTACATCAAACATGTATATATATATGCAGGATGAATATTCAATCAAACAATTATTGACAAAGATACATAAAACAACATTTAGTATACATTTTGTATTTAAGGTATTGTCAACAAACGGAGTACCAATTTATACTTTATGTTCACCAAACACTACATATTTAGCTATATCTATCAAAAATGGTCTACTTGTATGTACAATAGGAAATAATGAATTTTATGCAAATAAATCTATCACAACAGATGTATGGTATACTGTTGATTTAATTTTTGATATTAATACTGATATAAATCTAGAAATATATATTGATTTAGAACTACTAGATACATATACAGAATTATATAGAAATGAATTTCTTTATGATAAAGGGTCAAATATTACAATGTATTTAGGAATTTACTATGGTGACAACGATGATATTGTATACATACAAGATTTCCGCATTTTTTCAATACCTACTTCAAGTACGCAAGTTGGCGAAATCAAAACACTAACTTCAAATGTATTATATTATGGAACGGACTGTGATAATATTATAAGTACCAAAAATACTATTATAGATCCTGTGAGATGGATAGAATCGTCTTCGTATGACTCTAATTACTTTAATTCATTCAATAGATATATTACATATAATGGTAATACTGGGATAAGTATAGGTAAAAGCGACATACCAGAAGCAACATTAGATGTATATACTGATGACCCTACAGTATATTCTATAAAAACTAATAATCCAATATGGATACAGTCATCTGTGTTATCAAGTTCTGATCGTCGCATTAAGACAAATATAAGAGATATATCATATGAAAGTGCTATAAAGCAATTGCTTGCAATTGAGCCTAAATCATACGACTATATAGATAAAACAAGGTCTAATGATAAAGTATATGGTTTTTCAGCACAACAAATAAAAAAGATTATACCTAACTCTGTATCGTTAAACACAGATGTCATTCCAAATATTTATTGTAGAGCAAAACTTACAAATAGATGCATCGTTCAATTAATCAATTCAAAACATAATATTCAAGAATTTTCCATTATATTATTATATTATAATAATATATCTTATCGTGAAAATGTGGTATCTATATTAAATGATACTACATTTAAAATAGAGAATAAAGCAGGAATACCAAATACCGAAATATTTGTTTATGGTGAAATTGTAAGAGATTTTCATACTTTAGATAAAAATTATATATATACATTGTCAGTATGTGCTATACAAGAATTACATGAGAAACATCAACAATTATCAAATATAATGAATATATATGCATCAAATTTACCAAATTACACTTGTAATCTTGTTTTAGAAAGATTATATGAAACATCGTATCATAATAATGAAAATTCAATTTTGTCATTAAATTCAATGATTGATTATAATAATAATTTGCAATCAATAGATCGCATTATTAGAAAAATCAAATCAAACATCACAACATGTTCTCAAATAAATATTCAATCATTTTCAGAATTATATGATAAACTTCAATATATTGAAGAAACACATAAAAATGTATTCATAAGCACTAGCAATATAATATATAAATTACATGACGATAACATAGAAAATATGAAAAATGAAATAGATAAAATCGAAAATATACTGCTACTGAATGGCAAATAAAAAAATAAATGAATATTGTAAGGAACAGATAATGTCAATATTACCAAATAATAAACTAAAACTAGAGGTCAAATCAAGTGAACCTGAAATTGCGAAGTTTATATCTACAGAAAACGCTGAAATAATACTGCAATCAGATTATAAAACAAGCGATAATAACTATTCAAAGATAGGTGCATCTATACAGGACTATTCTACAAATCCATTCAAGATCAATGCATATATAGGAACGCAAGAAAGTGATAAATTAGCTTCATTTAATGTAACAAATACAGATTTAAGTACAACAACTATCATAAGAGGAAATCTTGTTGTAGATGGTTCAACATTATCTCTAGGAACATATATATTAAATGATGATACAGATGATGCATTTTCTAATTTTCCTAAAAGTCCATATTCAAATCTTATTTCGGAACGATATACATCTCTTTTAGTATCTAATATAGTAAATACATCAAATATCATATCAAACACTGTTGAAAATACACAGACTTCGTTATACAATGATGTAATTAATATGTATACTTTAGAGAATTTATTCAAGGGAATTAGTTTCACATATTTTACAGATAGTGATTTTGATAATTTGCTAGCTACAAAAACATTAGACAATATACCAAACGGAACGAGCAATAAATATATACAAAATAAAACATATCACGGTGATCTTGTTGTAAATACTGGTCTAATAGCATCGAATTTTACTGCATTGTCTATTACCGCCAACAGAGTATATGCAAATAAATTATATGGAGACGGGTCACGATTAACAAATGTAATTAAAGGGGATGGAACTACATCAACAATTACGGAAGGATCTAATTTATTCTTTACATATGAAAGAGCCATCCCTATAATAGATGCTTCAAATATTCATTCGTCAAATTATATAGACTATAATTTTTCAAATTTGTTACAGCAAGAATATGAGATGCATTTGAATTTATCTAATTATTCTGCATTGACATGTAATCAATTATACGATCATATAGAATATGAATATAATAACATTTCAAATATAATAACAGTAAATATTCAAGAGTTTTATTCTTATTTACATTCTTGTAATCTATATACATCAAATCTACAAAGTGATTTTTTGATTTCATTTTCAAATTTAGTTGATAATTCAATAAATGATTTGAATAATTATATATATACTACTTCCAATCAGCTAGCATTTAATATAATGCAAGATCTGCAGGATATTTCAAATTATATCGCAGATATGCAAATATTCAATCAAGATTTACAATTGATATCAAATGAAATATTAAATAATCTACAAGAATATTCTAATATACATATGCGATATATATATCTATCACAGCAAAACACACATGACTATATGAGTATAAGTTCAAATTACATAAATGAAAATATAATAAATTATGTAATAGAAAATTCAAATTATATAACAGATACATTTGAAACTCTTTATAATTATCTAGATGATAATGTGCAATATTCGTTAACAAATATATCTATAGTTGAAAGTGATCTTAATTCGTTCATCAATAATAGTAATAATATTCAAAACATAGAAAACACAAATACGTCAAATGGATTAATTGAACAAATTATTGTAGAAATGAGTAACATTAATGAATATATTCTGCGAACAGATGGAGATTTATCAAATTTAATTATTACTAATTATGAAATTACGTCAAATGAAATTAATAATATATCCAATTACATTATTACAGAAACACCCATATTTGTTAATGATTTGTATACTAGAACAGAATTAACATCAAATCTTATTCAAGATACGTCAAATAATATTATTCTAAATATTAAAACTACTTTTAATACACAATTAGATGATGTTTCCTCAGAAATTTATAATGTGAGTAATCTGATTGCAAATAGAATAGATCTATTAACATGCGATGAAATACATGAAGGCGTGAACAAATATTTCACTACTGCTAGATTTTATAGCAATATAGTGAACTTATCCTTAGATAATATACGAAATGGAACATCAAATAGATATATAATAAATAATGTTTATGATAGGGATCTGACAATAAGTTGCAATTTATATGCATCAAATTTGAGCATAGTAGGAAATGAAACTGTGATGATGACATCAACTATAAATACTAATTCTTTAGAAATTATTAGTGCATCTTTTGCACCGGCTCTTACTGTAACACAATTAAATCCTAAATATAATATTTTAGAAGCTTATAATCATCAGAGTAATATAGTATTTGCCGTAGGACAAAAATCTATTCAAATAGGACAATCTAATGTAAATAGTCAACCGGTTGAACTTATTCAAAATTATATTCACTATAAATTTGCATCACAGTCTGCTATAACTACTGATAGTTCTGGTAATAATAAGAATTTAACAAATAATGGTGGAATATATGTCTTTAAAACTGAAAGAAATAGTATATTGTTAACTAGTGGAAACAAAGCAACTTTACCTTCAACTAACTGGACAACAAATGATAATTTAAGCATATCATTTTGGTTTAATGTTGAAAATGTATTAGATAATGATAAGATAATCAACTTTAGTAATGGTAGTGCTGATATATCTATATTACAAAATAATGGACAACTTACATTTCAAATCAATAATATGATTATTTATCAAACTAGTTATGACCAAAATATATGGAACCATGTTTTATGGAATATTTCTACTGTATCCAACCAAGCATATATAATAATAAATGGTCAAACAGTTCAGTATTATAATAAAGTACCATTGACATCAGTATTATATACAAATACATTAGGTAATGTTACAAATACAGGAAGTATATATATAAGTGATTTTAGGGTTATAACAACACCATCAAACAGTATTTTAGAAAATATATATGCATATACTAAAGAAAATTTTACAGTGAATGTATATGGAACAGTAAAAGCAAATAGTTTCATAGGTTCTGGTGTATTTTTATATGATGTAAACATATCAGATAAAACAACTAGTGAATTACAAGAAGATCCAAATGGAACTAATTTGTATTTTACAGATACAAGAGCTAATATAATTATAGATGGATCAAATATGCATTTATCTAATTTGATTACGAATGTTTCGAACATTTTAGCAACAAAACAGACATTATATATATTATCTGATAGTAATTATTGGACAAATACATCAAATAAAATAGTTAATTTCATAAATAATACTTATAATTCACAATCAAATCTAGTTTTATCAACATCAAACTCACTTATCCAGAAAGGTCAATTAATAAATCAGTCAAACTATACATTAATAACATCTAATAATTTAATAAATACACTCAAATATTATGATGCTCAACAATCAAATTATATATTATCTATGTCAAATGTTTTGACTTCAATAATAAAACAAGAGGATACAAATACAAGTAATTACATTAAAGGTTTTGCGACCAATATTGTAAACAATATTATATCAGATTATACGAATGTATCAAATTATATCAAAAATACATCAAATTCAATTTTACAATCATTGACATCTTTATCATCATCACAATCTAATTATACTACTAATATATCTAATTTATTAGCAAGTAATATATATTCATACAATATAAATGCATCAAATTATGTTTTTTCAATGTCAAATACAAACATAACATATTTCAAGGAAACTAACGTAAATATATCAAATTATGTTCAAACAACATCCAATATAGTCTTTAATAAGATATTAGAAATCATTTCATCTGGAGGATCAGGCGGAGGATCAGGCGGAGGATCAGGCGGAGGATCATCTATAAATCGATGGCAAGAACCAACCCAGTACATAACATCATTTGATATTAATACATTAGCGAATAATCCTAATTATATTCAATATAATGATGGAAATGTAGGTATTGGAACAATGTATCCGACAGCTACTTTAGATATATATACTCAAAATTCATCCATGAATTCTATCAAAGTTAATAATAATATATGGGCTCAAACAGGTATTATAACAAGTTCAGATGTTAGAATTAAAAAAGATATAGTTGACATAGATGATGGCGAAGCTCTCAACAAAATATTATCAATTCAACCAATGATATATGATTATATTGATAATCATAGACACCAAAATAAAAAAGATGTATATGGTTTTATCGCACAACAGATAGCAACTGTAATACCAGAAGCCATATCATTACAAACAGAAGCAGTTCCAAACATATATTGTTTTGGTACTATTTATAATAATATTCTTATGATAAACAATGATATACCAAATCTATCTGACATATTAATACAAGGTGCTAAAGTAGCAATATTATATAATAAAAGCAAATTTATTATTTCAATAGATGAAATTTATAGTTTAAATGTATATAATATTATAAACGACAATAATATTGATGGTACAGTATTTATATACGGTACTGTAGTTACAGATTTTCATACCTTGGATAAAAATTATATATATACTCTGAATGTATGTGCTACACAAGATCTTCATAGAAAGCAGCAAATAATGTATAGTAATCTTGAAAACTTAAAAGAGAACTATCAATTAAATACGATACAAAAAATAGAAGATAATATTAATACAACAAAACAAAATATTAGCAATATTGATATGATCAAAGATGACATATTAGCAAAATATGATATGCTTTCAATGGAATATAATAGATTAGATAGTATACAAAGCAATTACATGTCTACAATAATTGGAAGAACAGACATTGAAAGCATGTATAATCGCATATCAACATTAAAATTAGAAAATGCTAGAATATATGCGGAAAATACTAGTATATCCTCAAACAACCAAATACTGAGAAATAAATTAGATAATGTAGCAACAAAAGTAAATAGTATACGCAATATATTACAAAAGAATAATATAATTTAGACTTAGATAATTTTAATGTAAATAATTTGATATATTTCTATTAGAGTAGATGTCTTTCTTATCTAATAAATATAAATTAGACGTGAAAGCATATGAAGCACAAGTTGCTAAATTTATATCGTGTACGGATACAGTAAATATAAAATTGATTGGAAATAATTCTAATCTAGAACATACTACATTTGGTCATTTTGAGACTTCAAACTTTTACTTAGCAATCAACAGTAATACAGTTGCTACTTTCAATAATTTGAATATAAATTTGTATAATGATACTGTAATTAGAGGTAATCTAGTTATTGACGGATATGTAGCAGTATTAGGAATTGATGTCGCAATATCTTCTGATGATTTATTCTCTGATATTACAGACTTTACTGATATTACTTCAAATTTATTTACTCCAAAATATATGCAAATTGCAAATCCTGGTATATTGTATACTTCTAATATTATTATGAAAATGTTACCATCATTATATGATACATTGTATGTAAATGCAGTCGATGTTTTGACAAGTAATGCAGAAACAATATATTTCCTTCAGAATAATTGCAATTATAATGCTGAAAAATATGAAACTAGATTTAGTAAAAAGACTACAGATCATATTGCGGAAGGTATCCAAAATTATTATATTGTCAATGGTAAATATTCACATAATTTGCTTACTATAAAAGGTGATATTCGGGCATCAAATATATACAGCTCAAATGATATTAATTCTATATCTATTTATACTGATGAGTATCATGCAGACGGTAGTGAATTGCAGAATATTTATATTGATGATAATACGACAGATGCATTGCAAGAGGGTAGTAATTTATTTTTTAAACCAGAACATATCGCATATATTTTAGAAACATGTAATATATATGCATCAAATTATATAGATACTTTTAATAGAGAATATTATCATAATGTTATTCTACCTACAGAATTATATGACTATATCAATCTTGGGATAACAGATATATCAAATTTCTTATCCAACGTAAATATTGAATATGATATAAATAATAATTCTAATTCAATTGCGAATACTGAACTACAATCTAGTAATTATTTAATGCACTATAATTATTATAATATAATATCTATATTATCAAATATACATGTAAATTCACTTACACAAGGTACAAATGATGCGTCATATTTGATAGCAAATACGTCAAATAATTTATATAATAATGCATATTATACAAATGATTACTTAATACAAGAAAGGACAAATATTTTAAATAACTTGGAAAATTATTTGCATTTTGGTTATGCGAATATATCAAATATTGAAATGTCATTAATATATGATATGACAAAAGTAATACAACAGAATAATGTTGATTTAAGCGAATATATTAATACTTCTAGTAATAACTTTGCACTTTATAAAATTGCAAAATATGCAATCAGTTCAAATTACATATTTGTAAATAGTAATAGGACCGTTGAAGACCTACATAATATTATACAAGAACAAAATGATAATATAGATATCTACTTTACGAATATTTATAATATCTTATCAAATAATGAAAATTTATGTTCAAATCAAATATATAATTTATATACAAATACATGCAATTTTTTGAGTTCAATAAGATACGATGATTTATCCGAATTACTTATAATATCTAGTAATAATTTACATGAAGAAATTCATAGCAAATATTTGAATATAGCTGAATATAATAATATAGTATTTGATCAACTTGTGAGCAATTTACAAGAAGAATACGAAATCTTTAATAAATTAACAAGTAATGTTTATGATAAAACTTGCATAGAATTTGATAATAATTTAAGAAATATAAACACAAATCGTATACCTGCAGGTACATCAAACTTTTATTACAATGAAGAAGTATTTAATGAATTATTTGTAACATTAACAAATGATAATTTTATGGATGGTGCGGTCAATCGTTGGATTATCGACAATCAGTATTATGGAAATCTAAATGTTTTGGGTACATTATATGCATCAAATATAATCATCGATGGTGAAATAAGCACAATAAATACTAAAATTTATCAAAGTGGCAGTTGTTTAATTACATCATCAAATTCAAGTGATTTAATGAAAATATTAAAATATGATGATTGTGATATATTTTTAAATAATACAAGTAATGTAAAAGATATTTTTAAGGCTTATAACATTGATAATAGATGTATATTACATGTATCTGATAGTAATATATATGTAAATAAATTAAGTAAAGATACGGTACATACAGGATTAGATATATCTGGTATTATATATGCACAATCATTTCAAGGAGATACAATTGGTCTGTGTAATGTAAATTTAAATGATAGAACTACAGATTTGTTGCAAGAAAATGGAAGTAATTTATACATTACAAATAGCCGTGTTTCAATTTTGATTGATATGTCAAATATTGATGTATCAAATTGTATACATTTATTTTCAAATAATATGTGTGAAAATACATTAGCAGTATATAACACATTAAATGAACTGATTTTATCAGAAAGCAATTATATATTTCATAAATCTTTGGAAAATAACAATACATCATTGTTTTTGGAAAAGATGATAGTTGATATGTCAAATGTCATTATAACTGATGACATATACTCACAAAATTACATGAAAATAACTTCAAATGCAATATCTGATTATTTATTTGCATTAGATACAAATATATCAAATTATGTTCTATCGACAAATTATGATACAATAGATATTATCAATAATCTATATGACGATAGTAGTAATTTTATTGAACAAAATTACGACGATATTGTTAAATATAATAAAATGAATTATGATAATGCTTTGAATTATGTAACAGAAACTTCAAATAATTTATTGATAAATATATATGAAACATTAAATAATGATATGAATTATTTAAATTGGACATGTAATGTATTATCAGATAGTTTATCAAACATTAACCTAAACTTAATAAATTATGAAACACAAAGTTGTAATAATATAATGTCATTGTATTCAGATGATATAGATAAATACATATTAAATACATCTAATGAACTTATGAGTTATGCATATAATATGTTAAGCAATCTTAATGAAACTACAAATACATATATTATAAAAGATATTTATTCTGGAGATAAGGTATTACATATTAATTTTGAGAATAATGTAAAGATTATCAATAATGTTACAAATAATTTAAATGTAGATATTACTTCCAATATATATATTTATAGTAAAAATGATAATATAACGATGATTGATATGATGAAAAAAGAGGGTTTCGTAATACATTTTGTTTTTAAAACCAAATATTTACAAGACACACTAATATATAATATAGGGAGTGACGCTATATCTGTTATAAAAATTAAAATATTGAATGGATTTTTACATGCAAACTTTGGGTATCAAAATAATAGTATAGGTGTTTTTTCACAACAAGCTATAAATCCGGAAGTATGGTATACTGCTGATATAATTGTATATATTATGAATGGTATAATATCATTTAAGATGTTTTTAAATAAATTTCAAGAGCAAATTATTATGATTTCAAATTATTGCAATGATAGATTGGTATATGATGCATCTATAATACAATCGCTTGTTTATAATCATAATATGGAATATTCACATTTAATGGTCGTAAGTTGTCCCAAAGTTTTACCTACTTACATATCATCTTCAAATTATTTTATAGTTTTTGATAATACATTGTTGACATATACTGTAACATTTGCTAAAAATACAGTATGTAAAATACTTATGATTGGCGGTGGAGGAGGTGGAGGATATAATTACGGAGGAGGTGGTGGCGCTGGTGCATATTATTATCATGAAAACTATTTATTTGAAAAAGGAACATATATTTTCAAAATAGGATCTGGCGGTGATGGTGCATTAGCAGATATACTACCAAAAAATGGAGGAGATACATATATATCTATTAATGGAACTGATATATTAAGATGCAAAGGAGGAGGACATGGAGGGTCATATGTAAATAATGGTTATATGTATTATACGGGGGGTAATGGAGGATGTGGCGGAGGTGGGATAGGTTGGGATAATAATATAATGAATGAGACTACATATAATGGTGGTTTAGCAATGAACGAAAATACTGCAGGGAATGGAAATATTGGCGGTAATGGTTTTAGTTCATTTAATAAAAATATACTGTCAGGGGGGGGTGGTGGTGGCATAGGTAGCATTGGACAAAGCGCATCGGTTTTACAAAAAGAGGGCGGGAATGGAGGTGATGGTCTAGTATTTAACATTCGCGGCACTAATGAAATATTGGGAGGGGGAGGAGGTGGTGGCGAATGGACTATAAACAGTACAAGTCCTGCAGGATTAGGTGGTGGTGCTAATGTAAATGGTAATTACATAAGAGTAGGAGGTAATGCTTCAAGAAAAGATGGTCAGATAGGTGGAAATGGGAAAGAAAATACAGGGTCTGGTGGAGGATCTGGAAGAAATTCGAAAGGTGGAAATGGTGGTTCTGGTATTATTATAATACAATATGATGCAAGTGATGAATTATATACTACTATCGGTCAAAGTAATTATGAAAATAATATTCAATTAATATCGGGATTTTCCTATATAAATACTTATTACTCGAGTAATGTATATGTAATAAATGATGTACAAAATATTGATAAAAGCGGATATTATTATCAATACACTAGCAATGTCTATAATGATATAAATGATTTTTATGAAAATGCTGATGATAAATTAACGATAAATAATATTATATTAGGTGATTTAGATGAAATATTTACAGAAATATTTGCAAGTGTGAAACTATTAACTGGTTATTATTTGTTTACATTAGATACAATCAATGAATTAAGTGCAGATTTATTTATAGGTCAACATGATGAAAACATTAGAGATAGCTTTTTTAATGTTGCAAATTATTATAATAATATAGTACATATTACCGAATATCCTATATATATTGTTGAAGGTTATTATAGTTTTTATTTGAGAATTTTGAGATCAATAGAATATAGAAATGTGAAATATCTGATACCTAAATATAAATATATGAGATCATGGAACGGGATTAGTTATAATTTAAATAAATCACATAATATTACATATATTAATAACACATTAATAGATATAAACTCAGATTTTGAATTGTATTTAAATGATGCCAAATCATCAAATATTACGTATATTAAAGATATAAAGATCGTAAATAATCCTTTAACGACAGGCAGTGATCACTATATAAAGGACATTTTATATAACGGGTATGACAATGATATAATATCTACTAAATATAAAATAAAAGTAAATAGGTGGTTAGAAAATAGTAATCAGAATAGCACGTGGATATATTATGATGATGGATACGTGGCAATTGGTAATACAATACCAGCTGCTTCTTTAGATATTTATACAAACTTACTTGTAAATTATGATATGAAATCAATAAATTCGATTAAGACCAATAATAATGTATGGACAAACCTGGGGATAATAACTAGTTCTGACGAAAGAATAAAGAAGAATATAATTGATGTTTCTGATAGCAGAGCCTTGGAAAGTATTTTAAAAATAGAACCAAAAAAATATAATTATATTGAAAGTGGTAAGAAAGAGAACATATATGGTTTTATAGCACAACAAGTTGCAGATATTATACCAAATGCAGTACAGTTTAAAGAGAATTTTATACCAAATATATATACTCCTGGATTTATTGCAGATAATGTATTAACAGTCGAAGGATCAAATTTCAATGTAATAAAAGGTGATATATTGCTAATCATAAATGATAAAAATGAAAGGATTATAAAAAAGGTTAATGACATTGAGTTTACTGATTGTTTGAAAATTAAAATAGAAGACGGGTTGTATGGCAATGTTTTTGTCTATGGTATTATGGTAAAAGATTTTCATGTATTGGATAAAAGTTATATATATACATTAAATGTTGGTGCTCTTCAAGAACTAGCTAGCAATTATGCAGATATTGATAAACAGATTGATGACATATGCAATCACGACAATAAAATCTATAGTTCAATTATTACACTAACATCAAATATGTATGAACTAAGTGAGATACCCAACTATCAAGAATTATATGATTATAAGCTCATAGATGATGTGAATATATTGAAACAAAACAATGACATATTAATGAAAAGAGTAATTGAATGTGATGATAGTGTTTATATAAAATTACAGAAAGAACTAGAAATAATAGAATATGAAAACACAGTTTTACTTTCAAGTAATCTAATTTATATGAATGAATATAATACTCTTATTGATGCTATAAATATAAATATGAATGAGGTCATAACCATAAAGAATATAATGAATATAAATGATATTATTATATAAAATTTATACCTCGTATTATAGTTAAGGTTGATAGCTGAATGTCAGAATGTACTAATTGCATATACAGGTATCCGAAAACATTTAAAATTTGCGGTAAAAAATGCGATGAAAATAGTAGTTTATGTCCAGCTCATAATAAACATGTAGCAGACCTATATGAGATATATCATATAGTATTTGGTAAAAAGAAAAATATAATAAATACATATGATATATACAGATTATATATTTATGTTTATGATAAAATACAATTTCAAACAAATGAACTAGAACATTCAGATATGGTAAAAGTATTATTTATAGAACTTTTAAGATTAATTCCTAAATCTAAATTATCTGATGCATTTTCCAAATATAAAATTAAAAAACTACATTTTTATAATAAAATATATGAACTAAATCATTTTACATATAGATTTTCAAAAAAACATAATGTAAATATACTTCAAAATATGAGTAGACAATTTATACGAAAACATTTAGTAATAACACTTGATAGTGATAATATTGCAATAAATAGTGAGGACCCATTTACATATGATAATATAGACGAGTTATCTTCAGAAGTACTATTTACATACAGAGACAATAATAATAATATATATGCGTTTAATGCAATAGAATTAGATTTTTTTATAAAAAAATGTAAAAAAGAAAATACAGTTCCTTATAATCCATATACAAGAGAGATATTAGACGAAAGATTGTTTATAAAACTTAATTTGTTCATTAAATACAATAGATTAAAAAGAAGAAATAGTGGATGTATGTGGGAATCTGAGTTGCATGCATTTACTGACTTGTCGTTCGAAATAGAGAAACGAGGTTTTTATAATAGTCCTGACTGGTTCCTACGTATGGATAGACAAAATATAATAAAGGCTATAAAAATGTTTAAAGATTTTTCGGCAAATATTTATGATAATGAGAAATATTTCAAGGCAGATATTTATGATATAACTGATAATAAAAGTTTTGTATATAAATTTTGCAAAGATGGAATAAAATTATTTCAGGAATGTAATGAAGATTTGTATATATTATGTTGTAATTTCATAAAAGCTCTAGCAATGTGTTCAAAAGATTTTTATGATAATATACCTGAATGGTTGCTAGGTACAAATACAAACTCTAGATTATCTGATGTGTATTCATTTTTGACAGATGATATATTAGATAATTTTGGTATATTAAGAAATGATGTTAGATCAAATAATACAGATAATTTTTTACTTTATTATTATGTAGAGTATATGCAATGAACAAATCTTATGAAAGTAATTACATAAAAAATACACCAGACTTTGTATACATACCACCACAACCGATAGATTTATCTCCGAAAAAAAATATATATGACATATATATAGCAAAATTTAAGACTGCATTTTACGGAAGTTTGTTATTTGTAATTTTATCTTTACCAGCTGCATATAAAATACTTGATATAGTAGGTAAGTTATTTTCGAATAATGTTGATATTATAGATGAATATGGCGAAGCACAACCTTTAGGAAGAGCAATAATGGCTTTATTAGTTGGACTTTTATTATTTATTCTATAAAAGAATTTTATGTATATAGTTTTTGAACTATCTTACATAAATATAAAAAATATTATTTAAGAATTTTTAAGAATTAGAAGATGTATTTTTATTTTATCACTTTGCAGTCTTTTTTACTGCTTTTTTTACTGGCTTAACAGGCTCAGGAGGAGGTGTTGGTGCTCTTTCTTCCTCCTCCTCCTCTTCTTCTTCTTCCTCTTCTTCTTCTCCTTCATCTTCTTCCTCCTCTTCTACTCTGCTATCATCTGCTGTAGATACAATTTGTTTTTTCAGCACATCTTCGTCGATAGAGATATCATCTTCTTCTTCGTTTTCTTCGTCATCTTTTTCAACATCACTATCTACAATAAATGTTACCTTGGTAGTATTTGATTGTTGGAATTTTCCAGATACAACTTTCCAGCTGCAACCAAACATTCCACCAGAAAACCAGATACCGTTAAGTTGAATAATTAGTTGTGCTTTTCCACCCTTAAGATTGTTAAGAATATCTGCGAATTCAACATCATTATTATCCATATCATAAGCATCAAATTCAAACTTATCATCGCGTGCATTGTAAGGAACTTTAACACGGAATGTTGGTGGATATTTGTTGGCAATTTCTCCTGTTGCCTTATCTTTATCGTGCTTAACCATTGGAGTAAACATATTAGATACAACGTCCTTGTTATTATTATAATTATTCTTAAACCACAAGAGCCTGTTTGCAAATGCATCTTCGATTACTTTTTGCTCCATTTCCTTAAGCTTATCGTGAAATTGCTTAATCTTAGGATTTTCATTTACTCCCTTGAATGATAGAGTAAGGTCGTATTTTTTTTCTTCATCTTTTTTCTCCTTCTTATCGTCATCTTTAATAAATTGTGAACTATCATTTACACCATAAGGTAGAGATAGAATAGGTGTCTGTAGCATAAGTTTTGATCCGTCATAATTTACGTATACTGACTTGGCACCAGATTTCAAAATTTTAACTTCAGAATACTTAAGCTTGTTGACATCAATGCTCTTAGGAAGAATAACGCTCATTATTGTATAATATATGTGTTACTTCTTTATATATTTTAAATAATCATTTTTTTATACTAATAAGAAAAATAAATTACAAATTTATATCCTTATTATATACAATATAGGGTACTTAAGAAACAATGAATTTGAGTACATAATTCAGTCAAACTTTTAAATTATAAAAACTTTCTAAAACTTTATAAAAAAATAAATTATGTACTCATTTTTACTTTTTATTATAAATATACTAAAAATATTTAAATGTCACAAAATTTTTCATTTAAATTATGTAATTAAATATATTATGAGAATTGATAACAATTTTCTGCATAATGACCATATTTTTCACATAAATAACATCTTTTAGAATATGATGATTTATTATACCAACAATTGTTTGCATAATGACCATATTTTCCACATTTATAGCAAGAATTATTAATTTTTTCTTTGTTCTTAAATTTACAGTATCTTTCATGATAATCACATTTTACTTCATCTTCAAATTCTCTATCACAATATTCACAACACCATATGTCATGCAATTCGCTGTCTTCACTATCTTCGAAATTATCACTACAACAATTTTTAGCAAAGTGTCCTTCTTTACCACATTTGAAGCATCTATTATTTATACTATTACTAATTTTATTAAGCTGATTTTTAGTCTCTCTATCTAATTTAACAGATGTATATGATCCACCTCTTACATTATCTATGCCATATTTATCCATATATATTTTTGTATATTTATCTTCATCATAATCGTCGCCTTCTATAAGTTCTAATAATTTTACTGGTTTGTGTATCTTAGTCCATTCAGAACCTTTTGCATTAAAATGAGTTTTTATGCGAAAAAAAGGGGATGATGTTTTGCCAATATAATATTTGCCATTGTTTAATTCAAGTATATAAATATACACCATAATGTAGATAATATATCTATATCATTCTTATATGATATACTCATTTTTTTTACTTTTTTATTATAATTATTGCTTCCATTTTTTACCACAAATCAAACAATTCATGAATAATGTAGATGCTTCATCACCAGAACGGGTCTGTAGTTCATAATAGCTAACTTTCTTACCTTTACAGCGCGAGCATGTAATCATATCAGACATTGCAACATTCTTGACTTCATATGCAGCTTTGAAACGCAATTGATTTTTTTCAATAATATTTTTCCATCTTGCAGGGAAAATATCATGACTTAGCATATAAGGTAAAACATGAGGCAAGAACTCCTTTTTATTTACTAGCCTTTGTAGTAAATCTTTATTACCAATATAACTTTCGGCTTTCAAATTTGAATAAACAGATCTCGCAATATTGACATATGTTTCTGCTAACATTTGACATTTCCACGATAATTGAATTTTGAGACTATTTGCATAATCTATAGTAGCGTTAAATACGCCAATTTCTAGATCAGTTGCCTCTAATTCAGATATACCGATATTATCAATTAAAAGTTTTTTGAAATCTTCTCTAATTTGGTGTTTATTATTTTTATTGTCCTTATTGATAACGACAATATTTTCTGTATTATGCTCTATTTTACTATATTTTTCGATTTCTTCTTGCAAATTATATAATGTATATTCTGAAACCATTTCTATGGAACTTGATATTAAATTAAGTAAGATATCATTTTTTTATATATATAACAATAAAAAATGATATATAACTTATAGTTACTACTCATTACATATGTGTCAAAATCAAATCATTGATTTACATCATTATTTAAATGATAATGTCAATATAATTGAAATATATTTTTGTCCAAAGCAAAATGCAAATCAAGATAATTCCCTTAAAACTATTAATACAATTGTGTCTAATGATATTATAAAATCAATAAATGCAAAATACAAAAATGGAAAAGAAGAAACTTTTAAATCGTATTTTATGAAGGATAAAATATATACATATGAACTAGCAAATGATAATCAAATTGTATTGTCAAAACATAAAATAATGGCTAAGCAATTTTCTCGAAATAAACCATATGACTTATTTGTATTATCATCGAAAATAGAAAAATTTCCACCATATATTTTTCCATGTACAAATGAAATTGATTATGTTTGTACATATACTATGAAAGAATACAAAATTAATAATAGAATTTCAATTATTATTAAAACAGAGGATGATATTAAATCAGTGTACATTCAATACAGACATTCGCCAAATATAGAAATAGATAAAATGAATGAGATAGTAAATAGATTGATAAAAACTTTATAAATATTAACCTTTAAGATAAAAAAATGATTGATGATTATGAACACAACAATACTATAATAGTTGTTTAAGTAATTAATCAGTCAATTAATTATGAATAATTTTATGGATTTTTGTGAATATTTTAATAATCATCATCAAAATAATACATCATCAGACTTGGATGCATATAAAACATACTACGATTCATATAGTAATTATTTGGTTGCAAAAAAATATAATAATAATGACATCAAAACATATCGCATGAATTCTCTAATAGATTGTTTTATTTCAATGAATAATCTTGATAATAATTTGAGAGAGGATTTGCGTAAATATTACATGATGAATATTAAAGATAACTTCAATAGAATTCTAGATCCTCCTAAATGTCAACTATTTGAAGATGAAAAACAATCAAGACTAGAAATGTTACAACAACAATACGACGATGAAACTGACGATGTAAAACAACATTATAAAGGACTACAAGATAAATATAGATATTATAGTGACCTATTGGAAAGAATTAACAATCCTCAAGACGAACAATTTGCATATGTTGATGAATATAGTGATGGATATACAACAGAGACATTTAGTGATAATTACGAAGATGAATATGATGACTATTATGATGAATATGAATATTATGAAGATGATTATGATAATGATGAGTACAATAGTGATTATGAATATTAATTCTATGAAAAAAATAAATTGTTAAACTATTTAGAAAAATAATATTTTTTAAGCTTTACAACCACAATCACCTCCTTTGACCTTCTTGGTCATTTTTTTCGCGGTTTTTGAGGCAGGTTTTTTACAAGATTTTTGAGTTTTTTTATGAGTTATTGCTTTAATAGTTATTGTATATTTATTGACAATTTCTACACCATTAATAACTCTAACTAATGGTTTTGCTAATTTTACTCTATTGGCTTGATAGTCAAATGAATTCTTTTCAGATCCTTGTGTTGTTTCACGAAGGCAAAAAGTTATCTTTCTTAAAGATTTATATTTAGCACTTTGCTGTGCTTTCTTAAATAATTTTGTAGCTGCCTTTTTTCCAGCTGACATAGGACTGCTTGATTTATATCTTCCACCAGTTACATTTATGCATGAACTCTGAATTGTATATGTTTTCGTCATTCTATTATATTACTATAAAATTTTTTAACATATGGGTTTATTTTAAATGATTCTTTTGCCACATCTATAATTTTAATAGAATTTAATGATTTTGCACGCGATAATGCTGTATATGCTTGCCCTGATGTGAATATATTTTTCCCTAGATCTAGTTCCAATGCATCAATTGTCATTCCTTGTGCCTTATGTATAGATAATGCATAACAGATTTTTATTGGCATATGAGAAATAAATGAAGTATAACATTTACGAACATCATCATATGATTTTTCATTTACATCCTTATAATAATCAATTTGGAAAGTGTTATTCTCAACATCCTGAATAATTACATTTTCTTCACCAAGATAAGTTATAACTCCTCTTTTACCATTAACAATACCCTTTGAGACATCTATGTTTCTAGTAATAATAACTTGTGCTCCGCATATTAATTCCACATCAAATAATGACGCAGATATACTGTTATCGTTGCTATATTTTGCCTTGTATAATTTATAGCTATTTCCACTATTCTTTAACTTTAAAACCTCTTCATTATTGATTTTGTCAACATCAACATTCATAGGATACAATCTAGTTGGTCTAATATCTTCGTGAAACTCTGTATTTTTCAATTTATTTAATACAGTAATTATATTGTCTGTACATTTACCTTTGCGGACAATCTGTAATAGTTTTATAAATAATTGATCACCATTTTGTCTTATAATTTCATCTAACATTATAGTTTTAATTTGCAACTTATCCCACGATTTTGAAAGAAAACAATATAAACCATTAATTGGTGCAAGTTGACAAAAATCTCCTACTAAAATTAACTGCAATCCTCCAAATGGTTTTAGAAGCAATTCTTTGTTATTGAAATGATGCGCTTTGACGCTAGCAAAAATATCTGAAATCTTGTCAAATAATTCTGCATCAAGCATTGAAACCTCATCTATAATAAGAACCTCAAGAGCTCCTATGGATTTAAATGTATTAGGATATCTTTTAATTCTTCTTATATTATCTATAATACTTCCATTTCCTAAACCAATCTTCATAAACGAATGCAAAGTTTGTCCTTCTATAAGAACGGCAGCAGTTCCTGTTGTAGCCGTCATTGCATAATTCTTATTATTTTGTTTTAAAGTATCTAAAATATAGTGAATTGTAAATGATTTACCAGTTCCCGCTGGTCCTGTTAGAAGTATATTTTTACCATTTATAACTTCATCAATTGCATTTTGTTGTTTTTTATTCAACATATGATAATGCAATGTAAAAAAATAAATTCATCATTTTTTTATTATTATGTAAGTATTTTTTATTTGACTTCAAGTTTTTTTATGATTTTATTCATCCAAGACTTCAAGGACGTATTTGATGACATGACCCCTCTTGTCATAAGTCTCATCGCTATTTAAATCCAGTTCGGCAATGAACTCAGAAAACATGTAGATATCCTCAAATGTAGTATTTGTCATTTGTAGATAATTTTTACCTAGTATATCATCATTTTTTCTGATATATCAAATATTTTAGAACAAATTTATAGCTTTTCAATGAACTTTGCTACCAATGACTTTTTTTTATTATAATTTGCAATAAATACATTATTCTTATTTTGCATATTTCTAATAATTTCATTATGATATTTTTCCTCTTTAGTTGGAGGATAATCATAGAACCATTTTGCTAGAATATCTTTATTAATTATTTTTATAGGATTATAATCATATTCTTTGCACATATAAAGTATAGCTCTTGATATAAATCCCCTTGAAGATTTATTCGGAATAAATAGTTTTTTTTTATGATTTACATAGTTTCCAAAATCTAATTCTACCCAGTTCTTGTCATCATTTATATCATAATCTTCAACATATTTATAATTTGACCTATTTACATTTATAGTATTAATTGTTTTAATAATATTATGCATATCATTAATATGTTTGGTGCTCAGATGTGATCTAGGAAATATATGTTCTACAGAATATATGTTGTTTCTTAATCTATCGTCTACATGGAAACCGCTATCAAGATATATTGACGGCATTTTATTATCAAATATAATAGCATGTCTTATAATATTTGTGCATTTAATTGTATTTGATGCAAACCCCTTTGAAAATATAAGCATGTTTATACAAATGATATATTTCAGGGTTTTATTGAAAATCATTCAACGATTTATCCTATATCATATATATCATTTTTTTAATTTATTTCAGACATTTCCTTTGCAATAGATGGATATAAGGTGGAAAAGAATTGATAAACATTAGCATGAATATCTACATTTTTATTTACTCTATATTCATTTAGAAGTGTCCTAGATTCAAAATCTCCATGTATCCAATAATGTACCATAACAGTACTTGATCCATAGTCGCCTTTTTTAACCATATCCCAGTCACTTTTTGATGATGGTAAATTATTGAATTTTAGATCATTTATCGGAAAAATTAGGTCTCTATTTTCAATAATATTAATATAATTAGAATGATTATGATATATGTCTATGTTATATTTAAAATATGATCCGCCAAAAATGTCAAACTTTGAAAAAATACTTTCTCCATTACGCTCGAAAATTGTCGACATATTCTGAATAATAAAATTCAACATAATATTGTTAGCATTTGCTGCAAAAAAAGCATTACATAAGTAATCATTTTTATTATAAAGTTTGATAGTTTGTTCTGCAGGTTCATATGTTATATGTAATTTATCACTCATCATATTAATAATTTCTTCGGGATCTTGTAAAATAAGAATATCTAAATCGATATATATACCACCATAATGATGAACTAAAATAATTCTTGATATATCACCTTTCTGCACACCTGTTCTTGATAATTCAAAAAGCCTTAGAATATGCGGATATTCTTTCTTGATGAGTTCAACAATTTTATCATCTGTCCATAGATGAAATACATATCCTTTGCTTTCAAGAACTGTTTTGTTATGTTCCACAATTTCTTGTAAAATATGAGGTAATTTTTCATTTTTCCATGTTTGGTGTATAATTTTCGGGATCATTTTATTTAATAATTATATTGTATTTTTTATATATATATCTATATATTTCTTCAATAATATACTAACACTATAATCAAATATAACAATCATATTAAAAAGTTTAATAGAACAAATTTTTAACGATGGTAAATATATAGAAATTACTTCAAAATTACCAAAAATATTTAAAGCCCACATAAACTTGAATAATATAGTATATACACTCATATTCATCATACAATAACAAGGCAGAGGTTCAAAAAGGTATTTCCAATATGTTATTATGGGTAAAATATGAATTAAAAAGTTTATTATAATATATTCAACTCTTATCATAATATTATGATTTCTTCCAATGTTGAGTAAAAAAGGTTTGGAATTATCTAATATGTCAAATAAAATCCTACTATCGTATATAACAAATCCATGATATAATAAAAATATTTGTAGCGAGTTTATTGCTATAAATTTAGATAAATATGAACTGTGAATGTCGTAATAATTATACATAATATAATGAGCACATATCATAAAAATATTCCAATTTGTGTATTGATTAAACTTTCTTTGAATTGTCTTATTTTCTTTAATTAAAAAACAAGGTATATGCTTCATAAAAGACATGGATACGAATGTAGATAACAGAAAGTTATGAAATATTGAAATATCATTATATGCATTTGAACAAACTGTATCTGTGAACATATACTATTATAATTATATCTACCTGATATATTCTTTAAATATATAAAAATTTACTATATTTATATTAGGTTTATGGATTTATTTCTAAATCCTTTAATGGTTTGTGGAATTGCTATAATATATTGGATATCAGTAATAGATGAAAAAAAAAGTAATCGTTGGTGGAAATATACTAAAAATAATTTATAATTTTATTTTTCGATAATTATTTTTATAAAAATGTGTAAATAACATTATCATTTGTATTTGATATATAAATTGAAACCATGCTAAATGTCGCGGACATATATTTTCCCATATCATAACAGATATTGAATGAATAATACATAATACAAACTGAAATATTTGTGCTTGTGTTACAATTTTTTTAAATGGATTATATATTCCAAATGACGCACATAAGTAATGACTATACATTAGAGTATGAATAATACTATTTATTAAACAACCAAACATAACAGTACCATTTCCATGTCCAATATAAAGTAAACTTCCCCAAATTATTCCAATTGTACTATGATGATATACGTGTAAGAACGTCAATTGTCTATCTGCTTTTTTTAATATAATAAAAATGGTATCAATATAATCAAAATATTTTGATAAATAATGAACAAACACATAATATTCAATATTTGAATTATACATAAGATTAATTCCAAATAAGTTTGTTTTTGTAGATATAAAAGTATATTTATATATACCACAAATCATATAAATATTTAATATAATTTGTGATAAATTATAAAATTGCATTAAACGTTTCAATCTGTATGAACTTCTATTTTTCATAAAATTCCTTAATATTACAATACTCGAAAGATATCCCGAAGTCATAATAAACATAGAAAGCGGTGACGCAATTATCTTTATTTTGTCTTTAAATGGTTCTAAAATAATCATATATTATCTTTATTTATAAAAGATCTTTTATATATTTATTTATCTAAAGGAGATGAAGTAATAGTCATACCACAGTATTCTACATTTTCATTTTTGAAATCTTGTTTTGTATATATACCTATATTTATAGCTTCTTCCAAAATCCATCGAAAATTGTTCCAAAACTCTTCTGTGTGTCCGATACTTTTTGTTGCTAAATGTGCTATTTCATGTAAAACTACAAACATCATAGTATTGATATCCATTAATTTATCATTGCTACGAAGGCATAATACAATCTGTTCTCCCTTATTAATAGAGTAACTCGTATAGCCTGGTGTATCTACTCCTTCTTTAAATTTATCTGGCTGAAAATTATTTTTCAACATTTCTACACGTTCATCACTGCCATAAGATTTTTTTAGATGTTCAACAAGTAAAACTATTTTTTGCCTGATTTTTGCAATCAAATCAGCAGCTTCTTTGGCATCCTTTCGTATTTGAACAGTATATTCTCTATCATCTACATCACTTTTCATTGTAGTTAAACCTTCATTTATGTAATAATTATGTAATAAATATATTCCAAAAATTGATAATATAAGTATAATTAATCCCTCTATACCTATATCCATTATCTATATATTTACTATAATAAATAAAAAAATGATTTACATTATTTAACAATTATATTTTATAATATAGTATGGATTTTCCTAGAAAACCTTACCCACCTATTGATCCTAAAAAATGTCCTTTAGAATTTCAGATTACGGATATATATATACCTGAAGCTGACAAAGATAAAGAGCGTAATAGCGATGAATTATATACAATATTACTATATGGCACATGTAATAATGGCGCAACGGTATGTGCCACAGTTGATAAATTTATACCATACTTTTACATTAAACCACCTCAAACATGGGAAAATTTAACAGATGAAAAATTTGATGCTAAGGTTGAAGAATTTAAAAACACCTTATTAAATGATGCATATAAATGCAGATTGAGGAATGGTGACGAATATAATAGGAAGATTATACCTAATAAAATAGCGCATCATTTTGACAATGTAACAACGGTGAAAAATATGGACTTTTGGGGATTTACAAATAATAAAATATTTCGATTTATGAAAATTTCTGTAAAATCATTGCAATTATTTACTTCATTAAAATATTACCTTAAGACGCTTGAAAATCAAGATTATAAGTCTTATGAAAGCAATATTGACCCTTTTCTCAAATATATACACATACAAAATATTAAACCATGCGGTTGGGTTCGTATTGAAAAATACACAATTGGCGACGATATTAGTAGATGTGATTACAATATAAATGTGAAATATAGCAATGTAATCCCTATTGAGGTGAATAAGATAGCGCCGTTAATAGTAACATCTTTTGACATAGAATGTTCAAGTAGTCATGGGGATTTTCCTGTAGCAAAAAAGAATTATAGCAAGGTTGCACAAGATTTGGCATTGGTAGTCAAAGCAGGTTACGAATACGATAAAGATTATGTAATAAATTGGCTCCAAAATATTTTCATAAATGATATTATGATTGATGAAGCAACCAATTTGAAAATTAATAAAGTATATCCTAAGAAAAAGATTACATCAGAATATATTCAAAATATTCCTAATGTGGTAAAACCAGTATTAGATAATATTTTGAGCATTCTTGATAAAATATCAAATTCTATATCTACTGATACAAACGAAGAAGACGATGATGGGGATGAAGTGAATAAATTAACAATAAGAGAATTAAACGAAGAAGAAGATAAAATCACAAGTTTGTTAGACAAAGTATTGCCACCACTGGAAGGAGATAAAATCATTCAGATTGGAACTACAGTACATATGTATGGTTCTGATAATATAATTTATAAGAATATAATTACTCTAAATACATGTAATAATATCGAGGGTTGTGATGTTATTACATGTAAAACAGAGAAGGAGGTTTTAATAAAATGGAAGGAACTCATGAATAATCTAAATTCAGACATTGTAACAGGTTATAATATATTTGGCTTTGATATGGAATATATTTGGAATAGAGCAATTGAAACTGGGATTATAGATGATTTTAGTATAGGTTTGGGAAGATTGATTACTAGAAAATGTTCTTTAGTAGAACAAAAATTATCATCATCTGCATTGGGTGATAATATTCTCAAATATCTTGATATGGACGGAACAGTTATAGTAGATTTACTTAAGGTTATGCAAAGAGAACAAAAACTGGATAGTTATAAATTAGATAATGTAGCAACAATCTTCTTAGGAGATAAGAAGGATGATCTAAAACCTCAAGAGATTTTTGAAAAATTCAGAGGAAACGCAGAAGATAGATGTGTAATTGCAAAATATTGTATTCAAGATTGCTGTCTAGTAAATAGACTTATGCATAAATTGAAAATCTTAGAAAATAATATTGGAATGGGAAATGTATGTCTAGTACCATTGAATTATTTGTTTCGCAGAGGTCAAGGTATCAAAATCTTTTCTCTAGTTGCAAAACAATGTATGGATAGAGGTGCATTAATTCCAGCTATCAAATCATATAGAGAAAATGTAGATAACGAAGAGGATGGTTATGAAGGCGCTGTTGTACTTGAACCAAAAGAAGGGATATATCTAAATGAACCTATAGTTGTATTTGATTACGGTTCTCTTTATCCATCTTCTATGATTGCAAGGAATTTGTCACACGACACATGTATATTAGACAAAAAATATATGATAGAAGATCCTAATATTAAGTATGAACATGTATATTATGATTTATATGAAGGTAGTGGTGACAAAAAAAGAAAGATTGGAGAAAAAGAGTGCATATTTGCACAATATAAAGATGGGAAAAAAGGTATTATTCCAGAAATTCTGAATATGCTTTTACAAGAAAGAAAAAATACCAGAAAAAAAATTGAATACCAGACAGCTATATTAAAAGATAATTCTGAAGTCGTTGGATTTCCTACTGAGAAAGATGATGTTATAGAATATCAAAATGTTGATACTGGTAATGTTGTAATAGTTAATAAATCAGATATCAAATCAGTAAAAGATACATATAATAGATTTGAACAAGATGTATTTGATTCGTTACAATTGGCTTATAAAATTACAGCAAATTCATTATATGGTCAAATTGGAGCAAGAACATCATCAATATATTTAAAAGATATTGCAGCATGTACAACTGCAACTGGTAGGGAAATGATTATGATGGCAAAAAATTTTGTAGAAATACATTATAATGCAGAAGTAATATATGGTGATACAGATTCTATATTTTGCAAGTTTCCTTTGAAAGATGAACAAGGTAATTCTGTTTATGGTAAAGATTCATTGCCATATGCTATCGAAGTAGGTAAACATGTAGAGAAAAATATTGTCAAAATCATGCCAAAACCTCAGAAATTAAATTATGAAAAATCATTATATCCATTTATCCTCTTTAGCAAAAAAAGATATGTAGGAAATTTATATGAAACTGATGTAAATAAATTTAAACAAAAATCAATGGGAATTGTACTTAAGAGGCGCGATAATGCACAAATTGTAAAAAAGATCTTTGGTGGTATAATTGATATTATTTTAAATAAACAGGATCTACAACTATCTATAGAGTTTCTTCAAGAAGAGTTGAATGATCTTGTAAATGGTAAGGCACCAATTAGTGATTTGATAATATCAAAAAGTCTTAGAGCATCTTATAAAGATCCTTCAAAAATTGCACACAAAGTGCTTGCTGATAGAATTGGTGCTAGAGATCCAGGTAACAGACCTGTTGTTAATGATAGAGTACCATTTGTCTATATAAAAGTAAATAATCCACACGCATTGCAAGGGGATAGAATTGAAAATCCGGATTATATTATTCAAAATAATCTAATTCCTGATTACTTACATTATATTACTAACCAGGTTATGAAACCTGTATTACAATTATATGCCTTATGTTTAGATCAATTGCCTGGATATGACAAAGATGAACAGTATTGGAACGATGTTGAAAAATCTTTGTTAGAGAAACCTATGTATACTAACAATATAAGAAGAAAAACAAGAATAGAGAATTTACGTATTAATATGGTAAAGGAATTATTGTTTGACAAATTTATTTATATGTTATCAGAACCAAAGATTAGGAAAACAAAAAAAACAGTAGTTAAAACATCAGGTGTGAATATAGTAAATACTAATGAAGTTACACAACCTGTAATTACCACAAATAATATCAAACAAAAACGTACAACCAAAAAATCAGAAACTGTGATTTTAAATGAAGTATCTGGGATTGGTGAAGTTACAATTAAAGTAACAAATGAAAAGAAATCTGGTAAAATATCTTCAGAGGCTTTTATAAAAGAAAATGGTAAGAAAATTTGGACCTATAAAAATGATAATAGTGTAACAAAGGAAATGGAAATAGAAAATATTATTAAAGAAATTATTGCTTCAGGAAAATCACAAAAATATTTAATTAAACTAAATAACCTATCGTTTGTCAAGGAATATCAAATATGTTTGGCTAAATACAATGAATTGACAAATGTTGCAAAGAATAATAATGTAAATATTTTAGAAAATGCATTTGACAATCTAGATACTGGTAAGCTCCAAGATATGGCAAAAATGAACAAATTTAAGGGTTTGTTAGAATTAAAGGATAAGTTTGAATTTGAACTAAAAACTAAATGAAGACATTGAAGATGATGATGATAATGTTGATATATCAGAACTATTAGGATATATGTATTTAAAATTATTTATGAAAAATCCATTAAATGACGAACTAGGGGCACAAGTATATGAACCAAAATTTTTTACATATAATATATCTCCTATATTCAATTCATTAAATTTTATATCTTTATATATAACGTCCATACTATCACAGGTTGGTCCAAAAAATGTAGATAAATATAATGGTTCTTTATTTTCACTAATTTTTAACGGTATTAATTCTGGTGTTTGATGATCATAATTTATACAATTAAATGAACCATAAACGCCATCGTTGATATAATATTTGAAACCATTTTTTTCTCTTTTTTTGGCAATAACATTTACTACTAAAGTATGTGTAGATTCAGTAAAAAATCTTCCTGGTTCTGCGATGAATTTAATTATGTTTTCATCTATTTGATATTTGAAAAAATCGTTTTGAGCCTTAATGATATTAGTAGCAATATCATCAAACGAAATATGCTTATCAATTCCAGGAAACCCGCCACCAATATCAATTGTAGTTATATTAAACCCATATTTTGCAGCTTTCACACAAGCTAATTTGCAATCTCTAATAGCAGTATAATAACTTTTTGGGTCTTGACAACCACTACCTACATGAAAACTAAAACCAATTAAATTCATATTTAGTTCCTTGATTTTTTCAAAAACTATATCTATATCACTTAAATTACAACCAAATTTAGTATTAAACTTGCATTTGCTATTTGAATCATCAACACATATACGTAATAATAATTCAGCATTTTCATACAATTTATGTATTTTTTCTAATTCTTCTATACAATCAAATGTCATAAGATTGATATTTTTATCATATGCATATCTAATATGAGATGGTATTTTGCAAGGATTTGCAAAAATAATTCTGTTCGGATTATCTATAATATTTAAAACTGTAGCCAATTCATATTGTGATGCACAGTCAAAATTACATCCTAGTTCTGCTAATAGTTGAATTATTTTGACATCTGGATTGCATTTTATTGCAAAATATGGTTTAATATTTGGTAATTTCTCTGTCCATTTATTGTATTGTTCAATAACTTTATTGAGATCTACAATATAAAATGGATTGTCATTTATTGTTTCGCTATGTTTGTGAATAATATCCCTTAAAACATCATCTTTCATTTATCTAATATATAATCTATATTTTATATTTTGTTCTTACATATTTTTATGGGAATAAATATTTAATAATTATATTTGCTTTTTCTTTTCCTATCTTATCAATACTAGAAAGCAATGCTACTTTGTCATCACAACTTGCAAGAGAATTAATTAAATCTTGCATAGATGGATAAACTTCAGCAATTTGTTTTGCTATAACATTTGATATATGAGGTATTTGTGATAATTGCATAATATAACATGTAGCGGGATCTATATTATCAATTTTCTTCTTTTTTAATTTTAAAGTATCTGTATAAGTTGTAGTTTCTTTATTATCTACTATAAATTGCTTGGGATTATCTATAATTTTAGTTGCTATTGTTAAAAGTAATGTACAAGTATCAGATATGTTTTTAGTGAATAATATTCTAATATTATCTCTGAATAATGTATGTAAATATGCTCCCAATAACATTGTTTTATTTTTATTATATGAATATGTTGCGGTTATGTTATCACCTTCAATAATATATGTTAAAGAATGTAAATCCACATTTGATAACAATCTTCCTTTTTGCTCCTTATATCTTCCATCTTGTATTGAAGATATCAAGTCAGGTACTGTTTTTCTTTCAAAAACATAAAATAAATCACCAAATTTAATATGTATATCTCCAAGATCCAAGTTTTCTTTTGAAAAATTTATTTTGCCCTGGTATATATCCATATCTCTTTCATTTATTTCATTATATAATGCGACTTCTCTATTATCTATTATAATATCCATTTGATATATATATTCACAAAATTTTAAATAATATTTTTATATTATAGGAAAATGGATGTTAAGAAATTGAGAGATGCTAAGAAACCAAAGGATGCTAAGAAACCAAAGGATGCTAAGAAACCAAAGGATGCTAAAAAACCAAAGGATGCTAAGAAACCAAAGGATGTTAAGAATCCTGATGATAAAAATCTTGCATATGCTAAAAAAATATTAGATACTACTATAAAATTAGTACAGTGTAATAAAAAAAAATGTAAAAAAAATTTTAAACAATTAGAACCTATTACAAATGTTTATAAAAATGATATTCAAAATATATTATTAAATCCTAAATTAAAACAATATCAAAAAAATAAACTTATACATGATAGAAGCGTTGTATTTTATAAAAATGATAGAAAAGATTTAGTTAAGTGTCAACTCCAAAACTGTTATAATGAAACAAAAAATATTATAGACGATACTATAAATATTTTATTAAATAGATACAAAAATAACAAAACACATCAAACATATCAGTTTGCTAAAAAATATCAAAAAATATTTAAATCTAAAAGAATAGATATAGATACAATAAACGAATACGACTTAGAAAGTTTAGTAAATATTGAATTATAATTGCTATTTTATCTTGTATATAATAAATAAAAGCATTATCATAATACTCGATGGATATATATAATAAACCAATATTGTGTAAATGTTGTATAAAAAATTGATTTTTTATAGTTCTTATTATAAAATAAGTGAAGAAACAATGTCTTCTAATATAGGATTATATTCATCAAATCCTATATTTAAAAATTCATGGAGATCAAGTTCATCATCTTTTACACAATCCTTAAAATTTAAAAAAAATCAAAAATTAAATTATTCAAATGACATATATGATGAATCATGGAGATATTTTGCTAAAATATGGTGGGAAAAATATGTTAATAATTTTCCACAATCAGATATCAAAATAAAGTGTGATGGTTATATAAATAAGGCGTGTCATTCACAAAAATCAAAAGCATATGATGAAACTCCTGAATTTATGTATTGGATATATCTAGCAAATCAAAAATAATATTTCAAAAGACGGTTACAAATATATGTAATAATCTTAATTTTTATTATTTTTATACATAAATAAAAATAGCATTATCATACACGCAGCAATAATTATAGTTATATTTATTTCGGGATTTAATGACATATTACTAAAGGCTTCGCTGTTTTTATCCAGAGAATATTTATTAGCTAGACTTGATATAGATTTTAAATTAGGTTTTATTTCTTCTGCTTCAGGTTTACTTTCTTTAGCACCCATAGTTCTATAAATAATAATTATATTATTATGTATACATATTACATGTTTTATGTGATTTTTTATAAAGTTGTTCAAAAAACTGAGGAAAATGTTCTTGAATATTTGAAGATTTTCTATTATTGAATAGAAATTGTAATAAAGTACTAGGTTCTACATTATACTTTGATATATTTTCCCATAATTTTTCAAAGGCATTTTCATCTGGAAAAAACGACATAAACATATTTTTTGCCTGATATTTATCTAATATAGTCATTTCGATATTTAGATCAATTCTGCATGATCTTATTAGAGCATCATCTAATTTGTCAGGAAAATTTGTTGTCAGTACTAAAATTAGTCCTTCTTGACTATTAAAGCCATCAAGACAATTCAACAAACCATTCAAGGTTATATTATTTTTATGTGTATCATGTGCTTTTCTATCATTAAATATACAATCTATATCTTCAATTACTAAAATAGATAGTTTTTCACTATCGTGAATTGATCTGAATGCATCAATTAGTTCATTCTCTTTAAGATCTTGATTTATATTTAACATACAAATATCAGCATCACATAAAGATGCAATAGCATGTATTAGAGATGTTTTCCCTACACCAGGGGATCCGTGTAATAAAATATTCATTTTATAAGGAATACCATGCTTTATATAATCATTATAACTGTCCTTTTGTATAAAGGATAAAATAGCTTCATTGATTTTTTCAATCTGCCCTTCTTTTAAAAATAATGTATTTAATTCTCTTTTTGGAATGGTAGAATGATTAGACCAACAGTATTTTGTAAAAATCTTTTTCTTAACTTTGTTAATTGATATACTATTTAGATTTTCTAATTCCTGGTGTTTTGTATTTATTGCTTTTTCTATAAAAGTTTTGATTATATCATTATTTGATGCTTTCATAGTGATTTTTTTAACTGGATATAATGTCTCTTTATTTTTTACTATTAGAACTTCATTATTAAGGAAATAATCACATAATTCTATTTCTATACCTTCTATAGTATATATACCATTTTCTGGAATAATAAAATGAAAGAATTTCTTTTCACCACGATAATGATATTCATAAACAAATTCTTTATCACAACTTAAATAATGTCCAACAATATTTTGTGTTTTACTCAAATGATCATAAATATATGCTAAAATTAATTTATTATTAGCAATATTCGAGTAAATTACTAGCGACATTGTATAATATTATATACATTATAGTTTTATAGCTTTATATGACATATTCAAAAAATATAAATTTTTATCCTAATAATGTAAAAAAATGATTATCATATTAGCAGTAATGTTATATACAATATAGGAATGTCAGACAAGATTGCAAATAATAACAAGAAATGGAATAAGAGCGAAGACCAAAAAATGCTTAGTATGTATGCTCGTCATAAGAATTTTGAAGCAATTGCTACAGAATTGAAGAGGTCTAAAGATGCTGTACAAGCAAGATTTGTTAAAATCGAACTTTGTGATAAATATTCTGATAAGTATTTGTATAAAATGCTAAATAGTATTGCTAAGAAATATAATATTAAGAAGGGAGATCTTGTTAGGTATCTTAAATATGCAGGTATTAAAGAGCAAACTATTCATAAAGCTGATGCTAAGAAAGAACATATTGTAACAAGGTCAAAGCGTGCAGTATATATTGACGACGATGATGAATATACAGACGATAGTGAATATTCTGATACAGATGATAGTTATTATAGCGAAGAAGAAGATGAATATAGTGAAACTGAAGGATCAGAATATAGCGATACAGAAGACACTGATGATACGGAATATAGTAATACCGAAGATGATGATACTTATGATAAATATGAAAATATTATGTGTGAAAAAATTTACAAACGTATTTTGAACAAAAAAAGAGAACTCGAATTGCGTGCTAAAAACATTAATAGTGTTATGAAATATATGAAAACGCTAAATAATAAAGTAGATAAACTTCTGAAAAATAACTTCTAAATAATCTTAAAAACGAAAAAAATAGCATTTATATAATATTTTTTATTTAGATATCATTATCTTTTATTGGGCATAACATATTGTATATCAAGATACTTGAAAATATCTTCTTCTGAATGTATAATATTTGAAGTATCTATCATCTTTTTTGTTTTGTTATCTTTGATACCATATTCTGATAATGATAGACCTTTTTGCAATGCTATTCTTCTCATATAAATATTAAATGTATAAGAACCTGTGAAATATAATAATGCAAAATAATAGTATTCTGGTTCTGCAATCAAAATATCAATTCTTCTTGCTGGCAATTCTGAAGATAATTTGCAAATTCCCATAAATTTATTTTTTCCCGAAGCCAAACTTTCTAAAATATATCCAGAAGATTGCAAAATATTAATAATTAGTTTCAAATCAATATCTTTTCTATTTTTTATCAATATATCAATGTCACCCATATCTTTATTTTTTCTCCTGTAACTACCTACCATTTCAAATTCAATATCTTTATTTATAGATTTAAATGTTTTTTCAAGCAATTTAAAATGTTTCTTACCTTCTTCCATTGGTATGCGTTTTTGCATATCATCATGATATAATAGACCTATTTTTTGTTTTTCATTTAATAGTTCCGTTCTATTTTTCAGTTCATCAAATGAAGATAATGTGTTAACTAGCTCGCCTATTTTTACTGGACCAATTCCATAAACACCAAGAAGTTTTTTCCCCAAAATATATTTAGGGTCTTGTAATACTCTTTCAACAGCATTCATCTTACCAGTTTCTAAATATTCCATAATTTTATCTTCAATTTTCTTACCAATTCCTTTGATTTCTTTAATATCATCTTGTGCTTTAATGGGCTTATCATATAATTCAATTTCTTCTATCACTTTTTCATAGGCATTTGCTTTATACGGTTCCTTATTAATTATTTCATATTCTTGTAAAATTTTTAGATTGCTTATAATATTTTTATTGGGATTTTTATCATTTATCAAATCTTTTTGTAATTGTTTTTCTAAATTTTCTTTTTTTATACATCTTCCAGTTCTAGGATTTACTACTTTACCATCTTTGCAGATCTTCTCCATTTTCAAAACAATTCTATATTTATATTTCATTTTTTTCATTATATTTCAAAAAAACTAATATATTAAATAATAAAAGGCGTTATAATGCAAAACATTATATCTATAGACAGACTTTTATCAGTTTGGATTGTACTATATTCATACTTATATTTACTTAAAATGGTACCATATAATCCAATCCTATTATTATTTATAGCATATGGTTTTACACTAATAAGCAGTATTATAATTGCATTAAAAAGTAAAAATATAACTAGACTAATAATATATTTTATTATTAATACTATCTTTAAATTATCACTTATTATAATGATATGGAAAAATAAAATAAATGTATATGATGTACTATTTTCTTATATTTTAATTATAATATATGTAGTTTACATGAATTTAATGAAAGATGATATTGTATGTGTGTATATTGACTTAGTAAAGAATATTATAGATGAAAATAATGGGCGTAAATCGCAAATTATGCATTATATAGATTACTTAAGGAGATAAAAGTGAGTACATAATTCAGTTAAACTTTGAAATTATAAAAACTTTCTAAAATTCATAGAAAAAATAAATTATGTACTCAAAAATATAATTATATTATTCATTGAAACAATGCCCATCCATAGTCCTTTTTAATATTTCGTTTACCTCTGGATTAGAACTTTGATACCCTCTTACAACTCCTGTAGGAAATAAAGGTTGTTTTACAGCACAACATGTTATTAAATTAAGATTTGGATTTATTATTTTAGAAAATGCTGATAGAGCACTATTTGTTTTTAGAACAGTATGGCACTTTGATAGTGCAGCAGCATCAACTATAGCTGCTGTACAATGATTAAATTTAAATATAAAAGTATTTGAATATTCCTGATTATTTAAACATTCTTTATATAATGGATTACTAGTATTATTACATCTTAATTGATCATAATAGAAAATATTTAAATGAGAAAACTCTGTTTTAATTTTTGAAATAAATGTTTCTTCATCACTGCAACAATATATATTTTCTACAAATTTGTTATTTAGTAAATAATCCTTTATAATAGTTATAAATTCTTCTTGTGAAATAGGGTTTGATATATTTGTATCATTATTTTTATCAGTTCCTCTATAATGAATACCTAACGTCAATGATGTATCAAATACAGGAATTTCTTTTTGAATATATTCACGTAAAATGAAATATTTTTTCCAAATATGATTTGCTTCATTAAAACTATTTAAAGTAAAATCAAAACCTATTTTTTTTGATGATTTGTACATTTTGATATCTATATTTATAGGATCACATAGATCCTTTGGACCGTACAGATGAATAGGAATAATATGCGTAGGGATAATATTATTATAATACTTTGTTGTAATATTAAAAATAATCTTAAGTTTGTTGGTAATATTATCAGTGTTAATAAGATTACTGGTGTCAGCAATTAGATTATCAATGTTAATAAGATTACTGGTGTCAGCAATTGGATTATCAGTGTTAATAAGATTACTGGTGTCAGCAATTAGATTATCAGTGTTAATAAGATTACTGGTGTCAGCAATTGGATTATTTAGGGTATCAGATATATTTTCATTTTGAATTTGATTCTCTTTTTCTAAATCATATAAAATTTCAAGTAACCATAATAATGATTGTCCAAACATACCTTCTTGTAATTCATCTTCATTTGATTTAATTATATAGTTTATCATTGTAAATATATTTACAAAAACCTTTATATCAATTTGTTTATATAATTATCAAATCTAATAATATATTTTAGAATATATGAGTACATAATTCAGTTAAACTTTGAAATTATAAAAACTTTCTAAAATTCATAGAAAAAATAAATTATGTACTCAAATTTAATTTTGTAATTTATATTTTATGATTTTCATAATATTTATAATACCATACTGACTTAAATTGTTCTGTTATAATTTATACTACGACAAAATTGAATCATGTATTCGGTACTATGGTCACTCAAGGTATGTCGCATCATAGTATTACTAACAAAACGCCTAACACATATGATTATTCGTTGGAAAGTTTATTTGAAAAAACTCTCACTATATCAGACGACAAAACCCATATGCACACACAAAAAGAATATCTAAAACATATTATTGCAACTAACGAATATGTAAGCAACTGTGTATCAAACAAAAAAAAGGATATCAACTCTCTATCATATTTGATAGATAGAAACTTATCACAATCTGATTGTATCAAACTTGGCACTGGTATTGAAAAAATTCTCAAAGATATAATTTTAGATCAAAATATAAGAATTAGAGATATCAAGCCGAAGAATAATAAAGGTAAAAAAGAAAGAGACCATCTATTTGAAGACAATAATAACAAAATTATTTATTATGCAGAACTCAAATCAAATCTATTTCTGGACACTGAGAAATGTAAATCTACTTCAAATAAATGTATTGAGATACAAAAAGAACTTGAAACACTATATCCTGGTTATATTATCAAAATGTATCTTGTCGGTCTTCGATATTACAAAAAAGATGAAATGCCCAAGACAGTAGCAGATAAATATAATATCATTAAAGATAATGTTGTCGGTATTAATGAATATTTGACACAACTTACAGACAGTTTCTCTTTTGTCAATGAAAACGAATATAAAGATTTCTTAAATGAACTAGCAAATGCTATGTTTGAAAATGCATAAGACTTAGTAATTCTTTATAATAAGATGTTTCGTATTAATTTCATCACCTATTCTATTTCCATATAGTCGAAATTTGTAATTTTTTTCATATTCATCAACTATGAAATCTTTATATAATTGATTGATGAAATTTGTTTTCCCAATTATCATAAGACATTTATTTTTGGTTTCTTTAAAAAGTTTTGCTAGATTTTCATGTTCCTTTTTCCCAAATTGACAATATCCATAGTCTGTAAATTCACTATCGTATGGCGGATCTAAGAACATAAAATTATTTTCATCATTGAAATTATTAAATATATATTCATATCCTTCGTTGAAAATTGTTGTGCGCGATAGTAATGCCTCATAATCTGGTATTAAAAGTTCTTGATAATTTATCGTCTTATATTTCCCAAATGGAATATTGAATTTACCATCTTTATTATATCTCAACATTCCTCGAAAACAGGTTTTACGTTGATAATAAAATCTTTGAGCATTTTCAAGTGATGTTGTAACTGGCATATGATCGCGAATATGATAATATGTATCTTCATTGTTTTGATTTTGTTCCATGAAATCATATATATGATGGGAATTTCCTTCGCCAATATTTTTATATAGGTCTATTAATTCAGTATGTACATCACTTATAATGGCTTTTCTCGGATTTAAATAAAAGAATACTGCACCTCCACCTACAAACGGTTCAATATATGTATTATAATCAGTAGGAAAGTATCTTTCAAAATGTTTAATTTCATCACATTTACCACCACTCCATTTAATGATCGGTTTTAGATGTTTATCACTTCTGTTGTGAGTATCAATTAAATGTTGTAATTCATTTATATTTTTTGAACTGTATTTTTTGATACCCAGTTCTTTGCATTTTTGCAATAACTCTTTTCTACTTGTCATTATTAAGTATAAGTGTTTTACTCTTTATATTATTCATTTTTTATAAATATATCATTTATGATAATGTGCTTGTAAACAAAAGTAAAAAATGTACAAAAATAACATAAAAAAATGATATATAATACTAATAGATATATTAGCATTAATGAATATTAATGATGTACAAAAAGATCCTTTAGCATTCATAGAAAAGTCCAAAAAAAAGGATATAATTGATCTTTTAAAGAAAGCAGACGACGCGTTTTTTAAAAGTGGTTCAACATTATTAACAGATGATATTTATGATATAATAAAAGATTATGTAAGAAACAAATATCCTAAAGATGCTTATTTAAAACGTATAGGAGCAGATGAAGACCGAAAGGTAACATTACCATATTATATGGGGTCTCAAAATAAGATAAGAGATGACGAAATTGACATTCAAAGATTTCAAGACAAATATAAAGGACCTTTTATAGTAAGTGATAAATTAGATGGCGTTAGTTGTCTCATAACATATAATAATGATGTAAAAATGTATACAAGAGGTAATGGAACAGAGGGGCAAGATATAAGCCATTTACTAGATTATATTCAAGGTATACCAAAATCAATTAAAAATGCGAATTTAGCAGTACGCGGAGAACTAATAATATCAAAACAAAATTGGGAAATATTAAAGGATAATGGTGTTGATGGTGCAAATGCAAGAAATGTAGTTTCAGGATGTATTAATAGCAAAATAATTAATAAAACCATTTTTGCAAAAATAGAATTTGTAGCATATAGTTTACTTGAACCAAAGCTAAATGGAATAGATGGTATGGATTTATTAAATACATACGGATTTAAAGTAGTTAGATATGATGTGCTTACAAAACTGAAAATGGATATATTATCTAATTATTTACAAAGATGGCGTATGCAAGGAGAATATGTCATTGATGGTATTGTGATATGCGATAATAATATACATAATATCATTAAAGGTAAAAATCCGGATTATTCCTTTGCATTCAAGTCAATACATACACACGAGCAAGTAGAAGTAATAGTAACAGGCGTAGAATGGAATGTATCAAAAGACGGATACATTAAACCAATTGTCAAATTTAATGAAGTTATGTTGGATGATGTAAAGATTAAGCAAGCCACCGGATTTAATGCTGCATTTATTGAAAAACACAAAATAGGTGCTGGGTCGCGAATAATAATTATTAGATCAGGAAATGTCATACCGCATATATTATCTGTTCTAACGCCGTCTGCATTAGGTAAGCCTAGTATGCCCGAAATAAAATATATTTGGAATGATACTCATGTAGATATAATAATGACAGATGAATATAATAGCGATTATGAAATCAAAAATATCATATATTTTATGAAAACTTTAGACATCGATTACATGGGAGTTGGTAATATTACAAAATTGTATAATGCGGGTTTTAACACAATAAAAAAAATAATCAATATATCTTATGATGAGTTACTTAAAATAGAAGGTTTCAAGGAAAAAAGTGCGAATAATATCATACAATCTTTAAATAAAATTAAAAATATTGATTGCATATCTTTAATGGATGCATCAAATATGATGGGAAGAGGTTTCAGTTACAAAAAGATTAAAATGATTACATATGAATATCCCTATATATTGAAAAACGATGATAAAAGTCGAGAGAAAGCATTAAGATTACATGTATCTGATCTTATAAAAGTAGATGGAATAGCAGAGATAAGTGCTAAATTATTCTTAGAAAATTTGCCTAAATTTTATGAATTCTATGATGATTTAGGTGTAAAATGTGTAAATTCACACAATACTGATACAATTTATAACAATATTGAAAATAGCAAGATAAAAGGTAAAATATTTGTGTTTTCTGGATTTAGAAATAAAGATTTGGAAAATTATATAGAAAAACATCATGGATTTGTAAAAACATCTGTAAGTAAAAATACAAATTATGTAGTTGTGGCTGATATAAATGAAAAAAGTGCAAAAATAGCAAAAGCAAATGAATTAGGCATCAAAATATTAACACCAAAAGATGAAGAATATATCAAAATGTTTCCAGCAGTCATATAATAAAATTATATAAGAAAAAGAGACATTATATATATAGCTTACAAGCGCTACAGATTAAATTTACATACTACATAATGCCATCAAGATATCAAGAAATGCTAAGAACCCAAAGACAGAATGAGAATACAGCTAGAGCAGGTCTAGCGTGGGAAAGTGGTGAAGAAGATAAGGTACTTGACATGATTTTTACAGGGAAATCATACGATGATGTAGCTAAAGAACTTCAAAGAACCGAAGGAAGTATCCGTACAAGACTATGTACTATCCTATGCAAACAGATTGATGCTGGAGATGAGACAGTAGAAAGTGTATTTGATAAATACAAGGTTTCTTCTCAAGAACTAGATGAATTTAGAGAAAAAAAGAAGAAACGCGAAGAGAACATTCAGCAAAGACTAAAGAATAGAAAAGCAGGTAAAAAACCTGCTTATTCAAATGCACCATCTTACGACACAAATACTAATAGTCTTGTAGGACATATCATGGACATTAAGCGTGATTTGTATACAATCAAACAACATTTCAAAATTAATTGATATTAACAACCTTTGTAAGTATAGAAAGTATATTAATTAATGCATCAATATTGCTAATATCAGATAATATATTTTCACTAAGTTTGTTCTTTTTATCTAATTCAACTACTAATGTATCATTTTTAGTTGATATTTGAATATATTTAATATTAGACACATCAATATGTATATTAGATATTGTAATTTGTTTAGCACGAACTATTTCGTTATTAATTTCGGTATTATTTGCAACCCAAGTAATATTAGATACAAATGTATTTGTAAAATTAACTATTGATACCATATTACCAATGTTAGTAGTTTTTAATGTTTTCCGAATTTTTCTTAAACCAATTAAATAATTTCTATATATAGTTTTTTCATTACAGTTTGGAGTTATATTTTCTTCATAAAGTTTTTTGGGAATTATAGAGTATTTTTGAGAAATTTGTGGTATCAAATTTACGAAAGCATTGGTGTATACATTAAATATAATGTAAAGCAGAATTATTCTTAGTAATGCTGTCATCAATTCAATGAGGTATATTATAAGTTGACTATAAATAAAATCATTTTTTTGTTGAAAAGTATATAAAAACTGACATATGTTGATATATAATATCGTTTGTATATTCTAAAATGAATGAAGATGATATGTGGAATATTTTTAATGAAATAAAAAAAGAAACACAAGAAATCTCTTTAGATACAAATGATATTAAAAATGATACTGATGATGTTAAATGTTCTTGTGGATGCGAAGATTTTGTTATGGAAGATAATATGCAAATATGCAAAAATTGCAGTTGTATTATTGGAAAGATGATTGAAAACACTGCAGAATGGCGATATTATGGCAATGATGATAATAGAGACGGTGATCCATCTAGGTGTGGAATGCCTACAAATAATCTATTACCAAAATCATCTATGGGTTCTATGATTGGAGGTAGCTATAAAGATAATATTGATATCAGAAGAATACGTATGTTTCAAATGTGGAATAGTATGCCTTATGATGAACGTACCTTATGGAATGTATTTGATAAAATGACATCAAACACTGTTAATAATGGCGTGCCTCAAAAAGTCATAGATGATGCAAAAGTGTTATACAAAAGTGCTTCAGAAAAGAAAATATCACGCGGAGATAATAAGGAAGGACTTATTGCATCTTGTATATATCACGCATGTCTCTTGAATAAAATACCAAAAAGTTCAAAAGAAATCGCCGCAATGTTTAATATATCGCATGTAACTTTAAACAAGGGAAATTCTCGCTTTCAAACATTATTACAAATTAATGTTTCTTCTCCAGAGCCTATTGATTTTATTTCACAGTATGGTAATAATTTGAATATGACAATCAAAGATATTAATAATTGTAAGCAACTAGTTATGTTTATAGAGGAAAATGATATTATGAATGATAATTCTCCAACATCTTCGGCTGCTGGAATATTGTATTATTATACAATGGTCAAAAATTTGGGATATACAAAAAAACGTTTTGCAAAAGCATGTAATGTATCAGAAGTAACAATCATAAAATGCTATAAAATTATTAATGCGCATCATGATTATATACTAAATAACAAGAGTGAATTGTTTAGTTAGTTCGTCTATTAAAATCTATATTTAATCCTTTGTAAATATAAATGATACTATGGAGAACGAACTATTTACATCAATTTGTAATGGTGATATACAAAATAGTATACTTCTAAATACTAAAATCATATTTTTAGAACAATCTACTGATATACTTGATAACATTTATATTGACGTGTGTGCTTACATAGGAACATTTATATCATTACAAAATATTCATAAACTGATAGATATATATGCTATGACCAAAAAAATAATTGAAAATGATAAAATAGTGATCAAGGATATTTATATACTTATTACCAAAATGTGTATTATATGCGACACATATAATAAACACCCTACAAATAAATGTGGTGTAATGTCGCTGAAAACTTTAAAAGAAAAGATTGCCTTAATTTTTAATAGCGAAGATATGAAATTATCAGCAAATGGTATTATGAAATTTGATGGAATATTACCGCCTGTTAATCATGAAAATTATGCAATAGCATTAAGAATAATAGCAATAATAATAAAAACTATAAAATCAACCGATAATATTAGCGTAGATTATGGTGATGAACTATCTTTAATTGCTAACAATCTGCGTTACTCATTAGACTATATTTCAAGAACAAAATATAAGTTTGAGACCAAATTTTATAATTTAGATAATGATAATATATGGTTTATATGGGGTGTATTTAGTTTATTATATAATGAAGAATGTATATCAAATGCGTATTGGTTATTTAATTATGAATATAAAAAAAAATGTAAACTAAAACGTATTGGAATTATATGGTCTTTGGGGATTATAGCCATATACATACATAAAAAAGATATATCAAAAGGTTGGAACGAAAGAGAGGTAAATGTCATAAATAAAATTGAAGAGATATCAATAAAGTTGTATAATGAAATACGGCAGAAATTAGTAAAAGAATATCCTGATATTGTACAAATAAAACCTAAGGAAAATAATAATGATGGTATGAATTTCATATTAAATTATGTTCCTATTATGGGATCCATACAAAATAAAGTGACAACTGTAAATAACACTGGTACAGAAATCAAAGAGATATCATATTAACTCGTAGATATATATAGTATCTTTATCTGATGTTTTTTCTAAAATATCATTTGTATCTTCATACAATGGTAAAACCAATTGCATTGTTGAAGCATAATTATATAATGTGATTAGATTAAATGTTTTCAAAAAACTTATTAAATGTTCCTTAGCATCATCTAAAATTGTTTTATTATTTTTGTATATAGCTATGTCTATCCACATGGTATATCCTTTGAATAAATTTGTATCAAACTCTATTTTTCTAAATGTACTCATATTTTATTATTTAATTAAATTGATCTTATTATATTTTTTTATTATTTCTTGTTTAGAAATACTATAAGCCCCTACATTATTTGATTTATTGAACTTGACCTTGTTTAATTTATCTAATGAGACATTCTTATTAAGTTTGATAAACCAATTTGTATTAATATTATCGTTTGTATCGCATTTTTTTATTTTTCCAACACTAAATCCTACGCGCCGTATAGATAAATCACATTGTGGTTTTTTGACAAAGTTATACCAACTATTTGGATATTGTTTTTTTAAAATTTTGCGCGGATATGATTTTTTTATCCATATTTGAAATACCGTTTTAATATTTCTGGGCGAATTTTGAAAAGTAAAAGCATTTTCTGGTAGTTTTTTTTCATATACTAAATGATAATTTATAGGGAAAGATTTTTGAAAACTAGGTTTTTTAAAACTTACTGGGAGAATAAAAGATATAGATTTTGCATTGAGTAGTGATGCGTGTTTTATAAATTTTATTGCTGTAGATGCTTTATTGCCAAATGGCGGATTTCCAATGATATGTATATTTTTCGATTTATCTTTCTTTAGTTTTAAAAAATCCTTTTTCTGTATATCAGGATGTTCTGGTTTAATATCATAAAACTTATAGTTATTTGAAAGTTTTTTAATTACTTTTAAAAATGCTCCATTTCCAGCACTTGGTTCGATTATATGATCTGATTTTCTTATTTTAATATATTTTTTGATAGCTTTGTAGCAAAATAAAACTATTTCTGGTTTGGTATAATATTTATCAAACTGTTTCATCTAATAACAATAGTCAAAATATTTTGAATACAAATCTAATATATTTTAATAATAGAGAGGAGGATCATAAAATTCATGTCTAGAAGTAATAATGATAATGGAAGATTACAAAACTTAATAACATTACAAGATTGTAAATGTTGGAATAAAAACAAAACCATTAATCCAATGACAGGACGAGCAATTAGTTTACCAACAAGTTCTGTATCTTCTAGTGTATCAAGAAATCCTACAAAATGGGGTGATATTTTACTGAATAAATGTGATCAGAATTTTCCAGAATACAATAGAACTAATACATCATCAGTTGATAATTGCGAAGAACGTTCTAATCAAAGAAGTAAATTATCAATAAAAGAACTAATTAGAATGTTAGAAAATTCTACAGAAGTAGTTGCAAGCAGAAATAGATCACCAGCCGCTTCAAGAAGTAGTAGATCACCAGCTGCTGCAAGAAGTAATAGATCTCCAGCTGCTGCAAGAAGTAGTAGATCTCCAGCTGCTGCAAGAAGTAGTAGATCTCCAGCTGCTGCAAGAAGTAGTAGAGAAACACCGGTACAAAATACTACTATTAAATATAAATATGATGTAGATACAGGTGATGTATATAATGAAGATGATTGTACTATATGGATGGAAGATAGAACCAAACATTTTCGAACTGAAATTATGTTTGAATTACGTCCATCTCGTGGTGCTCCTAAGTTATACGGACCTATATATAATAGATTATTAGAATATTGTGACTTATATAATTTAATTGAAAATCCAGCAGTTCCACAAACTCCTTTGAATGATATTGAAAAAGATATAATAAAAAACAGAGGTATTCTAAATTTGAAAATCAAAAAAATTAATATCAATCCAGATAAATTTGATTTAAAAATATATGCAGAAACATTTCAAAAACTAATTTATCATTTTAAAGATTGGACTAAGGATGATATAAATATTAATAACAAAAATTTGATAAAATATCTAGTTGATAAGAGGGGATTACAAATAAGTTATTTTGAGAATAGTATTTTTGTAATACGAAAAAAAATAAATAATTTTTTGGAAGATATAGAAGATATAGAAAATCCAGAAAACACTTTTTTTCAAAAATTCATATTTATTCTTGAAAAGCAATTTAATTTGTATAATATATATATCAAAAAACATTATAATAATACTAAAATATCAAATTATATAGATAATCTTACCGAAAATTATAATAATTATAAACAAAAATTGAATGATGAATATAAAGATCATTTAGCAAGAGAGGCGAGAGAAAGAGAGGCAAGAGAAAGAGAGGCAAGAGAAAGAGAAGAAAGAGAAAGACAGGCAAGAGAAAGAGAACGAAGAGAACAAAGAGAACAAAATCGAAGAGAAAGGGAGAGAGAACTTCAACAGATAAGAATGCAGTATGATCGGGATGAAGAAATACGAAAATATAAGGGTATATTGGATAAAATGTTGGATCCAGTAAATGGAAATTCAAAAAAATCAATACAATCTAATAGTATTCAACATACAGAAGATATTAATATTAATTGTATTGATACATTTAATAAAAAAGATGATATACAGCAATATAAAAACTTCAATAATCTCATGAAACGCACTTGTAATTACTATATCAATCATGATAAAAAGTTAGACAATGATACAAAAGATTTGCATGTTTTATTTAAAGAGTATATTGATAGAAAATCAAATAGTTTGCCTACAGAATATGCTTATATCCCACAAAATAATCATCATCATACTTTGTTATATTATAGTAAATATATATATAAAAATGAGGATTCAAATTTTGAAATAAAAATACCCGCATTATATTCATTATTAATATGGTATTTAAATGTACCTGAACATGACTATACATTTTTGAAATACGGTAAAAAAAGTGATAATCATTCATTATCATTATTATTTACAATTGAATATGATATTATTATTGACCACGAGAATGCGAAAACATCACAAAAAAAGAATATAGGATGTGATTATGGTGGATTATCAAGAGTATTCTTTAAAAAAGTATTAGATGATTTAAAAGAATTAGAAATATTTATTACAAATGAACATACTAATAAATATTTTTTAAATCCTAATTTTAAGTTTGATCATAATTTTTATAACTTTTATGAATATTATTGTGATTTTAACAAAAACATACAAAAACATGTTAATGATAATTATATTTTAACAAAATTATATACTATGATTGGTAAGTTTTTATCATTTTGTATATTAAACAATTTTAGTTTAGATTTTGATATATCATCTTATCTTATTGCTAATTTTATATATGAAAATGATAAAATAAAAGATAACGATAAACTGTATTATATGTTACTTGATTTTCCTGATATGACAAAAGCATTACTTAATTTAATGAATGAACCAGAAAATATCAATGAAACACTAAATGATAATTTAACATTAGAAAATATTAGAGATGTTACAAAATTACCAATCATAACACAAGATAACTATATTGAATTCTTATACTTATTAGCAAATCATATAAGTACAAAGAGTATTTTGTTAAATGAACCTACAAAACAAAAAAAACCTAAAAATCCTCATAATATTGATATTGATATTACTGAGAGATATAAATTACTAGTAAATGGTATATATAAAGATTTAAAGAAACTCTTATTTAGAAAACATTTATCATTATCTTATGTAAATAAATTATTATGTAAAAATCATTTAGACAGAGATGCATTAAGTAAAATAATTGTAAATTTAAAAAAATATATTTCAAATAAATCATTCATACAAGGATCAACAACTGATGAAATAGAAAAAAAATATAATGAAATTCTCAAATATTTTATAAAAATATTATCAGGTGGTCCAATACAATACGATAACGATATTACAAAACTAAAAGATCATAAAGAAAAAGAAGAAAAATATATGGAAATAATGGAGGCTATTATAGAATTTTGGTCAGGTTATAATAAATATAACGACAACGATGAATATAAATTCAAAATAATATCAGATAAACCTATAAATAGTCTACCTGTATCTCATACATGTTTTACGACTTTAGATATTCCATATTATAACTCAGAAAATATGCTTTATAATAAATTGAAATTTGCAGCTCTAAATGTGAAAGGCTTTCAAATTGCTGGTAGTAAAAGAAAATCCAAAAAAAATCAGAAAAAAATATCTTAAGATGTTTTGATAATTTTCGGAAAAATATTATCAACAGTTTCAAGTGAATAATTAATGAAAAACACATTTTTAGAGAAGGATTTACTACATATGAAAACTAATGGAGAAATATTTCTTATTTTTTCACGAATAATAATATTATTTGTACCAATGTTCCATAAATATATATTATTATATTTTTTGATAGGATATACAATATGTAATTTATCTAATAGAACAGTTTGTATATTAGTTTCCTTTGTAGTGGTAGGTTTATCTATTACATTATACATATTATTAGCTTTGATATTGAAAGATGACACATTATTCAATAAATATGTATGCTCCTTAAAAATTTTATATTTATTTAGATTATTTTTTGACAATGTAATTATTAAAAAATTTCCAATGTAAGAGTTTTTAATACTATTCAAATAAACTTTATTATTGATATGTTTAATATCTTTTATCTCAGTATTCAAAATAAAATTTGCACCATTATCATTTAAAAATTTTATTATTTTACAAGTCAAAATACTAATATTATCTTGTAATTCATAATATTCTTGATATGCAATTATATCATACATATACATTGATATAAAATCCATAGCACTCATATTTGTATATATATGTTCAAAATCTGATAATGCTGCTTTTAATACTTCATATTCATGTGGCATTATAAGTGTTTTGCAAAATTTAAAAAATGTCTGTGAATAAAGATTTTTTTTGGGAATTAATTTGGATTTTTGAATTATATATGATAATATATTAAATATTTTTTCGTTTCTGTTTATTGTACGTGATGTGTATTTAATATTGAATTTATTTAAAAGTTGAATATAAATTGAATGAGATTTATTGAAAAATTGATAATTTATGTAATTTTCATTTCCTAACACATGTTTTTTGTCTATTATAGAAACTTCATATCCTGCTTCTATACATTTTATTGCTGCATAAAGTCCTATAATATCTCCCCCTAATACAATAACATGTTTTTTCATTAGAAATGAAATATATATTATTGAATATTATATACTTTTTTTTTATATATGCGTATTACATAAACTTATTTTTAAATTTATATATATTAAAAATACTTTAACATCATTTTCATAATATGGGTAACAATTCATCAAGACAATATACCTATCAACAGTATTATAACGCGATACAAAAATCTGGAAATATAAATAGCATAGATTTTCAAAATATAGATTTAAATTCATTAGATCCATATGAGGTGCTCAATGTATCTAAGACATTTACTTGGGATGAATTAAAAGATGCATATAGAAAACTTGCGATAAATACTCATCCTGATAAGGAAGGTGGAAACAAAGACCTTTTTAATATTATAACACATTGTTTCAAAAAACTTGCCGTAGAATATAAAAATAGAGAGGCAGATAAACAGCATTTTGATCTTAAGAAACAATCTGTTGATTATTACGATAGATTAAATAATAATATGCCTCATCCTAGTGAATCTCTAAAGCCATCAAAAGACATTTCTAATGCTGTATTTAATAAAAATTTTGAAAAATGTAAAATATACGATGATGAGATAGAATTTGGCTATGGTTCTATGATGGATGAATCATCTAAAACACGCGAGGATATAAATATAGAAAAACTGGCCAAAAAAGTGGATAACAAAAGTTTTAATGAATTATTTGATAAGAATGTTCCTATTAGTAAGCAAATAATCAAATATAAAGAACCAGAACCTCTAGTATTAGCCAAATCTCTTCAATTTACAGAACTAGGGGGGAAAAAACCAGATGATTATACAAGTGCTATGGAAAAAAATAATACATTAGCATATACAGATTATATGAAAGCACATGATGGTAAGCGATTAGTTGATCCTGAAATTATCAAGAAGATGAAAGAATTTAAATCAGTAGAAGATTATCAAAAATATCGTGAAAACAAAATAAAGCGAGGGTTGTCTGATAAGGAAAAAAAATTATTAGAACAAAAAAAAATAAAAGAAGAAAAAGCCGAATTTGAAAGACTAGAAAGACTTAAACAATATGATAAAAAAATAGAAAAATCATATGAAACTGCTAATCGGCTCTTTTTACAATAATAGGGTTTATATATTTTTCTAATTTGTCCTTATTTTTTTCTGTATCTTCCCACCCATATTTGAATAAAAGTCTAGAAGTTTCTATGTCTGTGTATACAAAATTATTAAGAGGGAATTTTCTGCCCCACATATTTCTATGTATTGTTATAGTGTCAGGACGATCTTTCATTTCTGTAAATTTTTTATCTCTCATTATATCACCATCCATATAGTATTTATTATAATATTCTTTACACATTAATGACCCAGATAGATAAGGTATATATGAACTACAAAAGCAAAAATCTATAAGATCATTTATTGTTTTGAATTCTGACACTTTCATATTATATATTTTGCATTTTTTATTATCATAATGTGTTGAAACAATTGATAAAGGCAAATGTTTTATTTCTTCTGATGAAATATGTTGGTACCTGTTTTTTAAATTTTCCACGATATTGTTTTGAGCAATATTGAGATTATTATGTAGTTTGATTTTTATATTGGGATCTCCTACTGTATAATTCCATATTTTATCATGGTCTGATAGATCATTTTCTAATGTATATAATAATGAACACCAAGCTCCTCCAGATACACCAGTTAAATTATAGTTTTTTAATGGTAAATGTTTTTTCATGTAACCAATAACACCAATACTATATGGAAGAAACAATCCTGTTCCCAGTATGTTAATATTGATGTAAGATGTTTTGATTACATGAAAATACATAAATAAAATCAAAAAAAAATATTTCATATATCTATATAATGCACATATATATATATGCTAAAAGTTTATATATAAATTTACACTTGTGACCATTTGTTTTTCTCTTGTGATAAGTCTCTATTTCTCATATAAGTTAGGAATTTTTTTACTTCATCATTATTTGAAGAAAAAAACATATTCAAATCATTTATACATTTTTGATTATTATTGATTGTAGCTAAAATTATATTTCTCATTTGAATTTTATATATATCTGATATAAATGGTGGTTGATCTAAAAGCCAAGTGTTATGCATTTGAATATAAGTTTCTTTACTATTTGGCAAAGTTTCTATTTCTCCATTATCATATTCGATGACTATATTATTATTTTCTAAATTTATAGAACTAATTTGTTGATTTTTATGATCCATCTCTATTTATATATTTGATTATTTTTATATACAATATTATTAAAGAATGTCATATTATGATGTTGTAATAATTGGAGCTGGTCCATCGGGACTTGCATTAGCACATGCATGTAGTATGTTAAATATGCGCATTGCAATTATAGATAAAGAAACAACCATTGGCGGGTGTCATAGAGTAAAGAGGGAAAATGGATTATTTACTGAACATGGACCGCGTATATATTTATCTAATTATGTTAATGTATTTAATCTTTTACATGAGATGGGACTAAAAATAGAGGATATTTTTACGGATTATAATTATAGTTTCTTAAATGTGGCTATAAATAATATTTTACCACATTTTAGTCTTTATGAGATTTTTGTATTTACTGTTTCATATTTTATGTATATAATTGATAGTAATCATGGTAAAAAAATAAGTTTAAGTGAATATCTTATTAAATATAATTTCTCACAAAATGCTATAGATATTTTAGATAGATTATGTAGATTTACAGATGGTGGAGATGTAAATAGATATTCGTTGAATAAATTATTAAGATTACAAGATGCATTATTATTAGTAAAAATATATCAACCTAAACAACCATTAGATACCTCACTATTCAAAATATGGAAGGCTTTTTTAGAACAAAGAAATGTTACATTTTTATTGAACAAAAATATTACATATATCCATAAAAATCAACAGAAAGTAGAATATATTATATTAAATGATAAGGAATTAATTTATTTAGATAAACTAATATTAGCTATACCACCTACTGCTATATCTCAGTTATTAGAAGGTTCTTCAATTCAAAATTGTTTTGGCGACAATATCGAAGAATGGGCTGAAAATACAAAATATTTAGACTACATTTCTATAACATATCATTTCAAAGAAACTTTACAGTTATCTAATATTAATGGTTTAACCCTTGATACTGACTGGGGTATTGCCGTAATTAACTTATCTAATTATATGCCAAATATTGAAAAAGGGTATAAAACTGTTCTAAGCACTGCTATAAGTGTTTGCAATAAAAATAGCAAATATATTCATAAGACGGCAAATGAATGCAGTAAGCAAGAATTAATTAAAGAAGTTCATAGACAAATTAAAAAGAGTTTATATAATAATCTTTCTGATGATTATCGTGCTATTTTAAATCCTAATAATTACTATAATGTTCAGAAAAATAAATGGGAAAATATAGACAAGGCGTATTTTAATACTATTGGAACAAATGCGATTAGATTTGATAGTAAAATAATAGATAATGTATATAATGTCGGCACACATAATGGAGCAAGTTTCATGGATTATACTACAATGGAAAGTGCTGTAAGCAATGGATTAGTATTAGCGTGTATGTTATATCCTGAACTAAAAAATAAATATTATTTGAGAAATTTTTTAAGAGGAAAGGATATCATTGCAATGATTTTAATCATTATTGTAATAATTATTATAATATATAAATAATCTATTTTAGATAACATCATTGTGATTATTAGGACTAATGGGATCTCAAATTTGAGTACATAATTTATTTTTTCTATGAATTTTAGAAAGTTTTTATAATTTCAAAGTTTAACTGAATTATGTACTCATTTTTGTTTTTGAAATATTAATTTCTAAAAAATGAAAATTAGTAATAGTATCATTAAAATTACAATCAGATATAGTCCTTTGTAATTTGAAAGGCTTCTTATTTGTTCTGAGTTCTATAAAGAAAACACCATATGGAGAACAATTATGTATAAATACGAAAAATAAGTATATAATAAAAATATAGTTATTCATTTACTATTATAAAATAAAACTAATACTCAAAAAAATTGTTGGAAATATATAAGACAAATATAATCTAATATAATATATAATGTCTATTAATATAGGATTTAAAAACAATTCTTATTCATTAGACAAACTTTCACAAGGAGATCAATTTATCATTAATACTTATAATAATTCTAATGCAATTATTATGAATATCGATGATAATACAAGTCCGGATGCTGTAATTAATTTTAGAAATAAATTTATTACAGGAATTAAAGATAACAAATATATAATTTACGACGTAGATAATGATAACTATCTTTTAAAACAATCATCCGATAATATATCTATAGATACTAATGTTTCATTTAAAGATCAATTTATGATTTCATCAAATATTACTATATTGAATAGTAATATATTATCCATGTTAAAAAATCAAGGAGATACATTCAGAATTAATGACCATAACAATAAGTCGTTAATGGAAGTAAATTATAATAATACTAGATTTGATACTGTTAAAATAGATAAAACATTATTTGTAGATAAAATCGCAAATAATAGCGGAAACCGTGTTGAAATTATCAATCCAAGTATTGTTGGTTTAGTTTTACAATCATTTAATACAGAACAATCTATAAATGTAAATAATATTTTAAATCAATATTATTATTCCCCTACAATGTCAATAAATCGTTATGATAATTTATTCAATATTATAGAAATAGGCACGTGTAATATTTGGGAACCTAAAATAAATAAGCAATTTATCATTGATAGAAAAGGTATGGTTGGCATAGGTGCTAAGCAACCTGAAGCCCCCTTACATATTTCTCAAATAATACCTAATAATCCATTTGTTTTTAAATTTCAAGGTGATAGTTCTGGTGATGTAGTCAATATTACAACCAAAGGTACTATAGGAATAGGGACAAATATAGTAAATGGATTATTGCATATACATAGAGATGATGATCATATAGATGAATTAAGAAGAACAGAACCCATATTAAGATTAGATATGAATTACAATCCTTTAAGTAATATATCGTATAATAGTAATATTTTAGGAATATTTAATAAAATAAAGAAAGCAGGTATATTAAATTATACTAGCACATATTCTAGCGTAGGACCATTGGAAAGTAGTATAAATACAAGTAATTTTTATAATAAATTTTTTATTATGAATGAAGAAATGTATTCAAACTATAATTTATTATCATATAACACAAGTAATATTACACTAAATTTTCCTTATATTATAGAAAATACACATCCTAGTGCAAATAAAAAATACGTATATAATTCTGAAAATATTATTTACTATCCATCGTCTATATACACGTTAGATACAAGTATATATTCAAATAATAAAGAAAATACTATAGAACATATTATTCATGATGAATCAATAGATGGAAGCGGTAACACAAGTAATACTAGTAATTTTATAAGTTCATATTATTTGAAACATAATATAATAATGATGACGAAAGAAACCTATGAATATTCTGGATTTGTTTCAGATGTCACAAATGTAAAATATAATGCAGATAAATTTACATCAACATCATTAGTTTATTCTAATATAAATGGTTATTATTTTAGTGTCAGAAAACCTGGATTAAATACAACATCAAATTTTATTGGAAATATATATTATAATATAAACTTGATTTTGGAAGATTTAGATCATAATATAAAATACAAATTATCTGATGATCAAAAAATATATGATGCACCATATTTCTTATATCTTTCTTCTAATAGTAGTTTTAAAGCCAGTTTATCATCTTATGGAACATTGTCGTTGGGTTCTCCTGATGTTTCAAATATGTACTATAAACCAAATAAATATGTTTTATATGCAGATGGATTAAGTTATATTAAAAATGCAGAAGTTGATGAAATATATAGTTCAAATTCATATATAAATTTAAAGAATAATATAATGTTTGATAATAATTATTTATCAAACATTAATATAATATATACTCAATCCAATATTACAGAAAATGTTTCATATTTAAATTATGTAAATGCAAATAATATAAATGTTATTAATCAATCGTGTTATGATTTTGATGTTAAAAATATAAAAACTATTAATATTAATTCACCTTATTCACAAATGATATCATCTAACATACATTTTGCAACATATTTTTCCGTAGCAAAACAATTTAGTAATATGCAAACAAGTAATAATACTTTGACAAAAATTGTCGTAGATTATGATTTAACTTCTAATAATGAGATATATAAACATTATAAAGGGCTAACTATAACAAATGAAAAAAATATTTCAGAAACAAATATATATAATAGAATAAATCCATCAATATCTATATCAGGTTATGATGGTTCAATACCATATATTAATCTTTCAAAAGAAAATACTGAATATTTTATCAGAATAAATAATAAATCATTTGGGAGTGAAAATACTGATATTTTAGAATTATGCTGTGATAATGTATCAAATGATAGTAATAGAACCACATATTTTAACAGTACATTATCACAACCTTCTTTTTTAAATCATATAAAAAAATACAATATTTTGACTTTTGGTGAATTACATAATATATGTATTAAATGTACAAATAATTTAAGCATACAGAGTGATAGTAGTACAATATTACCAACTACATTTACTAATGCTACAAATAAAATATCTTTAGGATTTCCTTATGGTGAATTAAGTTCAAAAGGATATGCTATAAAAGATTGGCCTATATATTTTAACAACTACATAGGAAATAATAATGAAAATAGTCAGTACACCTCAAATATGTTAAATATTTTTGGCAATATGGGTGTTTTTACAATAAATGGAAAGCCTATGATGACAATAAAGGCAGACGATGGAAAACAGAGATATACAAATGATCAAGATCAGTATCCTATGATGTTTTTTAACGGTAAAATATCTGCGATTGAAACTGTTGATATTTCTGATAGTAATGTTAAAACAGATTTACATATTATAGAAAATGCATTAGAAAAAGTAAATACATTAAATGGTTATACTTATACTAATGTACTTACATCAAATAGATGCATTGGTTTAGTAGCACAAGAGGTACAACAAGTTTTTCCTGAAGTTGTCAGTAAAAATGAGAACTTACTATCACTATCATATGGGAATATGATTGGTGTTGTTGTTGAAAGTATAAAAGAATTAAGTCTGAAATTGGACGGTATAGATAAACGTTTAAAAACTATTGAAGACAAAATGAGTACATAATTTATATTTTTATTATTTTTTTGAAACATTTTGTATATTTAGAGATTATTTTAATTATGTACTCAAAAAAGAGGTCGAATATACTATCATATACCCATCTGTATTTTTCTCTATTATTTGATATAATTTCTCTCTATTTACCTGACTAATATTTATATCATCATAAAATGCTATTTTTTCCAAGTCAGGTCTTGTCTTAAAGTCCTCATCTATATTACACATAGCACAATAATGACCACCGTGTAAAGAACCAAAATGCATACCTAAAGACGAAAGATTATATGATATATCATCGTCTATTTTTGATAATATTGAACCGCGTTTAAAACATATTGTTTTATTAACATCAACGGGTTTATTATTTTTAGAAGAATAATTGGCAAACCTTTTGATGATAAAAACAACTACTGGTGGAAGTTTCCATATTTTAATACTTTTAGTATATTCTGAATGATTATTACATTTTGAACAAGTCCAATCTCCCTTTCTGTTTTCTTCTTTTAAGAAATTTCTTAACATATTTGTCAAAGTTGGATGATGATTATCTTCTGGTATATCAAGTGGTATTGAAGTAAATGGTTCAAAATTATATAGTACATTTCCACAATCCTTACATTTAATTATATTTAGAAAAAAACCTTGACTAGTTTCCAACCATTTTGATGTTTTATTTTGGTTAAATTTACGCAATAAGCAATCATATTTATGTTGTAATTGTTTTGAATTAATTAAAGCCCTTTTATATTCGTAATCGTCTTTATATGCGATAGCTAATTCTGTTTCATCTGTATTCATATTATCAATATAAGATAATTCTTGATGTACATTTGGTATTGTATTTAATTCTGTTGCTATTTTATCAAAAAGGAATGTCCATAATTCTCCTATATCTATTTGTTCTCCTTGTTGAAAAATACCATTCATAGATTCAAAGAGTTTTGTTACAAATTTACCTGGTACAAGAGATTTATTTTGATTATGCATCAAATGCAATATTTCTTTTAAGTTACCTGATAATGAATTTTCAGGTAGATCACAATGAATAAGAGCATTTCTTAAATGAGGTTCTCTACATATAATTTGTATTAGACTATTTATAGCACATGTTGATCCTAGATTTTGCAATCCCTGCATATATATATATTCTTAATATAAATTATAATAATATTTTTTATATATAGAAGAATGGCTAAATCAAGAAATGGTAAATCTGGTAAAACTGGTAAAACTGGTAAAACTGGTAAATCTGGTAAATCTGGTAAATCTGGTAAATCTGGTAAATCTGGTAAATCTGGTAAATCTGGTAAAGCTAGTAAAACTGTTAGTTTAACAAAACCTTTAGAAAGTGTTTCTAAAAATGTAGACCCTGTGATAAATGTCGAAGAATTTGAACAAGAAATGAAAAATAGATCACCACTTGCAATATTTATAAATATAATTATCGGTGGCATTACAATTATTATAAATTATATGGCTTTAATGTGGATATTAAAATTAGAAGAAATTGATTGTAAATGTAGTGATAGCTGGATGCGTTATTATATTAAGTATTTCTTATATTTATATTTTATTGTACAAATTATTCTATTAATTGTTAATATATATATATATGCAAATGGTTTATCACCAAAATTTTTTATGAATGAATTATGGCTATATTTTATATTATTCTTTAGTCTATTTTCATTTATAAATATCATTATATCAATAATATATATTGATCAATTAAAAAAATTAAATTGTGATTGTAGTGAAGACATTAAAAGAGAAGTGTATTGGTATTATAATATAATAAGAGTGGTTTTTATAATATTTACAATATTATTATCATTAGCAACAGTCTTTATGGTGTCACTAATAAGTTTTAAATAAATAATTATTTTTATTAGAATTATATAAAAAAATAAGTTTTATTCATAGTTTAATCAACCTCTTCTACAACAGGTTTGCCATCTGGTGATGTAAATTCTGGTTTAGTAAATTGCACATTTCCATCTTCAGATGTTTGTACATTTTCTCCAGGAGGAGGTCCTGATTGACTATAAAGTTTTTGCATTAGAGGATTTACTTTATTTTCTAGTTCCTTCTGTTTATTTTTGTATACATCAGTTTCTTCTTTATCATGTTCTTCAAGCCATTTCAATCCTTCTTCAATGATAGGATCTAGTTCTGTTTTTACTTCTTCGAAGATTGCAGGAGAATCATCTTTCTTGGTCATAGAATTTTTGAGATTATATAGATAATTTTCAAGTCCATTCTTAGCTTCAATCTTTTCTCTTAGTTTATTGTCTTCCTCTTTGAATTGTTCAGCCTTCTTAATCATTTCATCAATTTGTTCTTTTGAAAGTCTTCCTTTATCATTTGTGATTGTAATCTTATTTGATTTACCAGAAGATTTGTCAGCTGCTGAAATATTCATGATACCATTTGCATCAATATCAAATGTTACTTCAATTTGTGGTACACCACGAGGTGCAGGTGGGATACCATCTAGATGGAAACTTCCTAGAAGATTATTATCTTTTGTGAAACCACGTTCCCCTTCATAAATCTTAATGTCTACACCAGGTTGATTATCTGCGTATGTTGAAAATACTTGAGATTTTTTAGTAGGAATTGTTGTATTTCTCTCAATGATTTTTGTCATAACACCTCCTGCAGTCTCAATACCTAGTGATAGAGGTGCTACATCCAGAAGAAGCAATTCATTTGTTTTTGCATTACCTTGACCTGTCAAGATTGATGCTTGAACTGCAGCACCATATGCAACCGCTTCATCTGGATTTAGAGATTTATTTAATTGTTTTCCGTTAAAATAGTTTGATAGAAGTTCTTGTACTCTGGGAATACGTGTAGTACCTCCTACCAATACAATTTCATCAATATCCGTTTTACCCATCTTGGCATCCTTGAGCAGTCTATCAAGTGGTTCTAGAGTACGTTGAAATACTGTATCTGCAAGTTGTTCAAATTTGGCTCTAGAAAGATTGACACTGTAATCTACACCATCAATAAGTGAATCGACTTCAATGGTAGTAGTAGTTCCAGATGATAGTGTTTTCTTTGCTTTTTCAGCAGCAATGTTAAGTCTCTTTAGAGCTCTTGCATTTTCCTTTACATCTTTTTTAAATCTTTTCTTGATATCATCACAAAGCCAATCAACAATTAGGTTGTCAATATCAGAACCACCAAGATGTGTATCTCCACCAGTTGCTTTTACTTCAAAAATTCCTCCATCAAGAGTTAGAATTGATACATCGTGTGTCCCACCACCACAATCAAATACTAGAATATTCTTTTCTTTTTTATCATCAGTTTTATCAAGACCATATGCAATTGCAGCGGCTGTTGGTTCATTAATAATACGCAACACCTCTAGACCTGCAATAGCACCTGCATCTTTTGTTGCTTGACGCTGTGAATCATTAAAATATGCTGGTACAGTAATAACTACTTTTTTCAATGGATGTCCAAGGTATGCTTCAGTGGTTTCTTTAAGTCTTTGAATAACCATTGCTGAAATTTCCTCAGGATGAAATTGTTTTTCCTCATTCTTGAATTTTACATTGATAAGTGGTTTGTTATTTTTATCTCCAGTTACAGAGAACGACCAAAGTTTAATATCATCTTGAAGTACAGGTTCGTCAAATTTTCTACCAATAAGTCTCTTTGCATCATAAACAGTATTTTTAGGGTTCATTGTAGATTGGTTCTTTGCAGCATCGCCTACTAGTTTTTCTTCATCTGTAAAAGATACATATGATGGAATAATTCTAGAACCTGTTTGTGAATCTGGAATAATCTCAACTCTATCATTCAACCAAATAGCAGCACAACTTGTCGTTGTTCCAATATCAAATCCTGCGGCAATATCCTCTTTGTTTACCATTTTTCGACTTCCTTTGTGTATATATTTATCAAAAAATCTTTATATAATTTTCATTACATTTGTTTTTTTGAACTATATACGCATATTGTCATTTTAAATGATCCAATTTCGTTTTTAGCAATTAATTTATTATTTTTATTTCTTATTTCTATATTAAATCTTTTTAAATTTGGTTCTATTGGATTTAGAACATATACACTAGTATCATTTACATCAAAATTAGTTTGTGAATATTCATTACTGTATAATAATAAATCTGGTAAATCTTTTGAATTAAAATTATTTGTTAAATGATATGTACTAGTGCGATCTATATCTATCTTGTCAAAATAATGAAACAAATTACCTTCCGACGAAGGAGTATCTCTAATAAAAGAAACTACTCTTTTGTAATCATTCAATACTATATAAACAGGGTCATTGTCATTTACAGTACTGTTAGATAAAGTTGTAGTGGGGTTTAGTGATATTGATGATTTTATAATTTTAATATACATTGCATTTTTTATTGGTTGTAGTATATCTACATAAAAATTTAAATATGTTTGATCATTATATGATGCATTATCTGTATCGATGAATATTATATCTTTATTATAAACTGTATTTGAATCAACTTGCATTCTTTTATATTTATTATATATTATTATTTATTAAATACATATTTATACAGATATATAAAGATTTATTTCATTATTATATACATATGGCTTTTAATTTGATAACAAAATTTACTACTATTTACTATAATATTATTGTTAATTTCTATCTATGTTTAAATATGATTTTACCATATTATGATGATGTAATTATAAGTTTGCAAAAACAAGCTTTTATATCATTGATCCGTGATATACCTATGTATAAACGTACTCGTTTGATTAATTTTATCAATTCAATGGACCCTTCAGAATTAATTCTATTAGATAATAATGTAGTAGAGTTGATAAGTAGATATACAGATAACTCATCATATTCAGAAGATAGTGAAGATGATGATGTTCAAGAACATCAACATGTTGAACAAGATATTGAAACAGAAGATGTCGACGAAGAGACCGATCATGTCGACGAAGAGACCGATCATGTCGACGAAGAGACCGAAGATGTCGACGAAGAGACCGAAGATGTCGACGAAGAGACCGATCATACCGACATATGTGATGTTAAAAATCTATCTGAATATTCTGATGAGTATGAATATACGCAAGATTATACAAAAAAAAATAATTAGAAATGCTTTATAGTAAGGCGTTTCTTCCAATTCATATTTATATCCTTATCCAAATTTATATTTCCATAACAATTATTTGATAATCTTTTTTTAAGATTATTGTTTAAAGTATTATCTATATAATCTTCATATACATTAATAAGGTGCAAATTTTCTTCATTACTCTCATTATTAATACTATTTGAAGTATAAAAACTATACAGAAAGTACAAGATTGTATCTACACTTCCAACAGTATAACCATTTATTTTTTGTACTGAAAAACATTCGTTCTCACTTAATATAATTGTTAATATTTTGATTTTTTTATTATTCTGTTTATTTAATATACTGATTTCATATCTAGGTAATATTATTGCTACTTCATTTTCATATTGTTCTATAATTATTTCAAATATATTTCTATCTAAATTTTTTTCAATCAATTCTATAATGTCATTTTTTGTTTTTATGTAATTTTCAGATAAAATTACTAATAATTTTGAAAATTCACTCATACGACAACAACATTTACTTTTTAATTTTAGAAGTAATTTAAGAGCATAACTATCTATGATAGGGTTTCCGTTTAATTTAATGTAATCTAATATCTTTTTTATTAAAAGATGATATTCTTTATCAATTGGAACACATTTTTCATTCATTTTACTTTTCTTATTTTTATAGACCTGATTAAATACTTTCATTCTATTATATATTTTTGTCCAACGAAACGATGATTGTTCTGGTCTTGCCAATTCATAATTAAAATTCCTTTTAATCATCATAGTTGGGATTATTTTATAATTATCTTTATAATATTTTAAAGTAGGTAATTCTTTATTAAAATATTTATATAAGTTTTGGTATACATTATTACTAATATTTGTAATATCTATAATTTGTTTCTTATTTACATATATTCTGTAAGTTTCTTTGTGTATAGCACGCCTTACTTTGATATATTTAACACCTCTTTCCCTTAAAATTTTGGATAATTCTATAGTATCTTTATATGCGTTGTTTGAATAACAATCAAAATCATTTAAAGTATATTCCTTATAAAATTTATATTTTTTAGGAAGTAATAAATTGATTGCTAAACCACCATATAATAATAACTTTTTATTGATAATGTATTCTGATACAATATTTAGAATATCCTTGTAATCAAAATATAAGTCCTTTATTTTTTTTTCTTCAATTTGTTTAATTATATTTTCTAATGTTGACATTATCTCTAATATCTATCAAGTAAAAATATATTATTTACTTTTTTTTAGTATCTTTTTTATATTGAATAGTATTGTTATAAGATTTCTTATCTATATAACTCTTTTTCCCTTGTTTATTTATAAAATATTTTCCACCCTTAGGTCCTGTATACACTTTGATATTTCCGCCTTCTAAATGTAAATCCATTTCTATTATTATAATAATATAATTATTTTGTCCGTATATAATTAGACTGTAGATAATGTATAAAGAATGTGGATCTATCGTTATTAATGGAAGAAAAAGAACCTTATACTCTAAAAAAGGTACTACTAAAAAATATGTGACACATAAAAATCGCAAAATGAATGTAGTAAAATACAAAAAAATGCTTGCAAATAAAGCCGCAGATGCTAAGCCTGCTAAGCCTGCTAAGCCTGCTAAGCCGGTAAAAAAAGTAAAAAAACAGAGCAAGAAATACGGTGGATCTGAAACAGAAAAAGTTCAGGATACATCAGTTTCTACAAATAATCAAGCTACAGATGAAGGTATTAACTCTCTATTTAAAAAAATCAATTTAGGTAATTTTTAATTTATTTTGCTAAATTATTATTATTATTTTTACTATTTACTATACTGTATCTATTTCTTCATATTCCCTATATTCAAATTTTGGCATAATACTTCCAACCTGTGTATTCTCAGATGCTTCCTTCAAATCAGTTCCTCGAAATAAGGTACTTGAATTTACAAATACTGGTTGAACAATTTGTTTTGTACCATAAGAACACACATTTGGTCTATATCTCATATCTCCGCGATATTGTTGCTGGTACTTAATAGGGTCATAAATTCTTTGTTTTTTTGCAGGACAAACATTCTCACAAGTATCGCCATGTTTATTATAGATCTTTTTATTATCATCATCTGAATATGCTTTACTCTTCATCATATCATCACTTAACATTATATTTATATTGAACACATTATTACCATCCTTGACTATTTGTGCTAATTGTTTATCCGCCCCTATATTCATATTTGAGCTATTTATCAAGGCTCCTTTATCTATTTCAAATGATCGCGGAATAGCTTTTCCTTTTCTTTTTAACATTTCTTGTTTTTTAAATTCATTTGCAACCAATCTTAAATCAGATAACAAGAAATATTTATCAAATAATTCAAGCATTTTTTCCCTTGATAACATAGCCATATCTAATATTTCTGTCTCAAATTTTCCAAAATTATTATGTACTAACATTGCCATAAATAAATAATCATTAAATTGTAAATGTATATAACAATCCTTTAATGGTAATAACATTTTTATTTCTGGATCGGATTTTTTTAGTTCCTTATATATTCTCTTTAATCTATCTATTAAATCCTCACTTGAAGATGTGCTTATTAGACCTGCGTCAACATCGTTTGACTGCATTTTAACAATCATTTTATATTCTGTAGAATTATATATTCGCATTTTTAATGTTTCTTCATTTATATCATTTTCATGAAATTCTTGCAAAAGTTTATTCAACTCATCGTGTTTCGGTTGACGTCCTAACAGATTTTTATATACATCAATTATGACATATTCATTTAATTTATTTTGCGTATTTATTTCTGCATCTTCAAAACTACTTTCGGTATATGGTAAATATACATCATTTATAGGATCCGTTATTTTTTCATACGCATCGTTCAAACCGTTTTTATATTTAATCATTTGTGTATTTAGATTTACCTCGTCTTTGGTAGCCATTTCCAAAGAATTATCTATATGATAATCACACTGAAAATTTTCTTTAAATTTATTTATATAGTAATCTTTCAAAAAATCGTTAAAATATAAAAGAATTAGAATAACGTATATTATAAATAATGGTATTAAATAATATACAATTTTCATTTGTTTATCTATATGATTAAAACAAAATATCCTATATGCTTTTTTATCACAAATAATAATACTATATTTTATTAGGACAAATGTCTTTTTTGAATGATAAAACAAAATTTACAGTAAAAACATCAAATCTGTCTACTGTTGCAAGATTTTCTTCAACACTTGATGACGCATATTTTTTGATCCTTGCGCAGAATTCAAATAATTATCATTTTGGTTGTAATAATAGCGCTGCTTTATTTGGTGCTAGTTCAACATCAAATTTTGAGACCTATATCGGAATAGCTAAAAACAACATAGTTGAAAAAATAGCCAGGTTTAATAGTCGGGATATAAATCTTAATAAAAATGTAATTGTTGCAGGAGATATTATACCAACTAGTAATTTAGCATATAATTTAGGTAACCCAGATTATAAATGGAAAGATCTATATTTATCTGGTAGCACTATATTTTTAGGTGAAACAATTGTATCATCTGATAAAGATCAAGGTACGCTCGTAATTAAGAATTCTTCTAATGAAATTGCACCTGTTGTAACTTCTAAAATTAAAATGATTTCTTCTGGTACATCGTCAAATTATAGTGTGTTGACATCTACAGATTATGGTATAAATTTGACATTTTTTGATAAAAATGATAATGAAATAAATCATTTAGATTTAGGACAAGGTGATACATCATTTTTACCTGAAGGTAGTAATCTTTACTATACTTTTGAAAGATTTGATGATAGATTGTTGTCTAAAACTTTAGACAATATAATAGATGGTACAAGTAATAGATATATTATAAATGATACATATAATAGAAGTTTAAATGTAACAGGTACTTTAACAGCATCAAATTTGATTGTTCACGGTGATAAAACTATTTTGAATACTGAAACATATCAAACTGAACAACTTGAAATTTTTAGTGATACAAATGGTCCCGTTTTAACTATTAGGCAAAATGGAACAAATGATATATTCCAAGCCTATTCTGCTTCAAATCTAGCATTTGTTATAAATAATTCTGGTTTGGTTGGAATTAATAACAGTAATCCTGTATATGAATTAGATGTAAATGGTATAGCAAATGCTACATACTTTAGAGGAGATGGTTCTCAATTATGGAATGTTAATTTTGAAGATAGAAGTACTGATTTATTACGCGAAGGTAGTAATTTATACTATACTTCTGAAAGAGTAGGTATAATTGCAACATCTTCAAATATTGATACTTCAAATTATATACAAAATACTTCAAATGAAATTTCATCTAGATTAACAGATACATCAAATGCTATTTCTGATAAATTAACAGAAACATCCAATTTGATATCAGATAGATTATCTGATACATCGAATTTAATTAGTAATAGAATTACTGATACATCTAATCTAATTAGCGATAGATTAACTGATACTTCTAATATTATATCTTCGCGTATTACATATGCTTTAGATGCTGTTTCTGGAAGAATTACAGATTTAACAACCGAACAAATTACAGAAGGAAATAATCTCTTTTACACAGTTGAAAGGTTTGATGAAAGACTTCTTACCAAAACTCTTGATAATATTACATTTGGAACAAGTAATAAATATATTATTGATGATATTTATGATAGCGATTTGACAGTATCAGGTACATTGTCTGTTTCTAATCTTATTGTACATGGTAGTTATACTACATTTGATACTGTTACATATCAAGCAAAAAAATTAGAAATCGTTAGTGATTCAGAAGCACCTGCATTGCTAATTAGACAAAGTGGTTTTAGTAATATTATGGAAGTATATGATGATAGTAACATAGTGTTATCTATTTTGAATGGTGGATATGTTGGTATAAATAAAGCTATACCTGAATATGCTCTCGATGTTAATGGTACAGTAAATGCATCATACTTTAAAGGAAATGGTGGTGAATTATATAATGTAAATTTAAGTGATAGAGATACTAGTTTGCTAGCAGAAGGTAGTAATTTATACTATACTTCTGAAAGAGTAGGTATTATATCTATGGCCTCTAATTATGATACATCAAATTATATACAATATACATATAATACAATAGCAGAACTGTTAGATAATACTTCAAATATACTTCAAAATACTATATTAGATACTTCAAACATTATATCTGATAGAATTACAAATTTGACCACCAGTGAAATCGCAGAAGGAACAAACCTTTTTTATACTGAACAAAGATTTGATGATAGACTTGATACGAAAACTGCAGATTATATTCGCGAAGGTACTAGTAATAAATATATTGTAAATAATATTTATCAAGGAGATTTAACTGTAACTGGAACTTTAATTGCTTCTAATCTTATTGTTTCTGGTGATATAACTACCTTAAATACCAATACTTATCAAACAGAAAGAATGGAGATTGTTAGTGATATTGATGGACCTGCATTAAAAATTACACAAACAGGTAACAATGATATAATGCACGTTTATGATGATACAAATATAGCATTATCAATCATTAAAGGAGGTAATGTAGGTATTAACACTATTTCACCATCATATACTTTAGATGTAATTGGAACTACACAAGCTACATATTTTATCGGTGATGCTTCGGGAGTGTCAAATGTAAATTTACAAGACCGTGATACAAGTATGCTATTAGAAGGTAGTAATCTATATTATACTTCAGAAAGAGTTGGTGTAATTGCCTTAGCATCCAATATAGAAACCTCAAATTATATTGAATATACTTCAAATGTGCTTATCTCTAAAATTTTAGAGACTTCCAATATGTTAACGGATACTGTTAACAATGTTGTTAGCGTTGAAATAGAAAATACATGCAATTATTTGATTTTGACTTCCAACATTTTGATTAATAATATTATTGAAACTTCTAATATATTAACTGCAGAGTTAAACGATACTATTAACAATGAGATTAACACTACAATTGCTAATTTAGATTATACTTCGAACATTCTTTTTGAAATGATTACTAATACTTCAAATGAATTAACAAATTTAATGAATAATGTTGTATCTATACAGGTTAATAATTCTGCGTCTAGTTTGGTAAATACATCAAATGAATTAATTGCTAATATAATTGATACATCAAATACTTTGACTAATACCATAAATAATGTTGTCAATGTACAAATTTCAGATACATCTAATTTTATTGTTAATACTTCTAATATACTTATTACTAATTTGGAATTTTACTTTAATACATTATCTGTACAAATTAATAACTTAACCACAGATGATATTACAGAAGGTAATAATTTATATTATACAGATGCTAGATTTAATGATGCGCTTTTATTAAAGAGTTTAGATGATATACGCGACGGAACAAGTAATAGATATATTATTAATAATATATATGATAGTGATTTACATATTCAGGGTATGTTAAGTGCCTCTAATTTGCTCGTTTATGGTAATACTACTACTCTTAATACTACAACCTATCAATCCAAAAAATTAGAAATTGTAAGTGACGCGGTTGGACCAGCACTCAAGGTACAACAAAATGGCATATATGATATTATGCATGTATATGATGATAGTAATATTGTTATGTCTATCGTAAATGGGGGGAAAGTAGGTATAAATACTAGCAATCCTTTATATACACTGGATGTCATAGGAACCACTAGATCTACATTATTAATTGGAGATGGCTCTGGTTTAACAAATGTAAATTTAGCAGATAGAAATACTAGCATGTTACAAGAAGGTAGCAATCTCTATTATACTTCAGAGCGCGTTGGCGTTATTGCTACATCATCAAATATTAACACATCTAACTATATTTTATTGACATCTAATTTAATTTCAAACAGAATAACTAATGTATCTAACATTTTAAATGAAAATATCATAAATACTTCAAATACATTATATCTTAACTTGTTAGAATCATCTAATTTAATCAATTATAATCTATTTGTTACCTCAAATTATTTAATGTCAGCTCTTATTGATACATCAAATTTTACTGTTAATACATCAAATGAGATAATGACTGATCTTATGTATGTTTATTATACATATACAAGCAATTTCTCAGAAAATTCTAATTTACTAGCTTCAAATATTAATGTAACTTCCAATTTAATAGCTAATCTTATCGCTAATACATATTCAGATATCACTACTACTATTATAGGTACTTCAAATTCATTGATTTTAAATATATTAAATGCATCAAATGAATTGATCCTAAATACATCAAATACTTTTATGATATTGACTTGCAATTTGATATATACATCTAATATTTTTGCATCAAATATTCCTATAATATATAAAAATCTATATGATAATCTTTATAATGTTTCAAATATTATCGCAACACAAATATATAATACTTCTAATAGTCTTCACACATATATTACCAATAATTCAAATGCATTTACTATTAAAATTCTTGATACTTCTAATATTATTAGTAATAGAATAACAGACACTTCTAATACCATAAGCAACAAAATTACTGATACATCAAATAGTCTTTCATATTCTATTTTTATATCATCAAACGCTTTAAGTTCTGTTTTCCACCAAAATTCTAATGAAATTTATACTTATTATGTTGCAACTTCTAATAATTTGAGTAAAGATATAAATTATAATTCAAATGTAATTAGTCATCGTATCACAGATTTAAATTTAGATATGATTGCTCCTGGTAGTTCAAACACATATATTGTAAATAATATTTACGATGCTAATCTTACTATTACCGGAAAACTTGTTGTTGAATCCCTAGACGTTGTAGATTTAGGTTTGCTTGAACAAAATGAAAGTGGGGAATATATCAATACAGATATGAAGAGCTATATTGCAAGAATTACATCAAATGTTTTAGTATCAGCACCTGATATTTTGGCAAATGCAACCAATGATTTTCAAATATATAATACGATGCAATCTAATTATATCAGTACAAAACAAAATCTTATTGTAGGTGCTGCGAGTACAATTGCTACCGAAAATTTACTACCTAACAGAGTTGTTGTTACTAATAATAGTGGTAAAATTATATCATCAACTGTATTCAGTTCTAATCTTGAAATGATTTCATCATTAAATGCTCCAGTTCAATCTCAAATTAATGATTTAAATATAAATAGTTCTAACTTAGCACTTAATATATTAGATAGAATTGCCTTCTTGAATAATACTATTGGTGAAGGAACCGGTGGTACTGGTAATAACTTATCTGTTGCTAACATTGTAACTACTTGTAATCTAATATCTTTTGATCCCATATTATACATGAAATTTAATGATTTAAATGATAGTAGCAAATATTCTGCTAAGAGTTTTAATTTAAATAAATCATATCCTGCATATGAAAATCATACTAATGATTTATTATTATGGTATAAATTTGATGGTAATACAAATAATTATATTAACGATGTCAATAAGAATTTATACAAAATGTCTGGTACAGAATCATACAATAACACAATTATAAATACAAATGGATTATATTTCGATGGTGTTTCATATTATCTTATGGGCAAATATAATAATACTGCATCCCCTTCTGGTATTAATTATATAAATGATACAGGTATTACAATATCTTATTGGATAAATCCTACTACAAATGGCAAACAATACATATTTTCATATAGTACTTCAAATGTATCTTATTCTGATTGTTTCATTGAATCATATCTCATTAATAATAACTTATATATGAGTGTATCAAAAAATAATGTTGTTACATCATATACATTACCTATTTCTTTACAATACGGTTTATATTATAATATAACATGGGTTATATCTAAAAATATGTATGCTTTAAATGCAAATAATGGGTTATGGGCTATTTACTTAAATGGTATGAATGTTGTAAATAATATAACTGCTCTATATCCATTAAATTGCAACTATTCTTATAGTATATATGGAGCACAATTAAATGTCAATAACACTAGTAATTTTATTGGAAACTTAAGTGATTTTAGAATTTACAATAAAATTTTAAATGATTATGAAATTAGTACAAATATAGATATTAATTATCCATATTATGATAATCATATTAATGAACTTGCCTTATGGTATAACTTTGACGGACATTTGATGAATTATGATGCAAATATTAATTATTCTTTGAATGGAGGTGGTAACCCAACTTATATAGCAAATAAAATATCAGGACTATATAGTGCCTTTTTAAATGGTTCTACTAACATATATATGGCAACTACTGGAACACTTAATTTGAATACCTTATCTGATATTTTACCAAATGGACTAACTTTTAGTATCATTTTCAGGGCACTAGATGTTACCATTGCAACTCAATATCTTTTCGCTTTCACAGATACGCTAAATACAACCACACCAACAAGATCTATAGAAATATATTTAACAACAAATCAATTGAACTTTAGAATTAGACAAAATAATACTACTACAATGCAAACAATTACATTAAATACACAATTAGTTAATGGAAAATATTATAATGTTGTATGGGTTATTACACCGGGTTCTTCTGTAACATCTGCAAGTTGGTATATTTATTTAAATGGTGAAAATATTTATACTGGTTTGGGTGATAGATATTATCCTACATCAGCATTTTATCTATATAATTACATGGGTAATTTGTATAATAGTAGTTATTTTAAAGGATTTTTGGATGATTTTAGACTGTATAAAAAATCATTAAATGTTGATGAAGTTGGTAAAATTAGTTCTAGATATATAAAGTATGCAACTTTCAAAAATCATAAAAATAATTTAGTATCATGGTTTAATTTTGATAATAATAATTTTAATACTTTATTTGATCCTACAATTCCTATGATATATCTCAATTTTCAAGACAAAAAAACAATAGCATATTATGATAGCAGTAATTATATATTTTATAATTCATCTAATATATCGCCCGTATATTCATCTATAAATGATTATTTAGAATTTAATGAAAATATTCCAGAATATGATACAAATAATTCTTATGCATTATCTACATCTTTCAATAGATATATTTATTATGTTAATCAATATGAACTTGTAAATATGTTGAAGTTCATGAATAATAAAGGGTTCTTATTACATTTTGTTTTCAGAGCTAATAAAATGATATATACCCCTATATATTACTTTGGTAACATCGGTAAAGGTCATATAAATGTTTTTATTTACTATGGGTGTATTTATTTTATCTTAGCAGAAGGAATGGATAATATCCACGTGTATACAGATAATAGTTTAAATGTCAATACATGGTATGTTGTAGATATTTTGACAAAAGTTCAATATGGTAGAATTAGTTTTGAAATATATATTAATGGTGTAAGTCAAAATATATATGCTAAAACTCAAAATGTTCTTTATGATACATCAGATATATTATTAGAATATAAAGTGTCTACATTTACATATGGTCCCGAAAATACAGGAATGTATATTGGAGGTTTCAATCCAAGAAATACTAGTAATATTGGCGAAAATAACTATAATATTGGTTCAGCACTAACATTTACATATTATTCAAATTTACCGGTTTCATCACCTACCAATTCTCAAGAGCTTAATGACTATTTGAATAATAATTGGATTTTGAAAAATACAATATATTTAACATCAAACGAATTAATTGACCCCAACTATTTAATAGATATAAGTCAATTTACAGAACAAAATACTGTCGACATTAATGATATATCTTCTACTCTTTTAGAAAATATATCATATATCAATATTAGTGAAGAAGGATATTATCATTTTGCAATAGATTTACAAAATGATATTGCATGTGAATTAATATTGAGTGGGATGAATAAATTTAATAATAATGATAAAATACTAGTATCATCTTATTATAACGGCGATATAAATGAACCAAGTAATACTATTGATAATGTAAACGTAACTCAATATCCCATTAAATTGAATATTGGATATTATAAACTAACTCTAAAAGTTATTAAAAATTCAATAAATGCCAATTTTGTGCAAGCAAAATATTACAAATATTCTCAATATTATGGTAATAAATATTCTATTTTAAGTAAAAATATACAGTTTAAAAATATACAGGAACTTGATATCAATATTAGAAATGCAATGACATATATTGGTACAGCCATGTATGTTGATAAAAATAATTTTACACAAAAAATATTAACAATAAATAAAATATCAAAAGGAACAGACTATGGTGTATATGGTATTAGTGCAAATATTAGTTCAAATGCAGCTGGTTTAGGAAGTGATAATGGTTTAATATATTCTCTTTTGAAAAATATTAAATCTCCAGATCCCATTAAAATGTTATCAAATATTTCGGACGTTTCTTCTGGAAGTAATCATTCTTTAATATTAATGAATAATGGTGATGTCTATAGTTGTGGATTAAATGCAACTGGACAATTAGGATTAGGAATTACTATGAATAATAATATCAACAAAATATTCAAGCAAGTTAAAGGGTTAAATGGAACTGGATTTATAACTAACATAATTCAAGTCTCGGCAGGAGATGCACATTCTATGTTCTTGCAAAATGATGGTACTTTATATGGATGTGGATTAAATATATTTGGTCAATTAGGTATTGGAAATACCACATTTGCTTTTAATGTATTAAAACAAAGTACAATAACTAATGTTTCTTATGTTTCAGCTGGTGTTAATACAACATTAGTAATAACAAATGATACTAATGCATGGGGATGTGGTAGAAATGACACAGGACAACTTGCGCAAGGTGTTATTTATACATCAGCATCTTCATTTATTCCAATACTAGATGTTGGTTTTAGCACTCAATTGACAAATGTGAAACAAATAGAAGCAGGTGAAAGTTGGTCGTTATTTTTAAAGAATAATGGCACATGTTATGCTTCTGGTGGCAATTCAAATATAAGGTCACTCTATCAAGTTGTTGGTTCAAATATGGGAGAAATGATGACAAATGTAAAACAAATATCTGCTAAAGGTAATTTTGGATCATTATATTTGACAAATGATTCTAAAATTTATAGAACTAGTAATATTATTTTAAATATTTATAATACAATAAATCAAGTTAATGTATCAAGTAATATAATAGAAAAGGTTGTACAAGGAACTACGGGATATTTTATAAGCGATAATGGTGATGTATTTGTTGAGAAACAAGATCGAACAGATACTATAGCGTATGGTACAGGTTTAAATGCTAATGGACAACTTGGTTTAAATAATAAAACAACATATACAACATTGCAACAAGTAAAAGGTGAAAATGGTGTTGGATTTTTCTCAAATATATCATATATAGCATGTGCTAATACTAAATCTTTTTATATTAAATCTAATAGTGATGTATATTATACAGATACAAATGGATATATACAACAACAAACAGGTGTAAATGGTATAGGATATCTTAGTGATATCAAAGAAATTGCAGCCCTTTTAGATCATCAATTATTTCTTAAAAATGATGGAACTGTATATGCTTTAGGTAATAATACTAATGGACAACTTGGATTAGGTGATATTGCAACTTATGCTACAATACAACAAGTTAAAGGTTTATACGGTGTAGGAGTTATTTCTGGTATTAAATCTGTTGCTTGCAGTTTTTATAACTCATATTTTATCAGAGAAGAAGATGGTATTGTTTATGCATGTGGTAAAAATGATTATGGTTTACTTGGACTAGGTAATACTACACAATATACAACATTGCAACAAGTTAAGGGTGTCGATGGTAATGGATACATATCAGGTATTACAAAAGTTGCAGCTGGTGATTATCATATTTTATTTTTGAGAGGATATGATGGTGCTGTATTTAGTTGTGGAAATGGTAGTTGGGGCAATCTTGGTTTAAACAATACTAGCAGTTATACAACATTGCAGCAGGTTAAAGGACTTAACGGAGTTGGATTTATTAATGATATAATAGATATTGCAGTTGGTAATGCTATGTCTATGTTTTTAAGTAAAATAAACGGTTTTGTATATTCTTGTGGAATTGGTGGTTCCCTAGGCACAGGTAATTATAATCAATCTGCAGTACTAATACAAGTAAAAGGTGTTGATGGTAATGGAATTCTTCGCGATATTACACAAATTGTATGTGGTAGTTCTGTTACAACATTTTTAAGAGGATCCGATGGATCAGTATTTACTACAGGTCCTGATGGTTACGGACAACTAGGTATTGGTATAACTGGTTCTTATAATTTTGTATCACGAGTTAAGGGTCCTAATGGTGTTGGATTTATTACAGGAATTACTTTTATAGCATCTGGGCGTTATTACACTTTGTGTATTAGAAACAATAATTTTGGAAATCATTATAGTTTAGGTCAATATTACATTTCGTCAAATATTTATAAAATGTCAGCATACAATCATAATATGATAGTTAATAAAAATAATGTTGCATTATCAACTGGTCAAAATACATATGGTCAATTAGGACAAAATAATAATATATATGGTACATTATCATTTAATTATATTCGTGATGGAGAAGGGTTTGATATAAATGACATAATCAAAATTGCATCTTACAGTATTAGTAATACTAGCAATTATTCTTTGTTTCTCAGAAAAAATGGTTCTGTATATTTCACAGGAGATAATGGTGAATATTCCGGAAGTAATATTAATATTATAAATAACTATTCTTATTTAACATATATAAAAAATTTATCAAACTATAAAATTACAGATATTGCTACAGGTGGTGGTAATGGAAATGCTAATACAAGTAATTATAATCTTTTCCTTACAGATACAGGTAATGTATATTCTATTCCTTTATATAATTTCATCAAAGATCCTAGTGGAACATCTAATTTATCTAATATTACAAAAATTTCATGTCGCAAAAATAATTCAATAATGTATTTTATAGATAACAATGGATTACCATATCAATCATTTGCATATTATGTAAATAGTATATTTAGTATAACTAATCCTACATATATATCTGGTGTAAATGGTGCAGGTATTATGAGAAATATACAACAAATAGAAGGTGGTATGTCTTATACAATTTTCCTTACTAAAAATGGCTATGTATATTCTCTTGGTAATAATACATATGGTCAATTAGGAATTGGTAATAATATAGATACATCTATCCCTGTTTATATGTTAGGTCTTAATGGTATAGATTATGTCAATCAAATTGTACGCATATCTTGTGGTGATTATTATACACTTTTACTTACTTCAGATACAAGAGTGCTTGCTACAGGATACAATCAGGGTGGTATATTAGGTGTTGGACTTACATCTAATATCAATACTCTTAAAGAAGTTCGAACATTGGATGGTAGCAAATCTTTGACAAATATTAAGGATATTAGTTGTGGAATAGCCAATGTATCACCATTGGTAGCTGCATTATTATTACTTGATACCAGCAATAATGTATATATCAATGGAGGTTCTAATGGATTGCTTACATTATTAAATAGTAATCAAAATATTGATAAACAAATAAACGGAATTCATGCTGCAGGTTCTTGGTTGTTTTTAAATACTATAAAATATGATAATCAACTTGTATATAATTCTAGTAATGAATTTGCATATTCATATGATGAAGATATTTCTTATGATATGTATTTATATGATAGCAATTATAATGTTGATATACAAGATTTTAGAATGTATACACCTGATACAATGGCATCATCAAATGTTATATCAACGCAATTAATTAACGGGGTTTATGACCCTGTAACTAATATTTCACCCAATAATATAATACACTGCATTAATACAAAATACGATTTTAATACTTATTATTCTGGTTCTGCGTCATTAAATCTAAATATTTCAAATAATGCATATGCATATTTTGAACCAAATTATTACAATTTTGGTGAAAATGATACTACAATTAGCATGTGGATTAAAGCTACTGATATATCTACTAAATATCCTATCAAAACTTATACTTCAAATGATATACCTTTATATTGTACTACATCCGCTATGTCAAATATGGATATATTGAAATGTTTTGATAATAATGTTACAACATCTCTATATATCAATTCATTTACACAAATGTATGGCATAGGATTAAATAGTACAGGGCAATTAGGCGATGGTTCTACTACAAATAGAACAATTGGATATGTCCCCATAATCGTACCCGCAGGCTTTAATGAAACTATAATACAAATAGCAGGCTCTTCTGGAAACACGTCTGTTTTTGTTTTAACAGATGTTGGAAGAGTTTATACTATACAGTCAAGTGGATTAGTGCTAATTAATCCTTTATATTTTAATTTTGAAAAAATAACATATATATCTGCAGGTAATAGTTACTACTTTATTAGTGCTTCAGGATTATTATATGCATACGGTAACAATAATTATTACCAATTGGGTGATGGAACTACTAATGGTAGAACCAACCCTGTACTTATTCCTTCATCAAGATGGAATGGAGAAAAAGTAACATATGTTGCAACTGGCGATTATCATACATATATTATAACAGAAAGTGGAACAGTGTATAATATAGGATATAATAACGCTGGTCAATTAGGTACAGGTAATTATACAAATCAAAATACTTGGGCTATGTTCACTGCTGTTTCAAACATATCTAAAATATATTGTTGTGGAAATCAAACATATATATTAACAAAAGCCGGAATTGTATGTTCGCTTGGTGTTAGAACTGGTAATGTTCCTTATTTAGAAAGTTCAATTCCTTCATCTAAAAGAATTATTAAATTTACTTTTGTACCAGGTAAATGTGCTATCGCATTAGCAGATGATGGTAGTGTATATGCATATGGAAATGATATGACAAGTATACCTAATATCAGTACTGCACAAACTTCATTTAGCGAAGTATCATCGTCTATATGGTCTGATTCTAAAATAGTTGATGTTGTTACTGGGGGAGATCATACATTCTACACAACAGATAAGGGTAAAATATATGTTGTTGGAAATAATACATACGGACAATTGAATATATCTACTACCATATCTTCAAGCAAAGTTCCTGTATTACTTAATGTTTATGGAATGAAAATTAATATAATATACCCTGGATTATATAGTACTGGAGGATATAATATTGTTACTACATATCCACCAGATACATTTGTAGAATTGGGAGGATTTAAAGGTGAAGTGATAAAGTTTGATTCATTCAATAGTTTTATAGCAAATTATACAAATATTACATTTTCTACACCTGTATCAACAACTAGTTTATCATATGTTGTATCATTTAGACTTTATGGAACAAATCAATTAAATGCTAATAATCTTTCTGATATAAATGTTCCTTGGAATATTGTAGGCACTTTTAGCGGAACATATAGTTATAGTGCTACACCTTACAATATAACTTTGGTATCAAACAATTTACAATCATATCGTTATTATGCATTGTTGATTAGTTCACAGTATAATATAAATATACATGAAATTGCTTTGTATGCTAATTCGACAATTTATACCAAGAAAACTATTTTTGATGCATATATTAATCCTTCAAATGGTATCAATATTACATTAGAATCTTCTAATATCATAACTAAAGTAATTAAAGATGATACAGTCAGTTCTACTACTGTTTGTTATCCTGATATATATAATAAAGGAGTATTATATACATTTACATATCAATATAATACAGACCCTAATGATAGTATATGGAAAATATATACAAATGGTATTATTGCAAGTGAAACAACACCTATGCCATATCCAGTAAATGGTGATTATTCTAATATTTTCATTGGAAAATTAGTAAATCCAGAAAATGGTTTTTATAATTATTTTAATGGAAATATAGACGATGTTCGTATTTATAATAGAGCACTTACAGGTGATGAAGTAAATTCTATTTATTATTATGATAAATTTAATATTTACGGAAACGATAGTACACAAAATAAATATGCATTAGTGTCAACTCGCGATACTTATATTTATAATACAGATATTGTATATGTAAACAGTATACTTCAAAACATTGATACTAATGGTTTTACCATTCATTTCTTATTTAAAGTAACAAATGCTTTTAATAGCACATTATATTATATCGGCAGTGCACAAAATAGCAAGATATCTATCAAGGTATTAGCAGGAGTTTTATATATATTATTAGGTAGTAATTTATCAATTATTGCAAAAGAAAAGATTAATATAAATCAATGGTATAGAATTGATTTGATTGGACTTATTACAACTATTGGTTTCATAAATATTCAATTATATTTGAATGGATTACAACAAAGTATTTATGTCAATAATATTTTAAATACTAGCCATGCATTAAATTATAGTAACGTTCTTACACCTGATAACTCAATACAATATGGTATGTATATAGGAGCTAATAATCCTTACAATAATTTAACTTACAAAAATGAAAATAATTTTGTTAAAGGTGCAATGTTTACAAATACATATTTCAGTTATAATTTGATAGCAAATAATATTACATCAAATAGCAAATATCCTGATATTGTTACTAGAGCAGCATTAAACAATGCAGATTTTAGTAATATGATTATGAATTCTGATTTATATTATAGTTATAAGATATGTTCTAATGTAACTATGACTAATTCAAATTATGTTTTTGCTTATGATGGAAGCAATTATATTTATGACATGTATATTTACAGTAATGTTAATCCAACGTCATATGTATTAACTGAAATAGATGCAAATATTAAAATTCTTGAAGGATATTATTATTTTGTTAATAATATACAAGATGATATAACTGCAGAACTTTACATAGGAACAGATATTGATAAATCACTTTATGATTTTGCAAATATTGCAAATTACTATGGAAACAGTTTGGATGCAAAAAATACAATTTTAAGCATTTCTAATAATACAACAGACTTACCTATATATATGCCGACTGGGTATTATAAGTTCCATAGTAAATTATACACTAAATATTCTAAACCAATGTTTCGCCATAAATATATCAAATTAAATAGTTATTCTGGTGAATATTATTCATTGGTAAATCATACTATGAGATATATGCCATATAGTAATTTGAGTTTACAACTTAGAGAACAAGCTGTAACTTTTGAAAATGATCTTTATGTTTCATATGCATCTAGCAACTACATTTATATGGATACTGGTGGAAGTATAGATGCATCTTTGGTTTCTTGGGGAACATCAACACATATATTTGATAATGGATTAATTTCTAGAGGCTCTAGCGATAATATTGGATCAACTTATGTTAATGCTTTAGATATACAACAGCCCGATTGCTCTTTATTAATAAACTGGTCATTCTATCATACAGTACAATACAGTTCTGCTAGTAGATCAATTACACCATTAATATTAGAATTTATTAGTAATAGTAATTATATATTACGAGGTATAGGAAAATCAAGAATTGTTAGTAATATAAATGGAATTTTCTCATATCCTTTTGATGTTGTCAGTGGATCAAATATATTTTTAACGAGTAATTATAAATTTGGATGGAGAGATGGCACTACTACTACTACAAATTATGGTATAATTTCATATGCTAATAACAATTCAAATTCTGTTACAAATTATTATATGTCATCTCCTGATAGTATAGCAATCAATAGTAATTATTATTTTAATACTAGTGGTGGAAATAAATCATATTCATTTAAACTAGAATTTGCTACCACTTCAAATGCACAGTTTAATAATTATTCATATTATACTAGCAATTATTTGGTTCCCGCATCTAGTAACTATTATATACCTACAACAAGTAATTATAATGTAGTATTATCGCCCAATGCAATTTATTATGCAAATTATAAATTTGAAGAACTCAATACATTAAATGATGATTCATCAATTAATTTAAGAAGCCTAATTAGTAATAGTGGTGACTATATTTATGAAGATAATAAAGATAGCATAATTTTAGCAAATAATACCGAGGCTTATATTCCAACAGAAAATTGGGGAAATTATAAAGATCTAACTATTTCCAGTTGGTTCAAATCAAGTAATTTAGAAGAAAATGACACTATAATTAATTTTGATTATCCACTTATTAATTCTACAGTTTCTTCTAACCAAATTAACGATACAGACTATTATCTTGCATTCACAGATACAGCTAATTCATATACTATAACAGTAGAAAGCCCTATTATTTGTGATGTATTAATTGTTGGAGGAGGAGGAAGTGGTGGTAGCAATTATAATAGCAATTATAATGTAGAGGTTAATGCATATATTGCAGGTGGAAATGATTATGGACAACTCGGTTTATCAAGTAGTACCCAATCATTACAAAAAGTATTAGGCGTAAATGGATTAGGTGTTATCACTGGAATTACTCAAGCTTCATGTGGTGAATCGCACACATTGTTTTTAAGAGGTAGTGATGGTACCGTATTTAGTACTGGTCGTAACGATTTTGGACAACTAGGAATAAATAATAATACGCACTATAATTCATTAAAACAAGTATTAGGTGTTGGTGGTTCTCCGATAAACATTTCTGGTATTATACAAGTTGTTGCTGGTGGAAATCATTCATTATTTCTAGCAAATAATACTGCTGTATATAGTTGTGGTAATAATGGTTTTGGTCAACTTGGCTTAAACAATACTATGAATTATAATTCATTACAACAAGTTTTAGGTGTTAATGGTGTCGGTTTTATAGACGGTATTACACAACTTGGGAACGGTTATGGGTTTCATCATTCGATATTTATAAAAAGTGATGGTACTGTATATAGTTGTGGTAATAATGGCAGTGGTCAATTAGGTTTAAATAATTTAACACCATATACAACATTGCAACAAGTCAAAGGTGTTAATGGTAATGGATATATTAATGGTATTGTACAAGTATCAGCAGGTTATTATCATACTATGTTTTTAAATGGAATTGATGGTACAGTATATATTTGTGGTTATAATGGTTATGGTCAACTTGGTTTAAATAATACTTTAAATTATTATTCACTACAACAAGTTTTAGGTGTTAATGGTGAAGGATTTATTTCTGGCATTACACAAATTGCAGCTGGATTTTATCATTCATTATTTTTAAGAGCCGGTGATGGTAATGTTTTTACTTGTGGTATTAGTAGTTATTTAAGTATTACACCTGGTTTAAATACTACTGTTCTACAAAAAGTTCTTGGTATTAATGGTATTGGATTTATTTCAGATTTAAATATTACTCAAATCGCTGCAGGAGAATATAATTCTTTATTTTTAAGACAAAGCGATGGAGCAGTTTTTGGATATGGAAATAATTCCAGTGGACAACTTGGTTTAAATAATACTGCCAACTATAACACTTTACAACAAATTAAAGGATATAATGGTATAGGATTTATTAATAGAATTACGCATATTTCTGGAGGCAGATTACATTCAGCATTTATACAAGGAGGACCTGATGTTATTAATGTAAATACTCTTGGCGGAGGTGGGGGTGCCGGTGAAGTCAAATTATATACTAATAATGATGTATCATATAAAACTGGAAATGCTATTACTTTTACACCAGGTACATATACTATTAATGTTGGTTCTGGTGGTATTGTAACAAATATTGGTAATAATGGAGTTGATAGCATCATTTTAGATGATAATAGTAATATTTTTATTAGTGCATATGGCGGTGGTGCTGGTGGTACATCTAGCAATGGCAATTCTAGTTTAGGCGGAGGTGGCGGAGGTGGTAATTTGGGAACTTATTCAGGAGGACTAAGTTCCAATTTGGCAGCAAATGGAGGAAATGGAAATTATTATTATGCAGGTGGGGGTGGTGGAGGTATATTAGGAAATAATGGAGGTAACGCTTCTGTATCTAACGGTGGCAATGGAGGTTCTGGTGTAAATATTGATATTACAGGTTCTTTAATTGGATATGGTGGTGGTGGTAGTGCAAACATTTCAAATATTGTTGTATCACATGGTGGGGGTAGTATATTATCAGATGCAGTACAAAATACTGGTGGTGGAGGAGGAAGTGGTCGCGATGGTGCATCAGGTATTGTAGTTATCAGATATTCTGCAAATAATATCAAGATTGTAAATACAAATAATAATCTATCATTTCAAATTAACAATACACCAGTTGCATACGCGTCAAATATTGTAAATGATAATACATGGCATCATTTTATATGGAATGTACAAAATAATACATCAAACCAAGGATTTGTAAAAATAAGTGATGATACAGGAATAAGTTCAGAATATACTTATTTTGATAAATTACCAACAAAACCCAATTTATTTATAAATAAGTTAGGCAATACTTCAAATATTGGTAGTTTTTATTTATCAGATCTTAAGTTAACTACACTTCCATTAACAACTACTTTAGAAAATTACTTGTATGATTCAACTATTACAGATGATTATAATACTACTCTAACATCTAATTATCTTGCTATTACATCAAGTAATTATAGTATACCTGATACAAGTAATTACCCTGAATTTTATATTCCAAATGTTACAATACCGCAAACTATTTATGATGGAATTAATTCGAAACAAATGAAAGGTGTAATTAGTATTGCTAATGGTGCATCACATACTATAATTTTGAAAGTTGATAAATCTGTATTTGCATGTGGTTATAATTTATATGGTCAACTTGGAATTAATAATACTATTAATAAAAATATATTTGTTCCTGTATTGGATGCTGATGGAATAACTAATTTACAAAATGTAAAAGCTATTAGTTGTGGTCCTGTCTGGTCACATTTTGTCAAAATTGACGGTTCTGTTTATGGTTGTGGTATAAACATGTATGGAAATATTGGAGATGGTACAACAATACAAAGAAATAGAATTGTCCGTGTTATTGGTCCATCTGGTTATATTGATAATGTAATACAAACCGTTTCTGGCTTTGGTGATAATTGCACTACTCTATTTTTGAAGAAAGATGGTACTGTATGGGGATGTGGATTAAATCTCGATGGTACTTTGGGTGATAATACTAAAACTCAGAGAAACACACCTATACAAGTTGTAGGTGTAAATAATATTGGGTATTTAACTGATATAAAACAAATCGCGGCAAATGCAGAAACATCTGTATTCTTAAAAAAGGATGGTACTGTATATGCTTGTGGAAATGGCATATATGGACAACTAGGAAATGGAACATATTCGCAATATAGTTACCCAGTGAAAGTTCTAAATATTGATAATATAATACAAATTGCAGCTAATGGTTATAGTATGCATACATTATATTTAAGAAACGATGGTACAGTATTTGCATCTGGATTAAATAATTTTGGGCAATTAGGTAGAAATGATTTCTCTAATTTAGCATCACCTTTACCTGTATTAGATAATAATGGTAACAATAATTTAAATGGCATTATTCAAGTTGCAAATAACGCAAATGCATCGTATTTCTTAAGATACGATGGTACATTATTAACATGTGGCGGTGGTGATTTAACAAATACTAGCAATTTTGGTAACTATGGACAATTAGGAATAAGTAGTTTTAGTAATCTACCACTTCCAAGATTTGTAAAAGATAGAACAGGGGAAGATATTTTAAAGGGTGTATCGCAGCTAAGTATTGGTGGTGTAAATAATATTAATGTAATTATTAACAATGGAAATAAAGAGTTGGTAAAGGATAATAATTTCTATATTACAAATATTGATGCAAATAATCAAGCTGTTTATATCCAAGATTTTGCTATTTATAATACTGGTGTTTCTAGTAGCAATATACTGAACATTTATGCATCCGGAAACAATTCCACTTTAGTACAAAACTATACAACATATAATGAAAATATTGATGCTAATAGATGGATGAAATCAAAAGATTATTATTTGTATAATAATGGAGTTTTGAATAGAAATATTTATTATACAGAAGGTAATGTAGGTATTGGTACATCAGCACCATCTGCATCATTAGATATTTATACAGTTGACAGTACAACTTATAGTATCAAAACTAATAATTCTATATGGGTCCAAACGGGAGTTGTAAGCAGTAGTGATGCAAGAATAAAGAAAAATATCAGAGATATAGATGATTTTGCAGCATTAGAACAAATTCTCAAAATACAACCTAAAACATACAATTATATTGACATTAAAAGAAGCGACGAAACTGTATACGGATTTTTAGCTCAACAAATAAAAGATGTCATACCAAATGCTGTAAATATGCAGAGTGAATGTATACCAAATATTTATAAAAATGGTATAATACAAAATAAAAATGTAATATGTATTGACGATGATATTAGTGGTAAGATTTTTACCGGTTGTAAAATAGATGTTTTTGATAATAAAGGGAATAAAATAAGATGCGAAGTTATAGAACTGGTAAATAATAATATTATTAAAGTCGATTATGAATTTGAATGTGATAATGTATTTGTTTATGGTACGGTTGTAAATGATTTCCATGCTTTGGATAAGAGTTATATATATACATTAAATGTATGTGCAACTCAAGATCTTTATAGACAGATTAAGGATAATAAAAATAAATTAGAAGAACAAAATTATCGCATAAATAATCTTATGCAAAAACTTGGTATGTAAATAGAGATATTATCCAATAGAAGGTACAGTTATTTTTTTGATTGACATTCTGCAAAATTGTTTATTGATTATATATAGATTAAAAAGATATATAATATAATTATTTTTTCTTGACTACGAAAAATGATAGAAATCAATTTGGATATATATTCGTTAATTTTATTATACTTAAATTCCTTTGAATGCTCTATATTTAGCATTACATCAAAAGATTGCCTTAAATTAGTAAAAACTAAATATCATAATATATATCATATAGCTAATATTCTAAACATATTTCCATCAAAAATATTCAATATGATACATAAGAGCGAGTTTTCTCTTAAAAGTTTTTACATTCTACTATCAAATGATATATCACAAAATGTAGTATATCAATTATCAGAAACTAATCCAAATGAAAAAATAAATTATACTATAGAATTATTTAAAATAGCAACAATGTTAGCATCATCTTCGAGAATAGAAAATCATATTAAATATAACTTGTGTTCATATTTTGAAAAACTATACATCAAAAAGCATTCCAAGATATATTATAATAATAATCTTATAATTTATATATACTCTTTACGTGTCACTAATTCATATTGGAATAAATCTAACATAAATATATTCTTTCTAATGGAAAATATGCTACTATTATTACGAAACGAATACGAACA